AACTTCGTTTGTGGGTTTCTGATCGATTTTATCTATAAGTCTTTTCGCAACTGTCATATTGCGAATAACTTTACCTTTAAGTTCAGTTTCATTTTCTACATTCCCTTGATTAAATGCATCTTTGCGTGTTGTAATTTCCATACCTTCTTATTATCTCCTTTTTTATTTAAATAAATTTGCAAACAATTTGCTTGCAGAACTTCTAACATCTTCTTCTAAATAAATACATGCAAACATTTCATTGCCTTTTAATTCATTACACATTTTTACAAGTGCATTTGTCCTAGTTGGATTGTATACACTCTGTGAATAATCACCTGTATAAAAAACTCTTGATTCCTTACCCAGTCTTGTGCCAATCAATCTAATCTGTTTTTCCGTGAGATCTTCCGCTTCATCAACAAGCAAAATGCTATAGTTATATGTGCGTCCCTTAATAAAGTACGGCACATTCGCTTCAATAACACCACGTTGCTTTAATGATTCCAATTCAAACTCTCCACCATCTAGCTGATCAGCAAAAGGTAGCATAAAGTCTAAAATTTTGGAATCCTTTTCTCCTGGTAGCCAGCCGATCTCGGCTCCATCTGAAACATATTCACGTAGTGCAATAATTTTAGATTGCCATCCCTTTTCTTGAACAGACATTAATGCACACTGTGTAGCAAGTTTTGTTTTTCCACTTCCATAACCACCAAGTATTGCGACAATAGGAATATTAGGATTATTTAAAATATCCAATGCACATCTTTGAAGTGAATTCTTGCCTTTAATAATCTTAGATGACGGCAATTTCAGCGGGACAAACATAGTACCGTCAAAACGCATTTCTTTAACAGAATCGTCATCAGTATTGTGAATCAAACAATACTCATTCGTATACCAATCAGAATAATCAATGTTACTCATATAATCATTGATATATTCTGTATTACCAACTATTTCTTTATAACCCTTATAAATTTCTTCTTTATCTTCAAACCACTCAACATTAAGCCCAAATATCTGCTCCGCAATAATTCTACAATTCAAATCATGCGTAACAAATTTCACATCTTTCTCTTTATTCAAATAAGCAGCGCAAGCACAAATAATCACATCAGGACTTTCAAAATCTACGCCAAGATCTGAATATTCGTTATACTCGCTTTCTGTAAAGATCACAACCTGATATTCCCCGTGATGATCAGCTAGCCATCTGGAAACTTTTCTAGCCGCAGCTTTTACATCTTCGGACTTTGTTCGACTGGTCTTTATATTCTCTAGTTCCTCTAACGTTTTACTAGATATAGCAAAATGCCGTCCTGCAAAATCTCCTATACCTTCAAGCAAAACATTCGTATCCAAAAACAAAAGTTCACTCACTCTTTACTCCACCACCTTCGTGATACTCCTCTAGAGCTTTATTCACTTTATAGCAATCGACCACATAGTACCTTTTGGCCCTACTTTTATGCCCTTTGCTGGTAGTGTGTATATAATTCCATAATCTTTTCTGGCGGAGATACGCCGCCTCATCAGAACTTATTTTGAACAAATCATCTGTCCTTTCTAAAATAAATTGAGCGGCCCAACCCGCTCTGGCAGAGTAATAACCCTGGAGTTCCCCGACTTAAGGTATCAGGTGGAGGGACCAAATATTCAGCCCACCTTGTAAGGTGAATTTAATATAAGGCGTACCTAAACGTACGCACGTAACTACTCAAATGGAGAGTCATAAAACGCTGTGTACAAACGGCGTTAAGCATGATTCTTCAAGGTCTGTAATACATAATTTTTCGCTATTAACATGTACAGAACGTGCAAACCTTCTATAATTGAGAAAGGGGTTTTATGTTATGACAAACGAAAGTAGGCGATTTGCACGTTAGAATTTTCCATAAAATAAATCGCAACCATTACAGCCGCATACAAACCACAAAGCCTTACATGCAATGCTTATCAAACTGAACTGCGGATTTTATCGAATATTATTCTTTAACACATAATAAGTATTCAAATTTTAAATCCTAAATCATAAATTCTAAAGATTAAGGGTTAATTGTTGAACTTTCTTCACCAAGATTGTACTTTAACTAATCGAGCTATATCCTCATAATTTGATATCTCGATCTTGTTAAATAACTCTTCATCCTTAAGAATATTTGATTTTATGGGCGGATGATAAGGCTCATCCGCAAAGCCGCATCAGTTCGTGGTTTTCGTAATAGTTGCAAAATAATCAAATTTCAATATATGTTGTAGAGTTACTAATGCTCAGTTTTACGTCAACCTCAGCTTCAAAAGCGTTGATCTCTTCTTCGAGCAACTGAATTTTCTCATAAAGTCCCAGAGGATCAACTAGATCGAACTCATTCTTTGCTCTATACGGATCAGAAATAGAAGCAAGTTCCTGTTCAGATACTTTCTTATCCGAATCCTTCCCGAGAAAACCTTCAAGCATCTTATCAATCTGAGCATCAACTTTCTTATTTTCTTTCAATACTTCGTCAGTAGCCTTAACCCACTGGCTCTGGAGAACCATAAGAAACTGTTTATCATAAACAATCGAATTCTTTCTTTCGATGGCTTCAGCTACTGTATATCTCTTACCCGCAATTTCTACGGATGTAATCGCATTGCTCTGGACAATCGCTGCCTTGAGCTTTGCGCGGTTCTTAATGAGATCAGATACCGACTGATACGAAGCCTTGGCATTTTCCTCAAAATTTTTTACAGTAAATACTCCAACTTTATCAGCGGACTTTTTCTTTGCTCCAACAAATTTCGCCGAAGTCAGTGCTTTGTTGATTTTTCCATCGTAGAGCTTCAACTCTAACAGCGCTTCCGTAATACTAATCTTTCTCATATCAGCCATAATCTTTATCTCCTTTTAATCATTATATATAAATCTCAAAATTTTTAATTACAATTCAATAGCCTTTACTGCGTCTTTAATAGACTTGCCAAACTTAGCTTTGGGAGCATATCTCTCCTCAATATAAAGAGCTTCACCAGTACTTGGATTTACTCCGTTTCTAGCTGCCCTCTTAACAACACCGAACTTAACACCAGGAATGGGAGAGAAGCCATCTTCGTCAGCAATATGGTCTACGGTCATTTCGCCAAGAATAGTAAGAATGGCGTTTGCATCCTTAAGATTTGCAATAGCTCCATTACTACGTTCTTTCAGTTCTCTTGCAACATCAATTTTCTTCATAATATTATTTCTCCTTTTTATCTCATAAAAATGTTTGTTTGTTAATTTCCTTATAATCGCGATTAAATAGGAGAGTAGCATAAAATGTTCTCTCCAATAGTCATGAACTATCAAAACCATGAATACACTGGAAAATCTAGCTTCTTGGATATATTTTCGACTTTCAATGTATTAGCTATTCTTTATAAAACAAGATAAAAACAACTCTGGATTTACATCGTACAACACCTTAAACAACACAGACTTATTTCTATTTGTTTTATTAGATAACTTTTTCTTATGTATTACTAAATGAGGCTCTGTTCCAAATGCTCTTTTTATTAACCATAACACCAACTGTCTATATTTTTTAGACATGGAAGAGGATCGAATATCATTTATAAGATTATCAAAATTACTTCTAAGTAAAATAAAATTGTTGTAATCATATTCGCCATTAGAATATAATTCATTCGTAGCGTAATTATAATAATCAAAAGAATAATCTTCGATTAACTTTTCAATTTTCCTGCTGGCATTACGATTCACTTCAACCTTTTCTTTAATCAATAAATCACAAAGATCTATAGAATTCATAGTATACTTTGCATATCCAACTTTAAGATCCTGTAAATAATTCATTGGACAATGAAGATCAGAATTAATTCTTTCTTTTTCAAATCCTTTTCGGATTGCTTTCCAGAATTTTGGATACTTATATTTTTTAATATCCATGTCATCTCTGATTCTGCGGATTTCACTGGCAATATCAATATCAAATCTTCTTTTTGCTGAGTCTATACTAGCCTGAGCAATGACACTCAAAACTGCTACGTAATCATTATATTTTGGATCATCAAAATTAAATGAATAAGTCAAACAGATTTGCGCAAGATTAGAAGATTCTCCAATATCACGTTGTGATCCTGCAAGTGCATTATCCATTGCCGCAAAATCATGCATGGTATTATTGTATTTATTCGTATCCTTCGGAATGTTATTTACAATCGTTGGATAAACTTTATAACACATTGCAGCATGTGAAACAATTTCTTTTTGATTGGTAACATATAATGAATCTGAGTCTTGATCTGCTTTTCTTATTAGTAAGGTTCTTTATCCTTACGCTGAAGTTTCCTTCAGGATTGGACTATATCTTCGCCGTGATATCTATGTAATATTTTAGGCGTTCTGCGCTCGTGCCAAAACATTATGTCATAAATGTTTTAGTAGTCTCTAAACCTTTCCTGTTTATTTTAACTGACTTCAACAGGCTTGGTAATTGATTAGCATTATATATATTAGTTTTAAACTTCTGGAATACACTTCCACGTACGTCTTTTGGCTATATTTGATATCGTTGAATGAATGCTTTTATATTTTGATGGCTTATCTAGTTCTGGGAAATAATATCTAACAATATCAGCTATACTACTACCATTGTCGTACATTTTTCTGATTTCTAGTACCTGTTCTATACTAAATCTAGATCTTCCATTATTATTCCCTTGTTTACTTTTGCAAATCGTATCATAATTATTATTCACACTATAATCAATGTTTTCTTGATGACTAACCCATTCAAGATTATCAGCGTTATAATTTGTTCGATCTAGATCTTTATGATTTACTTCAGCTCCCTCAAAATATCCTTCTACCCAACCATGAGCCACATATAAATGAACCGGAATACCGCCGCCAAAACAAGGATACCCGTCTTCATTTAAATACGTTGTTGCCTTTTGAGATCTTCTAATTGGATTAATAGCAGATCCATCTTCTGCAATTAATTTCCCTCTGCCGCGTAATTCCACATATCTATATTCTTTTCCATTTATAATTTCAGTATACATCAACAATATCACCAACAATATATATTTTAGCTTTTCAATTTTTCACAGAATATCTTTAGAACTAAGTTTCCTTAGAACTGGGCCAGTCTAATTAACCCGTTGTTACGATCCTGGAAATCTGTACCAATCATATTTACTGCAACTATCTGTTTAGAAAATTTGAAGTACTTATCAAACCTTTCATCATAGTGATTGTGTAAATAAGACATATTAAATCTGCCATTAAATGGACTACGAAATCCAGCAAGATATTCTCCATCTTCAAATCTTGGAGTATAACATTGAATGGTTCCATCCTCATGCAGAAGTGTATCATCTAAATCACAATCTTTTTCATCACCAGATGCAGCATAAAGCAACATGGCATATGGAGAACCAACTATTGTTAAATTATCTCCGTTTTGAATGATCTCCCCAGATTTTATATGAAGAAGATAATTGGAAAGAATAGTAGTTTTTCTATATCTATAATAAGAACTTTTTTCAAAATCTTTATTCCATTTACATAATTCTAAAAGAACGTTATAATCATTTGAAAAATTTATGTTCTTACGTAGATATTCTTTGAATGCCTCATTGTCATTTTTTAAAAGACTAATACAATCAACAGTTTCTTTACAAACCTGTTCCATTGTGGCTTCATCCAATGAGTTCGTTATCTGGTAACTCATCTTTTGATACTCACCAAGCTTACTGGGATGTGAGAACTTTACAACACCAAAATTGCATCCATTGGCTCTTACCCAATCACACCAATATTCATAAGATATATTGAACTTGATCCACTTCACCGCGTTAAGCGTGGTCACAATCTTTATATCTTTCAAATAATGATCATTACCCCAATAATCCTTTACAGAATAAGTATTATAATCTTTTCCGTGTTCTTTACACCAATCCTTAAAGAATAATTGCATATTCGTATGAAATGCCGCCATCTTTGTAAAATGATGTCGAAGTAGCACATAACCATTAGCCCACTCTGGGAATACCGAATCATCAATTAATGCCTGCCCATCAAATAAAGTATTAGATAACTTATATTCATCAATCCAATTAGCAAAACAATGTTTATTCGCATTTGTTTCAACGCTAACAACATCGCGTGTAAAGAACCTATCTACATCTTCCATGATCAAAATATTATAAGGATCAACTTGTATTCGTCCAACAATTCCGCTAGAAATAAGGGGACAATAAGCTGAAGCTTCAACAATCTTAGCATCTGTATCCGGAAGCTTTATTCCCATATAAATAAAGTTGTGTACCTTATCATAAAGTTCTTCTCGAATAAATGTGCAAGTACCTTTCTTTGCTTTACCAGTTGATCGAAAGAGCATTTTATAATGAATTGTTTCCTTATTGCCTCTCCTGGAGATATATGTAATATCTACACCATTTTCGTAGTAATAAGTTCTTACATCTTCTTTTGAGTATTTTTTATAAACATCTTTATTCTTTGTTGCATTCTCGATTAGTTCATTATATTTTTCTCTTTTCGCTTTTGTCTTTTCAATGAGATATTTATCATTCTCTGCAACAGCTTTATTGTATTCGTCTACTGCTTTACTAGCATGCGTATATAGATGATTCTTTTCTTCATCATACGACCTGGTTCCGAAGTTAAACTCAAGACAAATAACATCTCTCGTAGAATCTTCTTTGTAAACTGATAAACCATTCTCTTTTAGAAAATCCAGAAATAAACTATTCACGAGCATTGCGTCTTTATATTCGTAATGATCGCGAAGACCTTTATTAAATTCAAAAAGAGTTGCCGCCTCAATGTTCCTAATTCTTACTCCATATTCACTTATACCGCACCACCACCATCCGATTTCATCTTAGTTAACAGGTAATCATATAATTCAGAAGAAGAAGTGATTTTAATTCTTTGCCCATCAGAATCCATATATTCCTGATTGCCCTTGCCCCTTCCAAAATTATTTACAAAACAAAAAGTATCTATACAATCAATCTCATCACATCCTTTAAATGAATTCTTAATAATTTTAATTAGAATAGCATCATTACTCGGCTCAATAAGATAACCATCTGCGCCGTATTTTTTACATAACTTGTGTTTGTCATTTTGATAATCTTTTAAGCGCATTATAGAATCAATTGCTTCTATAAATAGTTCTTTGGAAATCATTTCTCCCAATAGGCATCACTCCCATTTCACACAACCTCAATACAACAACTCTTCATAATATCCATAGCCTTCTCGTGCATCTCTGGCGATGTTCCCACACATAAATCCTTATGAACCATAATATCTATTTCGGGATACTGTTTCCGCAAAATCAACGCATTAGAAACTACACAAATATCTGAGGCTACGCCACAAATGTCTACTTTATAAACGTCCCATTTTTTATTCTCAAAGTACTCCCTCCAATCAACTCCAAATGTTTGCTTATTTAATATATGATTACTCGCCGCAAGCTCCGCCAATTCATCAACAATACACCAGCCAGGAGTATCTTCTATACAGTGTGTAACTGGAATATGCTGTCCTTCTAGCGTATTCAGATAATTCCATCCGTGGGTATCCCTGGTAAACACAACCTGTTTACTATATCTAAACACACTATCATCAAGAAACTCTTCAACATATTCTTTTATCTTCGGCACAATCTTCTTTGCACCTGGAAGAGCAAGTGATCCAGATATAAAATCATTTTGCATATCTATAACCAGAAGAATTCTTTTATCATCACTCATCTTTTTTACTCCAATATGTCTCTATAAGATAATCCCATAACTTCTCCGCAGTACTAAAATCTATATCAATCACGTTCCCATTCTCATCAGTTTCTGTAACAGACCCAGGTTCCCACTTGCGACCAAAATCCAAATCATTACAAAAGAAATTTATGTCTCCAAAGAATTCTCCGTTTATATCATCATAGTTCTTTTCTAACAATACGGTTAATAAATCAGTAACGATTCCACCGAGAGCATAAGTATCCAGATCTATATTCAGCATGTTATCATAGCCCATTCTATGCACTGCCGTATCAACGTCCCAACAGGCTTGCAGCTGGCTTATTATTTTCAAAAATTTTTCTTTACTAATCGGGGGATTCCTGGATGTTTCCACTTTTTTATTCATTACGCAATGCCCCTTTTATTAACTCCGCGAACAATAGATCTCGCCAACTTAAATACTACATTCATATCAGGATTATCTAACAAAGAACGGCAAACAATATCAGTGCCAAACTGAATATACTCCTGCTTATCATATGATCCCTTCATCTTGTTACAAAAGTCATGAGATAACTGAAGATTATCTTCCAGATTTGTCCCGCCCTTAGATAGAGGAATAATATGGTCAACAGACATTTCCACCCTATCTACAGGCTTGCCACATATTTGACATATTCCATTATATTTGCTATAAATACGCCCCCTCACGGCAGAAGAGAACTGTATGCGTGGATATTTAATAATTACATTTTCTTCTGGAGTAACTATTTCGGCCTCTTCTACCTCTACAATATCTTCGCAAGGTTTTTCAACCTTATACTTCTTATACTTTGAATCAAGAATTATAACATTTGAAACAATACTGCATACATTATTCAGGTTAACATAATCATTAGCTTCCGAATACGAGCCAAACGATTTTGCCGCAGAAATTTCGGCAACTACATTATTGTCATTGCCAAGAAATGTAATCGGAGTTACCATTGCGTAATCTTTATGATTCTTGTTATTAAACATCCTGATTGGAACGAGTTCCTTCTTTACTTTTGCAGACTTTGGAAGATTACTCAGTTTATAATGACAAGCTGCAGTTGGAGAATCAACTAATTTGTCCTGACCACCCAAAAACTTTATATCATTACAAATATAAAATTTCATACTTACGCCTCCTGCATAACTTTATTAAACAGATCCATAAGATATTTATTGTTAGCGATCATATAATATTTAGAACACTTAGAGAATCCAATCTTGTGCGAATATTCTCGCATCATTGAATCCAGGGACAGTTTACCAAGCTCTTCAATTCTTTCGTAGATTCTTCCGCAAGCAAGTTTGTAACTTATATTCTTCTTCTTAGCATATGCTTTAATTTCCGTCATAATCTCTTCCGGAATTTGCTTGATCAGAACAGATTTGTAAACATGAGGCTGATTAGTATTACTCATAGTTTTTACCTTATACTTTTTATTAAGATCATTAATGGCAGTATTAAATCCATCCCGCAGTTTTTTATTTCCGGAAATTACATCGATTATTTTAGATCCAGTAACTTTATTAATTTTATATCCATTCTTTCTCATAAGAGCATATACTTCGCGGTATTGAGCTGGAATATCTTTATGAGATTTCTTAGTTATTGATAATACAGAATTATTTGCTTCATTAATCCATGAGTTCGCCGTAAGTTTCGGAGTGGCAAAAGGTTTTTCTACAATATTTTCCTTTGGCAAAGTAGGAGTAGCAGATCTATCTTTAATCTCTTTTATAATATCAGAAAGATTAACGGTTACATCCTGATACAATTTCTGCGAGAGAGATAAACTCTTATATAACTCAGCCTGATTAGATATCACCTTATCTAATACTTCATCACGAGATTTTTCGCGTCGCTCCAGAATTTGCGTATAATCGCGGAACATTGCCATCATATTTGTCCAGTACATTGCCATTTCTTCACGGGTGAGAGGAACTTCATTAGATAAGTCATTCCCTTTATAGAAATATCTATATAATGCATCTGCACATTCTTCCTGGTACCGAATAAGTTTGTTGACAATTTCTGGTTGTTCGCGCTGCATAGTGGGAGTTATAGATATTTTCGCCAGAGCAAGAGGAATATAACGACGATTTAAACAATTTGCTTGTCTTTTATATCCGTTAATTTGAAGGTCTAAAATTTTAGTCCCACGAGAAACAACAATGTCTTTTAACCAGGCCGTCCTCTGATTATCAATTTTCTTTTCGTCAAATCCAATATTCCGCAGAATATCATTAATTAATGCCCAGATTTCTCCGTTTTGATCTTTGATAGCAGTAATTGAATCGTTATAGAAAGTTACAGTGTTGGTTTCATATGACATGATTTCGTTTGGCATATATTTTGCTCCTTTTATAGAATCTTTTATTATTAGCATTTACTAACCTTCAAGATCATCATAGTTATTTGCTGACACTAGACATATACAAAGTATACCAAGTGCCGCTCCAACAAGCACCCCGATTCCCAAACCGAGGAAAAATAACCGCATAAGAATCAACTCCTTTCTATTATGGCGGATTTATAGTTACTAAAGAGAGAAGAGAGTAGAATTATTCTACTGTATAGTATACTACTATCGATAAAGTATGTCAATATTTATTTTATTATTTCTATTTAAGAATGTGAATATTCTGTGATCCAGTTTTGTAATAATTCGCGCATTCTACGACTTGGTATATAAATATATATTTCTTTTCCATCTCTTATTGCGGACCGCCAGATCCATTGCAGCATTTCTGATAAGGCATATCCATCTTCATCAACCGCAATGTCATGATCTTGGAAAAATCCTTTGATCATTGGATTGAGATAGATGTTAACCAGGTATGCAAGAGATGTTCTTTCCTTATATGCATTCGTAGCCCTCATGTTAATTGGAATAAATCCTCTGGTATATCCTTTTCCCGAAAGAGCATTTTTGTAATCTTTAAATGTTGTCCAGATATTATCTTTACTATTATCATTTCTTATATTTCTAAAAAAATTTGAAACATTATTCTTAAGTTGTTTTAAAATTTCCGAATTATTATATCTGTCATACCATGATTTTGATAGGGCAGTTTTATAATCTCCAATCACATTTAATTTTTCATTATCTAATATATGAATTAGTTCATTATATGGGACAGTAATGGTATTACTATTATGTCCTTCCTCAAATTTATAATTACTTACATCATTACCAGAGATATGGAGATATTTGTAATTAACATCATAATAGTCATAATAGTATTTTTGCACTTGAGCATTAAATAAATAAGTCAATATATATATCTTATTAAATGCTTTAAATGTTTGTACGGGAAATAGCCACATTAATACTTTACCGCGAACAATAGTTAAACCTCCGAGATTACAAAGATTTTTAACCTCTGTAAATTTTCCGATATAATCTTGCTGGTCTTCCCGCCAGGTTAATTTTCCTTTTTCATCATAGTCTACATATAGGTTTAATAAAATACGAATATCATCTTCTGTGATTTCATATGGCTGCACAACCTCGGCAACCTCATCCATAATTAATGTATAGTTAAGTGTTTTACATAATGAAATTACTTCTTCATCAAATTTTTGGAAAAGGGCATGGGTACTTACAATATTATTTCCATTCTTAATCAGATCTTTTACATCATTTAATTTGGATCCACGTTTCTGGATTGGTTCCTTAAAATGTTTGGATTGACATTTTGTTTTGTATCTTTCCACTTCATCAAGATAGGGAGTAATGATTATAAATCTTTCATCTTCCGAATTGTTAATATAATTTATTGCTGCCGAAGATTTTCCTCGGCCCATCATTTCATCTACTACATATATTTCTGTATTGCTAATCATAAGATATCCTTTCGTTAATAGAATGTTAATAATTTAGAAATATATAGTTTACAAACGAGCTGAACTAGCCGTTTGGCTATTTAATTTTTAGCACCTTAAAAGTGATAATTTTTTATCCTTTATTTATCGATGTTTTGAATGATTTTTGGTTAAATATCTCAATTTTAGAAACTAAACAAAAAGTGCTAAAATTTTTAAAAAATGCCCTATTTATGGGCCTTTTAGATGCCAGTCCTTATAAGAGGGGTATAAAAAGTGCTAAAATCAAAAATTAAAAAATTCTTTGCGGTGACGACACTTGTTTCGGCATCCGCCAAGTATAGTACGAAGAAATATATAATATAGTTTAATTCACTTTTACATATTTAGGTTTCGTAGCCCCCCCTTTACAAAAGATCTATATACTATTTCTGGGGCTACGAGCAAAATCTGTCTGCGACGCTTATGGCGTCTTAGCCAGATAAATTATTAGAATAAGTTTTTTTCTTTTTATGATCTTATAAGAAGATGTTTTGGATTAATTCGGTTTTATGTATGTAATGTTATATAAATATTTAATGCTTCGGGATAAATTTAATTCAATGTATCTTTATTTATTAACTGAGGAATGTTTTTATATTTGGTGCGGCGAATTTGGGATTTAATCCTGGCGAATATTTATTGGTTATTGATGGATGATTTTATAAATTATTTTTTAAAATATTATTTATGTATTTCGGTTTTTATTTATATTACGCCACTAGATTTGCTAGTTGCGCCTGGTGAATATTTTGTACACGCTGCTGAGATAATTGGACGGCGCTTTGCGTGATGGATTGTGTTATTAATTATATATGGATACTTAAATATTTGAATTTATATTATCATGATTTTCTTATTGTGTCAATATATGAATATTAAGTTATCCACAGAATTATTTGATACTGGATCTTGGTTTTGGGAGTTATTAACAGGATGGATGTGGATAATTTTTTGTAATGAGATTTTGTATTTGTGGTGGGATTTTGGGATTATGGGACGGGAGAGTTTGGCTTATTTATTGGGATTGTGGGGGTGGTTGTTTATAGGATTGGTTTTTGTGTTTAGCGATGGGAGGGGCGATAATTTTTTTGTAGTGTGTGAGTGGACCAGCTTATAGCAAAAACCCAGTCCTGGCCTGAAAATCTGCTGAAATAGGGGGTATTTTTGGGATAAAGTAAATATTTTTTGCCGGAAGTGATTCTAATTTTTATGCGGGTATGTTAGGATAAAGGCCTAAACAATTATATTCACGGTTAGCGAGTGCTAACAGAAAGAGAGGTATATTATGATGAAATTATCTTATGTTCCTATCGATGAACTTGAAAACTTAGGATTGTTTGAGACTCTTACAAAAAGAATTATTAAGAGTCTCGCAAAAAATTATTCCAATGATGGAATAAGCGCAACTTGCGAAAATCTTATTATGAACTGTTTTAATGATGTTATTATGGCAGACTTAAAACAGGAAATAACAGTCGCAATACTTGAAAATCTTCCGGCTTTTACCTTAGCAAGTTCTGTTTATACTCACAATCTCATGATTGTTTCAGCATACGGCGAAACTATCACATATAAAACAAAAACGGGAGAAAAAGCGGTAAATCCTTATAACTATTTGTGCCGGGTAATTAGGTTATACCTTGACAAGAATACAAATAAAAGCGTTGAACTTATAATTGACAATGATAGGGAAGACGGCGAGACGATTAATGTTATTGATATGTTGTCAGAACGTCTAAACAAAAAGGGCTATGCTCTTTTTGAATACCCGGAATTCATGCATTTTGTTTCGAAACATGTTGACGGCGTTTTGTATGATGAAATTGCCGACTTTTGTATGTACCTTTGCAATGGTTATAAGATTAATGCTATTGCGGAAAAAATGAATATTAAAGAGACTCGCGCCTATTGGTTAAGAAAAAAGATAGCCAGTCTTTTTGGTGAGTATAAACCCATTGAAAGAAAAACAGTTGACTTTGCAAAAGTTGCAACTGTTGACGGTAGAGAAACTTATAAACGTGTTGACGTCGTAAAAGCGACGTCTGAAACACTCGGGAAAAAGAGTGTTGTTAGTGTTTGCCTACTTCCTACTTATACCATGCTGGAAAATCACGGCGATAAGGTTATGAGGCAAGTTATTACAGAATCCATTAACATGAACGTCAACAGGGATAATGATGGTAACGAAAGTCGTATAATTGTAACACCTATCGAAAACACTAGGATTAAAAGATATGTTGTGAACATGACTAAACACAATGAAGTTGAGTCTTTCGGAATTAAAACGAAAGAATCTGACAAATCGGCCTCCGGTTCCTATCAATTTAGATATGGTTACACACCTAACTATAGTAGTATGGTTAGGATTGAAAACCATGAAAAACAGGAATATATACGACAGTTGTACAATGTGCCGGAGTCTGAAAAAGCACCTATTAAAAGGGCACACGTCAAACTTGAATTGATGGACATTAGGAAAGAAAAAGAAGACAGAATGACATATAAACCATCGGCCGGAAAAGCTTTTAAAGATTATCCGGATTATGTTACGAAGTCAAAATGGAGTGCTGAAAACGTTGCTAAACATTGCAAGCGTTATCCTGAAACACTTCACAAGTGATTTACAGCCCCTCAAATGAGGGGCTTTTTTTATACCATCATAGCCCAGGCACTATATATACAATATGCACAAAAACTATACCTGATTTTTGTGCATATTTTTTTATGCTTTTAATTCTAATTTTTACGGAAAAATCCCCTTATAGGTGTAAAGGTTAAGAGATAAAAAAGAGTAAAAAATAGTATAGTAAAAATGCACAAAAAAATTATATAAAATTTGTGCATTTTTAAATTCTAATTTTTACGAAAAAAAACCTTTATAGGTAAGAGATAAAAAGTGATTGAAAATTAAAAAATTCAGTCGCTGGTTTATATCTTATAAGTACGAAAGTACAGATACGGTATATCTAAAATACCGACTGTATATCACGTTACAGTCTAATCTTGCGTGCGGTTTGATAAGCCCAACTTATCACGTTACCGTCTGGTAAACGGTAACTCTCAGGAGCAGACCCGTACCAACGGGTCAGGAGTGTCCAAAACAGTGGGCGGCTTGTATATCCTAGGGTACAAGCCGTTTTTTGATTTTATGCGCTCCTGTTAAGCTCACGAGTGCAAGCCCTCAGCCGTGGGATTCTCCGGAATCTGGCGGCATGGCGTGAGCGATTCTGACAGATTGCACAAAGTCCGTCGTTAATGTTGTGATCCTCCAGGCGTTCTTGTGAGGTTTACCGAGCGCATAAAAATTGTGTGCCGGGTAAACCTTGCAATAACGCAAGGTATAAAATTCTTATACCGAAAATGGAGGTAGGTATTATGTCTAATGCTATCATCAACACTAGCGAAGTTACTATCAACGCAGCACAGAACACGAAGACTGTTCCGGTTGCCGCCCCAATGCGTGATGCTATCATCACTGCGTTAAACGCTGGGAATCCTCATGCAATTAAAGCGTCCGAGGTTCAGTATGCGGGTGTAACTCCCGAAGAGTTTTCCGCATGGACAACGTGGGTTGAATCTCTGCGTCAGGCATGCATTGAGTACGGTAAGGTCGTTGATGACAAGACGTCCAGCCAGGAACAGTTAGATCTTGCAAAAGGTCGTGTCTGGGATAAGTGGCGCACTATCCTGAAGGCGGGCGAAGAGGACAAGTTCCACCCGAACATGTTCACCCGTGAACAGGATGCTGAAACCGTCAGGGTTTACGCTACTGGTATTACTACGCTCACCATCCCGGGCATCGGTTCTGTTGCTTCGGTCACTCCTGCGAATATTTTCCGCAAGATGATCGAAAAATTCTTGGGCCTGCGGATCCGTGCTAATGCGGCACTCTGCGATGCGGATAGAGATACGATTGCTAAGTATCTTGGTGCAAAGGCATCGATTCTGAAGGCACAGGAGCGTCTGAGAGGTCAGGATACTGACGACGGACATAAGCCCGGTTTACTGGAGAACATGGCTACCTTGCAGAAAAGATATGAGGACAGCATTGCGCTTCTTGTATCTGTTGGTATTGACGAGGACACCGCCAAGAAGAATCCGGCAATGGTGACATTAACCGAGAATATTTCTACAATTGAGGCTCAGATTAAGGCAGCCAGCAAGACAATCAGTGAAGCTAACACCTTCATCGCAGATAATCAGACCCAGTATGACCGCATCATTGCAACCATCAACAAGATTGAGGCCGGGAAGTAATTTCTGGATTTTGTAACTATCTATGCAGAGGACTACCCCGAATAGGGGTAGTAATGCGCTAACCGGATCACCTCCGGTTACTGGTTCCAAGTCCAGAGCATTTGTGGAGAGAGTGCCCTAGCCACATTAAATCCAGGAAGAGCGGCTTTGCCAGTACTACGAAAATAACTGGCGGAAATCTAGGTTGTGCTATGGACGCGTGTAAATAATCCTAGTTGAGGTACATCTACCAGTGGATGTTGCCAAGATATGACCCATTGGGGTACACTGGCAAAATAATCTAAAAGGAGGAACTAATCCTAGAACCATTGGGCTAGTAATTCGTCGGATGCGGACGTTAAAGAGCCAAGAATCCCGCACCGGTAAGGTTTTGCGACACTCCAAAACCATGTGCGGTTAAATAGGCAATCTCTGGTAAAAAGGGGTTGCCCGAGTGAGGTTGGTTTCCGGATAATCCAGCTATACCACAATAGCAAAAACCGAATAATCAGAAAGGGGGTATCCTATGGGTACTGGCTCCCGATAGCTGACCACTCGCGGGGTTAGCTATCTAATCAAACCGCGAGATAGTGCGCCCGGATGTACCGCACGATAAAGATAGCTCCGGTGATGTTACCAACCGCATTAGGCAGTGCGTGCTAAAGTACAAAAGTCTGCTATCTCCGGGAACATTATAGGTGAAGGTTGTACCGAGGTGACACGGTCAATAACACGATCCAGAGTCCGCTAAACTCTGGTGATGAAATGCCCGAGTGAGGGTAGCGCCTCACAATAAACCGTGACCACATGACGCCTGGCTGCAGACGGGTTAATCAACGTGGTACACACAATAACCAACGGGCATTACGCCATGCAGGAAGATGGAAACCCTCTTCGTGGGCCTGCGGCAGATACAGAAACGGAAACGGATCTGGCAAGTATTCCATCGTATAAGGGAAACGGAAACCTGTCCAACAACGGAAACGGAAAGGAGTTTCTTATGTTTGAGGTCGTTGTAACTTATGAAATGTGTGATGAGTACTGCACATGGTTTGATTCCAGAAAGTTCGGAGATTTTTTTCACGCCTATCTCTGGGCGATCTCCGATCATTCCGGAGAGGGGGCGGATCAGTATTGTGTTGAAATTAGACACGGCGATCCTCGAAACTGGCGTTTTCTCACTGTTAGTGAAATGATTCATTGACAGCAAAACTTGTTGTGTTATAATAATTTCGAGGTTGGGGAACGGAATATATAATTGTTTAGGAATCTATATAACCTTTCTTTCCTCCAACCTCTTTTTAGGGGGTGGTACAAAATAGTTTCAATTATAAGTAACGAATTCCCGGAAGGGGATGATCGTATCTTGACATCTGCACGAATGAGTGCAGAAAGTTATGCCCAATATCTAAACGGGCTATCAAGTTGTCAAAAACTAGATGAAAAAGGGAAACTAATATCCGCAGAATTCGAGGATCCCAATCAGATTCTTTCGTTTCATGCGGGGATAGTAAAAATTCCGGATAAAACGGAATTTGATAACATTGACATCAAAAATTTTTCCGAAATGTTAAGCTATTTCGATGACGTTGGAATCTATATTGATTCCGGTATTGAATTCACATTAGTTAAACACATTTATACAGAAGAGACCTAAAAGTGGTCTCTTCTTTATTTGTAAATATAGGAGGTAAATTATGGAATTATATGAAGTAATTAACACCTGGGATAATTCCCGTGAATTTATAGGAACATTTAAAGAATGTTGTGATTTCGTCGATAATATGGCGAATTTCACAACTCAGAACTTTGATATCCGGGAAATTCCGGATGATGAAGAAGATTGATATTTTGTCCTGAGCATGACAATAAACTGCTCTTTCTTTATACCTACATTCGAGATTATGAAATATTTCATAGTCTGGAATGTGGGCATAACCAACAAAAAAACAGTTTCCAATACGGAAACGGAAAGGAGAAACACCATGATCACCATCCAGCGCAATATGGATGGTACCTACACGATTGACATGAAAGTGGAATCTTGCGGACAGACCGCAAAATTCTACGGTACATTCAAGAGTGTAGAATCTTCAGCGGAACCGGATCCCGGATTTCTGCTGAAAGCTTACTTTGTTGGCGAAGAGCGTGACAACTCAGAAACCTAACGAGTAAGTAGTAACAGAGGGGGAACTATTCCACGGAGTAGTTCCCTTTTTTGGTGATCATGGTGTAAACAACTATGACAAAAAGAATTAAGAACAAGGTTGACGATGCAAAATATACACTTTGGGGACGTTACTCAAAGGGTATATTAATACCCATTATCATTACATTATGTATTATCTGCATCGGCTTTATAGATGCTGGTGCAGAAGCGGGCAACTACCCCAAAGTTGAAAATGCAACTATTAAAACCATCGTAACATTAGACTCCGGTGATGAATTCGTTGTTTCCGCAAGGGAAACGAAAGTAACAGTTAATACGTACAACTCCTCGGATCCCCGCGATTGGGAGATAGGAAAGTGGTGATCATGCGAAGGCAGCCAACTTTCAAATTCGCAAAGCGGTTGCTAATCATAGTTCTCGCAGCCGCTATCATTGTATCATTTTTTAAAAAGGGAAACCAATTCACGGTACCACATAAATGGTACTACATACAAGATCTTGTGGATGTTTAAGCAATAATACGCACACAGCTACGCCTGAGTTGCCCGATGTGGACGGCGGTTTGGGTGGATAGTACGTATAAAATTGTGAAACTTCACTTTAAATCTTGACGGAAATGCAAATAATAAATATCATCTCAAACAAGAAAGGAAAACTAAATATGGCAGCTAAGAAGGCAAACGTAACTGTAACTCTTGAATTTGAAAAAGCAACTAAAAACACGATCAGATTTGCTGAGGCCCTTGCTTCTGAACTTGATGCTCCGGTAATTGGCACAATCTATGTGCCGAAGGCAACTCTGAAACAAATCGGTTGGGCGGAAGGTAAACCGCTCACAGTAACTATTTCATGATTAGATTCTGCTACGAAGGGAAACCTTGGTAGCAGACTTGTGACCATGAAATTATTCAAAGGAGGGTTATTATGGTTATCAAAAATAATTACTATGAGTCCAGATTCAAAAAGGGAAACAAAACTTGCATCGTCCGCAGTGAATACGATGGAGATTACACATCATCCGTCGGTACCTTCACATTTGGAGGTTGGAATCCGTTCCCGTGCTACAGCATGATTACAAATTATAAAACAGTTTACGACTGGCTGATTGCCAACGGCTGGGAAAGGGAAAAGTATTACTCTTTCCGGAAAATCGAAGACAGCTACGACAACGAAACCGGGGAAGTTCTGAGCCATTGGTCCGAAAGTAAAATCATAGACAGGAGGTGATATCTGTGTCAGAAGAACTTATCTTCTCAGAGGTTACAGAGTGTAACCATGGTTACATCCATTGCCGAAAGGTAAATGGAGAACAGTATTCAATCAAGGCAAATCAAGCTCGCCTGACGGATATCTATAAAACCGCCAAAGATCTGGCGGATTTCAATCTTAGGATGTGGAATACCATCCGAGAAGAATATAATAGGCGTTATGAAATAGTTGACGCCGAAAAAATCTATTCTGCCGAAGAAATTGATGAGGCAGAAAAGAACTGGCGTAAATATGGAATCACAAAAGCAAGTGAAATGCGTCATCATAATGAGTCCATAAGGGAAAGGTATTTTAAAGTCTCAGGATTTTTTGATGCAGGATCATGGGCGTACGACAACTACGTCAAATACCGTAAGCTTGCAGAACAAGCGAAAGGGGGATTAACCAGATGAAAAGATTTTTTCTTGTCATTATTGCGATTTTGATCTTAGTAACTCCGGTTTCAGCAGCAACAAATACGCAATTAATAAAAAGATACTGCAAAACCAACTATCCTGGAAAGCAAATCCGGATAGTTCAGCAAGGTAAACTGACATATAAACAGTTTACTAACCGCAAGGGAAAGCGGTATGTATATGTAATCAAATTCCGTTCCAGATCGTACGGTACATACGGTTTGACTAAATCCGGATCATATATCCGTTATAACAAACCTGTAAAGAAAGGCAAATGGGTTTATATGTACTATGTATATAACCCATATAGCAACGCCGAGGATGACGTAGTGGCAAGAATCGGCAATAACAAAATAATAAAACTTTCGTAGTTAGACTATGCCATCAAGGGAAACGTACTTGGTGACATAGATGTGACCATGAAAGCAAATATAGGAGGTATGTTATGGGAACTATGTTCAGATTCACAAAGGGAGATGAATCCAGAATATTCTGGGTACTCCCCAATGGAAAAGCAGTTGAATATACTGCCACTGGAAGAAAAGAAGAAACCAATTTTGTAACTATTAATGATTCTTTAAAGCGAAACGGCTTTATAGGAAAAATTATTTAAGGAGGATATCACTATGAAAACAAAGGCAAACGATCTTACGCTGACAACTTACCGTTATATCCTGATTGCTACCGCAAATATCCTGTTGTTGCTTGTTGGTGTCTGCGCCGTTCTTGCAGATTTCGCCGAGTTTTGCGGAATTATCTGCAAGGGAACTCGCAAATTATATTACTTCCTTCGTGCAGAAGGGAAATACCTTTTGTATGAATATGCTCCTGTTATCAAATATCTGGTAACGGAAGCTATCAAATTTCGCGCTGATATTTGTGCGGAAAACAGAACTGGTGAATACGCTTAAAGGGAAAGGAAGGTAAATGAAACATGAAGTACAGAACAACAAAGAAAGCAATAAAGGAATCTTGGGATAAAATTCTCTGCGTTACTTACGATAACCTTCAATTTCTCCTTAGAGGTACTGACGCATTTGCTTACAGCACTCGCGCCGAGGGTTGGGCGTGTGATTATTACGAAATTCCAAGGGAGATCTGTATCTCTACAGGATATGCTCCCATAGGGAAACACGTTGATTATGACCTCTGCCGCAGATATGATGAAGCGGCAGAAAAGATCTGGTCAAATTATAATCTCTCATATGATCGTCAAAGGCAAATGGTTTCTGGCCTTCTGGCGGACTTTGCGGGAGAAGTTGATGCATTATTCAACAAACGGAAAGGAAAGTAAATATGATTATTACAGCACGTACAAAGAGAAAGTTTCGCGAAGAAGACCAGGCATTTCAGGTAGGAAACTATAACATCAACTTCTACATGGATGCATATCTCGACAGGGGAAAGGAATATTACCTTGCCGAAGTTATCAAGTTCTCTGGTAATAAAGTTATTAAACAGAACTTCGTTTATGTCACCAAGCGAAACAAAGAAACCTACGGGGCTTTTTGGGAAAAGTTCCATGAGGAAAAATTCCTGGATGCAGTTATTAACTATCCTAAATACAAGAAAATCTAAGAAAGGGAAACGTATGTATAGAATAATTACAAATAAAGAAGCATATGCAGCTGGTGGTTACCGTGAACGTTATGCAATGGATCATGGCGAAAAGGAAACGAAAACCGTAAACAATCACAGGCTATGGATTTTCCGCTATTCTCCGGATGATCCGTATCAGGATGCCAATGGAGCAACCTTTGATTGTAAAGAAGGGAGATGGATCGGATGACAGGAAGACAGAAAGAAATTATCAAAGATAATCTTAATGCATTTGTTCACAACTTTGGTGATGTACGCATAGAGAAGGAAGATTACGGTAAAGGATTCTATGTGCATTATCCACCGGAAAATGACTCATGGATTCAGTTCTGTTACAACATTGATTATCTTAATGGATGGCTTTATGGAGTTGTCCAAGGGAAATTCAGAGGTGAATTTAAAGATAAATAATAATTCATAATCAGATACAGCGCATAACTTCGGTTGTGCGTTGCAATGTGACTATGAAGCGAAAACAAAAGGAGGATCTTATGACAAAAGCGAAAGCAGTTGAAGAATTCAAACAGCTGTACAAAAACTTATTCCTGGAACAAGTTGATTACTGGACGGCACAGTTCGCCTGGGCATGTTATACGGATGCACTGTGCAAGATGGGCCGCATAACACAAAATCAGCATAATAACTGGTCTACTCCGTTTAAATACGGAAAGCACCTCAGCAAAAGGGCGGTGAGGATGACATGATCTATCCGAACCGTTACGAAAACGAACCCTCAAAGAGAAAAGCATATCAGGATGCCTATGATTGCATCGTGATATACGGAATTCCGCGTAGAAATTGGAATTACAAAAAATTCGGTCTCGACAGGATCGAGATGAAAGAGGTCTGGGCAACTGCTGAGAAGGATGCCCAAGGGAAATCAATGTTATGTTGTGTTTACTAAAGAAAGGAAACAAAAATGAAAGGCTTCACATTCCCACTCGGTAGAAAAGACGTATTCATAGAAACCGAGTATAAAAACAAAACAGAAAATCTTGCAAGCAAAATCTTGCGCAAGCTTCAGCTTCCTGATAATCCAAATACACGTAAAGAGGTTCTGCATTATCTCCAGAAAGCTGAATGTGAGATAAAGGGGACCACACGTAGGTACTATGAAATTCACGGCGAAAACTTCGGCGGCAAGGGAAGTTTCGTCGATGATGGTAACACAATAATTATTAAACTTTAAGAAAGGAGCGAAAAATGGATACCTGGCAGGAACGTGCAAGAAAGATGCTTGTTAGTGATTTCAAGTTTAACAGAAAGAAGGTAAACGCAATTATTAAAGGAGTGACAAAACGTCATCCTGATGCAACTGATGATTATCTTTATAACGTAACTATAAAAACAGCTTACGACAGATTATTCTAAGAAAGGAAACGTGATATATGTTTAAACTTTGTCACTGCAACGAAATCAATCCTTGCTTCGCAAAAACACAGAAAGGTAAATGTGAAATACTTACCAGCACATACAAAAAACCTGGACAGTGTCCGTTTAGAAAAGCAGGAATTGCCGACATAGCAAAGCGAAAGTAATTCATTACCAGATAAAGCACATAACTTACGGGTTGTGTGCTTCAATGTGGCAATGAGTTGTTCATATAAAAAGGAGATCAAGTTATGGACGGAGTATTTGCTTACATGTCAAAACCATCTAAGTCAGGCAAAAGAAGGTATGTGTATCAGAATTATAATACACATGAATATTCATTTGATCATCTTCCGGGTGTTGAATATGAGGAAAGCAAACTTGTATATTCCACAACAGAAAGTTTGAAAAGATGGGAAGAACTTTTTAGCAAATTTGAATTTATTAAACCAAAGTGGAAAAAGATCTGAAAGGAGAGCAAAATGACAAGCTTATTAGAAGGTAAATCAATAAATCTTATCCGTCATCACGGCGGATTAGTCGCAGGAGATCCAGAGAGAATAGATCTCTGGATTACTGGCGGAGTTCTTCAGGTTACTGAACCGAATGATGTTTCATTAATTAATCATTTGGTTAAAGAAGCGAAACGGATGGAAGTTGACGTAAACGATTACGTCAGATACATGCTTATTGAAGAGTATGGATGGTAAGGAGGTAAAGATGAAAAATTTTACAGAAAACGATATATATATAATAACATATATTAATAAAAAAGATAACGATAGTATAGATAGTGATTCTATCGTTATACTTGGCGAACCAGAAGCTCATAAACATTTTGATTATGTTTGTAAAATTGAAGCTCATGATAGAGTGATTCTTGAAAAAGGGAAAATTGTTACTTATTTAAATAACTGTATTGTACCTGATGTGCAAATTAGAGAATGGCGAAAGGAAAGGTAAACATGTACACGGTATACGACGTCCAGACATTCTACGGAACTCGCCAGAAAACGTTCCAGAACAGATGGAACGCAGAACAGTATTTGCGGCATCTTGCAAGGGAATATGATGCGGATCTTCTGGAATTCCACCGCAGAAGAATTTCGCGGGATGAATATATTCTCACAGACTTCGCCGATTAAGGAGGTAGATGATATGTTGAAGGCAAGAGAAATCTGTAATAAAACAGCCAAGGGAATTCCGTATGTAATGATTATCAGTTATATCCTTGATAAAGGACAGGCGGTAATTTCAAAAATTACTGATGAGCAGATCGAATCTCTCGAAGAAAATCCAATGATGACAAAAGAATTCATCCAGAACCTGGTAAGAGCAGCAAGGGAAGTTGTTCTGAATTGTGATCAGAATGACATTGTTCGGTTAATAAAGGCTGAATGGTGTTGCTCCGGTGAGGTATACGATCCTGATAAAGATCAGTTTGTTAATGAAGATTTTTAAGAAAGGAAACGCAGATGAAGGCTATTGATATTATCTACAAAAACCTAATGGAAGGTAAATATTATGGTTACGTAGTAAAAAACGTAAGATTTCCATACTTTCATTCAGTACTTTACAAGCGAAATAAGTTTTTCTATTGGAGTAATTACGGAAGCTCCGCAAATGATGCAAATAAAAAGGAACTCACCTGGATCATTGAGGTGATTTTCAAGATGACTCCGGAAGAATTTATTAACAAGTATGAGTGCAGAACATATACGGAAACGTTAAAGGAGGTTATGGCATGAAAAAAGAATTCCAGCGCAAAGTTTACGAAACCTACAAAGAAAATCATGACGCAACCACAAAACACGGCGGTTATGAATACAGCATTGCATACAACGCAATTTGTAGTATTCATACTTGGATAATCCGCCGTAAGGTAAATTGCGATTGGCATTGGTTAATTCCTCTTGATGAAGATATTAAATAAAGAAGGGAGATTAATATGACAGTAGTTACAGCAAAACCGCTCACATTCATGCAGATGTTCAACATCACTCGGCGTGATGCTTTATATATCACACCTTATGGAAAGGCAAGGATAATGAATGCATCACCTGATCAGGAAATCAATGTTGATCAGACCCTGGAACAGGATGGATACAAATGGGGGCTTCGCAAGGTAGCTCCCAATAAGAAATATGATTACCTTGCTATGAGGATAAAGTAATGATTAAAACATACCGCAATAAGCGAAACGCAAATAAATACATCGACGTTAAACATACCAAAGATCACCACTACCTCTGGCGGCAGCGGATGGTGTGGGGCAACGTAACAAATCATATTGGAACTCCGAAGGGTGGTTTTCGGCGGATGAATAAGAAGGCTATTAATGAAGTTCTGGAAGATTATCTGGAGGTGGTTGAATGACATTCGCAGAAGCGAAAGCGAGAGATGATTACAAGTTCAAGTTAAACGGAGTTGAGGATTTCATTCACGATCTTAAAACTGGTGAGTTTATGAACTGGACAGAATACGATGAACGTGATGGATATTTTAACTACGGAGAGGCAATCCTGGAAATCGGTTACGCAGACATTGAGTTGAATATAGAATCAATGTGTAACGGAGATGGTACAGGATATATCAATCAGCCTGATCCTTGCTACTTCATGTGCGTCAAGGGATTTAACAATGGTTGGTGTGATGCAGGATATCTTGATGACATCGGTGATTATCCTGTATGTGTTAACTGGGCCGCAAGCGATTGGGTTGAGCAGCTTGAAAGAGATATGTTCGAAAACTTTATGAAAGCTGTAAGAGAATTTGATATCAAGATTGATGAACCCAACTGGTTGGATGTTGATCATGAATTCGATGTGTTTGATAGACTGCATGGAATTGAAAGGTGATTAAGTGAAAGAAATCAATATTGAACAGGTAGAAATCTGTCCCGAATGTGATGCAGAAAATGTTTTTCCTGGATGGGATCCTGAAGAGAAAGGATATATTGCAACATGTCAGACGTGCGGAAAGAAAATCTTTCTCTGCGATGCTTGTCTTCATGCGGATGATAATCCGAAAGGTAAATGCGACTGGTATAAAAATGAAGATGGTCGCGGATGCTTCAGAGGATGGATTAAGAAGGGAGAATGATGTATGAAGATTTATTTTGAAGAAGTTTTCCCGGATTATGTTTATAGCTACGGAAATGTAATTAGCATCCCAATTATTGATACCAAAGAAACCAACCTCATGATTGATAAAGAAAGATCTTCTAAAGGGAAAATTCCTTTCTTTAATGAAGATGAGCTTGGAAGAATTGATATGGAAGCCTGATATGAAATAAGATTGATTGTTGATAGAGAAACACTTGAACCGCAGGAAATTGAGGCATGGGTTGCAGAGGGTAGCTGTGAAGAAAAGGATGAAGAAACTTATCATTTCGATTTAGATGATAAAGAAGATATTAAAAGACAGCTTTTGGAACAGTTAAAATTATTTGATATGACTGCTGATGAATTAAAAGAAGTTGATGACTAAAGAAAACGAGGAGAAAAGGTTATGTCCTTAAGATTAATAACTCCATGTGATGTCGATGGTATTTGCCCATACAACGCAGAATCAATCGGCACCTGTGAATACTGGTGTGGACAAGATGAGCAAGAAGAAACTTATGATGACTATGATTACGAATATGACGAGGAGGAATAATGCAGAATATCTTGGTTTATGATGTAGAAGCAAAACGGATTGATGAAATTTGTGAAAAGTATGACACAACAGAGGCGGAGTTGATTGAAGTTCTGTTGGATAATGTATCCGACGAGGATTTGGAAGAAATGATGAGATGAATTATATGGAGGAATAAACATGGCAATTAGAGAAGAATATTTCCACATCAAAGGTAAACCCGTCAATACAACGGGAGATCCCGGAGTAACTGATAACTACATCCTCGCTACTCTTGATTATACAAAGGGAAGAGGATATACCTGGTCAATCCGCCCGATTGGTCAGTATACAGTTAAAACAGATGATGGTGATTTTCTTATGAATCGCCTGACGGTGTATATCCTAAAGGACAACAAAGAGATCTATAAAGAATGCTTGGTCCCGTGCCAGCGGAAAGGAAATGTAAAACAGAAAGAGGCGGAAGAGTTATTTGAAGGAAATGTTATTGCAGCTATTAAACATAGGCTTGGTTATGAAATTGACAAGGAAGGATGTGATTGAATGATGCAGTTTAAAATCTATCAGTTAGCTAAGAAAACTAAATATGCTTATATGAATTGTGCATATGCTTTTAATCATGGATTTAATTTCAATGATTATAAAGAGGTATATTCCGGAGAAAGAGAAAAGAAACATATTCTTGATAATCTTTGGGAAGAATTCAATATCAATCATCCCGCAGATTTCCGGGGACATTCCATGAGCGTATCTGATGTAATTGCACTGAAAGATGAAGGCAAAGATTATTGGTACTGGTACTACTGTGATAGTTTTGGATGGGAAGAAATTACCGAATATATTAATAAATAAAGGAGAATAAAACATGAAGAAAATCATCAATGGAAAAATGTACAATACAGAAACCGCAACAGAAGTTGGCGACTGGTGTTCATATCTCGGAATTACAGATTTTGGCTACTATGAAGAGACACTTTACAAAAAGAGAACAGGAGAATATTTCTTGTACGGATCTGGCAATGCTGGTAGCAAGTATTCGGCATCTTGCGGAACTAATACATGGTGTGGAAGCGAAGGGATTACTCCACTAACAGTTGATGAAGCGAAAGCTTGGGCGGAATATTACCTGGATGCAGATGAGTATGTTGATATTTTTGGTGAGGTTGAAGAATAAGGAAGGAGGTGATCATGAGAAAATTTTATGACGTTGATCGAGACGAAACAATAACAATAGAACAGTTAGAAAAAGAATACAATGAGATAAAAGCAATCGGCGGTACTGATTCAGAAACATTTGATGAATATATTATCAATTGCTTGACATACAACAATGGAACATTAGAAGAAATTAAGGAGATGATTGTATGAATAATATTCCAAATTGTGTCCCAGAATATTACCGCAGCATGTGGGAAGATGAATGTCATGAGGCAGAAAAGGAAATGGAACGGCTGTCTTGGTATGAAAAGAATAAAGAATACCAATACAAACGTTACAATGAAGGCTGTTGGTTGATCAGCTTCTACCCTGATGAGTGTGATAATTGCGCTCATGGAGAAGAAGCGAACCCAACAGCAGAGTGGGATGATATTCCCACGAAGATTTGTAATGACTGGAGAAACTGTCTGGTATTCAAGAAGTATGTTGCTGAACACTGGCCCAACTGCTCATATGAAGAAGTTTGCAGTTGGCATGATGAGAAGGGAGGTCACGATGAAACTTAAAGAAGCCATTAAAGCTGTTTCTTATAACGCAAGGCTTCAGATTTTGGTTAAAGATGATTACGGCTACAATTTCATGTTTCCGAAATGTGACTTAATCACCCGTGAAACAATCGAGAAATTTTATCCCGAACTTCTTGAAAGGGAACTTAGTGATGGGTTTCATGGGGAAGGAATTCGGGAAGGGATTTATGTACATCTGAAATAAAACAATAATTTATATGGAGAATCGCTTATGAAAAAAGAAAATGAAGCAATTATGGAAGCTATTGAATTCTTTACCAAAGGCAAATTTAGTGAAAGAAAACCGTTCCTTAAAGAAGCCTACGGTGATAATGGTGCCTTATATAATGGATTTAGATTCAACAAAGAAGTGTGGTGCTGGGTTGTATGGAAAGCAACAGATATTGATTCCGCACCACAGTACAAAGGTGAACCTTTGTGTAAGGTAATTCCTGACACAGTACCGATTGAAAACATACCGAATGTTTTAGAAGCGCAGCCATGGACATATATTTGAGGAGGTGATAGCATGACGGACCAGCAGATTAAGGTAATGTTTTCTAAAGAAATCTTGAGATCGTTGAGATTTGGTGATGCATCAGCGGAAATGTGTGTAAGAAGAATCTTGTTTTCAGAGGGAAATGCTATTGATTGGCAGAGAGCATATGAAGTTGCTCTGGAAGAAATGCCAGAGTTGAAAAATTACAAAGCAGAATAAAACGGTTATTTGAAAGGAGAGCAATAATGAAAACTCAAAAAGAAATCGAAACAAAAATCAAAGAACTTATGGACGAACTTGATTGGATGTATGATGACTCTTATCCCTATGATTCGTGGGAAGAAGTACCCAAAATTGAGTCACAAATTTACATCCTTAATTGGGTGTTAGACAATAAAAGATAGGTTTGATGCCGTGGAACTATTCGAATGTTTTAAGAAGGGAGAGCCAAGATGGAAAACATTGAAAACTACTTTGGAATTTGTGTAGCTTACTGGATGTCAACTGGATTAAGCGAGGGCGCTGCAACAGTAAGGGCGGTTTGGTGGGATTGTGTTGAAGTATGGAACGCAGATAAGTCTTGGACAGAAGATAAAATCGCATTTATTAATCGTTATAGGAAATATAAACCATATGGTCCTGTACCAGAAATGAAAATGGTTGAAGAGGGAAACGCATAAAAAACAGCTTTTATAGAAGGGAGATTGTGTTATGAAATTATATTGGCCAATGGCGATTATTAAACGTGGTAAAGAGTGGGATATTCAGCACACATACGATGCCGCAATGTCTTATGAAAAGGCAATGGATGCAATAAAGATATGGAGAGATGAGTATAAATTCGAGATTATTTCTTTCTGGATTGATGTTACTGATAACGGAAAGAAAATTGAGAGAAGTACTCCGTATGTATATCTTGATCTTGTAAAAGAACTTTGGGCAGATTTTGGAGATGTTCCGATGAATCCTGAAACGGAATGTATCGAAGATTTCTGGGGAAGATTTATTCCCGGAACTCACAGAGAAGAGATCTGGCACTGGTTTGAAGAAACATTCCACGTTAGCGTTGCGGAAGATTTGATGTAATAAGACCAGCCTTTAATGAAGGGAGAACAATATGGAAAAGTTGATGGTGAGGCACGATGATTACTTTGTATGGATCGTAGATGACAAGTTTAATCGTATATCTAACTTATACGATTACGATTGTTATTCCGAATGGAGTTACATTCAGGCAAGAGATAAGGCATGGAAAGAGGTGATGAAATGAACAGAAAAGAATTACTTGAAGAACTGAAGAAATATATGAATCACCTTATTCGTATGGGTGATGAAATGCCATTAGAAGTTTGGCTTGATGATTACCCTAACAATGTAATTGACATTGAAGATATGGCAGAAATCGGGTATCACTTGCGATATGCTTGCGAATATATAAGCAAGTATGTAGACCGATAAAAGACACGTTTGATGAAGGGAGACGATAATATGACAGATATTATTCAGCAATGGAAAAGTGAAGCACTTTGTCTTAGCAGTGTTTATAAAGACACAACAGTATTCCATGTAGAGGGAAACACGTTGTATCTGATTACCAGATATCCTGGTTTATTTATTGGTTATCAAGGAAATTTAATTAATAAATACGAAGAAAAACTTGGCATGAAGGTTAAGATGATTGAGTTGCATGAGGGCATTACACAGTTTTAATAAAAATCAAGTTTCATGAAAGGAAAATAGTCAAATGGATAATAAAATCCAGTTTTGATAAGGAGGTAGATATATGAAAGCAAAAGAATATCTTGAAGAGCTTGAACTATACAATCTTATTCTTAATGAACTGACAGATCCGGAAAAGATTTCATATGTCAAAGAGAAAATTATTGAAACCAAACGCAAGTACAGAGCAAGACTTAAAGAAGAATGTGCGGATAAATATCTTTATCCGTATAACAAGAAAGGTAAAATAGTTGCATGCAGTAGCAATAATGACTGGGAAACCTTCTGGAGAAAAGTCTTCTTTGAAGGAGAGCATTGGGACGAAGAAGATAAGGAAGCTTTCAGAGATGACAACTGGATAGAGATAAATAGCCCATATGACTGCACAGGAAAAACATTTACCTGGGCTATTGATTCTTTTAATGTTCCGAATGGTGTTGTTGCTTATATTCGTTATGCAATTGATGTTTAAAGGGAATTGTAATGGAAGATAATAAGAGTGGTCGCTTTAGAAAAAAGAAAGTAAACTTCTCGATGATATCTAACACAATCATTCGAGATGAAAGCATTTCACTCAGAGCAAAAGGATTGTATACATTAATACAGTCTTACATAACAATGGAAACATTTACATTATATAAGAGTTACCTTATGAGTCAGTGCTGCGAGGGAGAAAGAGCTTTTGATTCTGCCTGGAAAGAATTAAAAGAAAAGGGATATCTTAAACAGTACAAAATGAGAGATGGTGCAAGAACATTCTACTATGAATATGAACTTCTTGATGAACCAGAAACAGAAAGTCAAGAGGTACATTCTCTAGAGGTACAAAATGTAGGTCTACAAAATGAAGACATACAAAGTGTACCACCTACAAAACGTAGCTGTATTAATAATATTATATATAATAATACTATATCCAATAATACTATATCAAATCATATCATATCAATCGAGGAGGTGAAAGATCAGATAGGATATGATGCATTCCGCAGGACAGAACAGGATCAAGTAAGTGAAATTGCTATGTTGATCACTGAGGTTATGAATACGGCAGATAACAAACAGATACGGATTGCTAAAGATAACATCTCCGCAGCGATTGTAAAGGAACGGTTTAGAAAACTTGATAAGTTTCACATTGAATATGTTCTGGAATGTTTAAAACAAAACAGTTCCAAGATATCTAGTGTAAAGAATTATTTGTTGACGGCATTATATAATGCTCCGCTGACAATGAATAGTTATTATGAGAATAGAGTAAATGTAGGAAGGTAGATGTAATGAATATTATTGATAAGATTATTAAAGACATTGATGATAAACTTCTCTTCGGCGAAGAAAAGAAACTTGAATACAGATTTCCAAACAAGCATATGATTGAAATCATTCTTCGTAGAAATGATTTGGAATTCTATTATGTTCCGACAGAAGAAATCAGAGGCAAACTTACTCTGGCGAAATTCATCAACAAGAATAAAATTACTAACAAGAAGATAAAAGAGATCATAACTGAATATACAAAGTATGTGCTGACAGCACAAATGAAAGATGAAAGATGGGTTAACAACAATACAGAAAATGGAAGGATAAAAAAGAAATATCTTGGATTCGATGCAGGATCTAAAGCAGAAGAAGTTCTGAAGTGGATTAAGGAAGCATATATGGCAGCGTGATGAAAATTGAATATGGAACTGGGAAATGAGGATCTGGTGTAAAAGCCAGGTCCTTTTTGATTGCAAAAAATTTCATATAAAGAAAGGTTGGTCGATTACATGGCATACAAAAAAGAAACAATCGTAAGCATCACAAAGAAGGCAGCTGAACTTACAAAGATTTACAGAAACAAAAAGTCTAGTGAAATCAACATCTGCATTTCCAAAGGAAACAAAAAGATCGGTCGTGTACTTAATGTTTCTCTGATGCCGATTATGACTTGCGGAAATTGCAAACACTGCCAGGGTATTTGCTATGACATCAAGGCTTGTGTCCAGTACAAGAATGTTCTGGATGCAAGAGTTCGCAATACGGTTCTTGTTAAAGATCATAGAGATATCTATTTCAACAAGATTAAAGAAGCCTGCAAGAGAAGAAAAACAAACAAATTCTTCCGCTGGCATGTGGCTGGCGATATTCTTGACTACGATTACTTCTGCCAGATGGTTGATATAGCAAGAGAATTTCCGGAGTTCATCTTCTGGACATACACAAAGATGTATTACATCGTTAATGAATGGTGCGACAAAAACGGAAGAGAAAATCTTCCGAAGAATCTTTCGATTATGTACTCCGAGTGGAAGACGGTTGATGAAAATGGAAATTACGTTGTTGTTCCGTTTGATAATCCTTATAACTTCCCTGTATTTGCAGTTCGCTTCAAGGGAGAAGATGCCCCGAAAATGCATCGTTGCCCTGGTAACTGTGATATCTGTAAAGAAACAAAACATGGTTGCCCGTTTGGAGAAAGCAGTTATGCAGATGAACATTAAATATGAATAATAAAAAGTAGTTGACAAAAGAAAGGAGATATGATATGAATAAAGTAGGCTACAAGTTATTTGAAATGAATACAAATGGTGATCTCTTTCCTCTCTTTATTGACAAAAACACTCCAATTCCTAAAAACAAATGGATTCCCGCTGAATATCATCCAACTAAAGGATTTGCACCAAGAGGTGGTTGGCACATTGGTGCAGATGTTCCTGATGCTCCCTGGTTAAAAGCTTATAACGGAACAGATACTGGTTACTACAAACCGAGATGGAAACACGGTCAGCGTGTTTGGTGTGTAGTTGAGTACAATGCAAACCATGATTATAATATGGAAGTTTCTCAGTTAACAAAGAAATGTTTCACGGATCGGGTTCCGGAAGATGGATATTATTTCTTTAGAGAAGTTGGTAAAGGAACTTGGGTAATAACTTCTGATATTAAGATACTGAAAGTTCTTACCGAGGAAGAAAGGCAGCATATTATAAAGGAAGCGAAATACGATGAAGCCGCAGCGTATAGTAAATATAAGGAGGCGTTTGAAAAAAGAGGAGTGGTTGCTTGAAAAGAACATAATTGCTGTTGATGATAACGATAAACAAGAATAATAAAGAAAAGGAGATATGAATATGGCAGCAAATGTAGAATGGATGTTCAGTGGCAGCAATGAAACCCCGTGGCACGGAATCGGTGAGGTTATAAAGGGAACCCTTTCTTCTGAAGAAGCAATCAAAGTAGCAAAACTTGATTGGGATGTTATTCCTAAGCCGTTATTTGATGAAAAGCATAGAGAGATTCCAGGCTTCAAGGTAAATGTAAGAAGTTCTGATGATAAGATCCTTGGTGTTGTTACTGATAGATATAAAATCGTACAGAATGATGAAGCATTTGCTTTTACGGATTCTCTTCTTGGCAAGGGTGTTCAGTATGAATCAGCTGGTTCTCTTGCATCTGGAAAAAGAATTTGGATGCTGGCTCGTATGGAAAACACAACTCTTGCAGAAGAGAAAATTGATCCTTATCTGGTATTTACTAATTCTCATGATGGAACTGGTGCAATAAGAGTTGCTATTACTCCTGTACGTGTCGTTTGTCAGAACACGTTAAATCTTGCTCTTCATCAGGCATCTCGTCACTGGTCCTGTGTACACACTGGTGATATTCAGGGCAAACTTGAAGAAGCCAGATATACATTATCTAATGCAGAAAGATATATGGAAGCATTAGAAGAAGAGTTCGGTGAACTTAAGCTGAAGAAAGTTACCGAAAAAGAAGTTAGAGATCTTACTGATAAGCTTTTGGAAATGGAGTTTGAAGATCTCGTAAAGAGAGCAAACGTTGACAAGAAAGTTGTTGACTTCAAAGACATCTTGAAGTCGCACAAAGCAGAAGAGAAACTCGATCAGAAAAGAACGGAGATCTTGAATATCTACTTTGATAAACCTGATCTTCGTGGCACAGAACACACAGCATTTAGATTTGTTAATGCAATTAGTGATTATTGTACTCACACAACGGATCACAAAAACACTAGAAACTATCAGGAAAACCTCTTCATGAAGGTTGTTGATGGACATAGCATGATCGATAACGCTTATAAGTTAGTTAAATCCGCTTAAACAACTAAATACAATTGAATAACATGCGAAGAGGGAATTCACAGCGAGTTTCCTCTTTGATTTCTCTAAAAGATTCTAAAAAAGAAAAGGAGATAAGATATGCTGAATAAGGCAAACATTACATGGAGCGCAAAACAGGTTTACAAGATGTGGTTAAACAACCTTTTTAGATTTGATAACATTATCCAAAGATCTTATATATGGGAACAGATAAGAAAATCTGAACTTATTCATTCTATGCTGGAAGGTTATCCGATCCCGCCGTTTTACGCAAGAAAAGTTGACGGCAAGATTTATGACTTCCTGGATGGAAAGCAGAGAATGAATGCAATTACTGGATATATTAATGATGTATACGAACTCAAAGGAATTGATCTGGTTGAGTTTGAAGATAAAATAATTGATGTAAACGGAAAGAAGTTTTCTGAACTTCCGGAAGATCTTCAGGACAGAATCAAAGATTATTCTTTGACAATTTATTACTACGAAGCAATCACGCCAGAGCAGGTAAGAACAATGTTCCGCAAACTGAACAATGGAAAGCCGCTGTCGGCGAAGGAACGTAATATTGCAAATTGTGTTGATATCATTCGGGTATCAGATATTGGTAATCACGAACTCTTCCAGAAAATTCTTACAGAAAAGGGAAGAGATTCAAGGAAACAGTTGCCGATTGTTATGAAGATCTGGACCATGCTGAATGAAGAAGTTGATACAATCTCATTTGACAGCAAGACATTTAATGAGATCATGCAGCAGACAAGAATTGCCGATGACGAAAAGGAAAGGATTGTTACGATTCTGGATAAGATCCTTGCAGTTTATAATCTTCTTGAAGAAGAAAAGAGAACCGAACGGAAGAAGATGGTTAATGAAACTCATCTGGTTTCGCTCATTCCATTTTTCGAGAAGGCTGTTGATGATGGTATTGAAGATAAACTGATGGCAGACTTTATTGTGAAACTGTTCTGTGAAAGAGTTGTTTCTGAGGAATACGAAAAGGCTTGCCACGGCGGAGTTGCCAGAAACGCAAACGTAGTTAAACGAAATGAAGAAATTCAGAAGGTTTGGAATGATTTCTTTGAACTTTAATTGTATCTGATAATAGTGTATAATAATAGAAAGGAGGTGGTGCAACTTTGAGAAAGACGAGGTTTATGGATCAGTCAACATTTATTTGCACCACATGTGGAAAAACATTTCCGCTTATGAGAAGTCATGGTCAGCATAGAGAACGTGGACATATCAAGGATCTGTGGTGTCCCTTCTGCAAGGCAGAGCGAAAGTTCCGGGAAGTGAAACGCGGCGAAGGTTATATGACGGCTGCTGGTATGATATATATGTAAAAATTTTGTAATACTTCATATATTGTGTTGCTCAAATATGTAGTTTTGATATAATCCGTTTAGAAAATAAACGGAGGGTATTGAAATGAAATATGTTATAATTACAAATAGTTGGAATGATAAAGCATCTGTTATAAAAGTTGACCAGGCAAATGCAAAAGAAAATTTAATAAAGAATTATTTGAAGCTGTATATGAACAGTAACACAGATAAAGAACATTCATATATGGACAAAGATTACGCAATAATAACCACAAAAGATAATCAGAAGATAGAATTATTTATTGTATAAAGGAGAATAAAATATATGTTTGGAGCGCTTATTAGTATTGCACTGTTTGGATATCTTGGAATTGATGCAGCAATGAAGGTCGGTAATAATACATCCTTAAGGCAGCAAGCCAGAGCACAGGGAAAGAAGTATTATATGGATAATAAAAATCGTTATCGTTCGGTAGATACAAATGAAATTTGTATAATTGACAGAGATGGATTTTTTCATAATAAACATAATGTATGTTATGGAATTAAAACGGGTAGAATTGTTGATGATGCAACAAAAAATAAAGCAGCGGAATTTAATGAGGATCTTGAGAGGAATGGAAAAGCGTATTATTATAAAGAATATTCAAGATTCAATCAGGTGAGAAATAAAAATACTTGGTATCCAATAGAAAAAGAAACGGGAAGACCTTTTGAAATTCAGGTGTATACTGTTTATAAAGATAGTGAACTTAGACCAAGAAAAGTAAGAAGAGAGATTATTCTTTATTATTTAGATGATCAGAAGATTAGAGATTATCAGTCTGGTCTTGAACCTGGTTATTTTGATTATGAAAAAACTAAGGAAGAAAAGGCTAAATGGAAAAAGAAATTATCTCTTGAAGAAGCACTTGCTTATACTTCTAAATATAACACCGTAGAAGAACTTGAAAATGAACTTTGTTTTCCAACTTGGAGGGATGATCATTATACGAATTGGGTATTTCCTGGCGTAAAAAGCTTTGGATGATTAAAATAGGAGAGTGATCGAATGAAAGGCAGAGAAGAGAATAAGATCAAGATTGATAACCAGATCAAAGAAAAACTTATGGATCAGCCAAGAGTGCTGTATGAATATTTTGCATATTTGTCTAATAACGGAAGAGATTCCGCACCAACCAGAAGAGTATTTATTTATGGAATCATTAGATTTTGCAACTGGTTAAAAGAAAACGGATACAATGTTAGTATCACTAGTGGATGGAAGAGAATTACTCCTGGCGTCATTAATACATATCTTCTTGAAATTGGGGCAAACGTAAAGCAGAAGACAAAGGCTAGTTATTATGAACATATTAAACTTTTCTTTGAATTTCTGTATAGTATGGATTATATTGAAGTTAATCCATTTGATGGAAACAAGATTCCGAAACAGAAATATAGTGAAGAAAATCATATTGAATATTTGACAGAAGAAGAGATTGTTGCAGTTAAAGAACACATTAGAGAAAACGAAGGAATTAATTCTCTTTTGTTTGAAACAATATTTACACTTGCATATAAGACTGGTATTCGTATTACAGCATTGACAGAAATCAATATTGATGATATAAATATAAGTAATAATAGCATTGAAGTTACTGATAAGGAAAACTATACACGAGATGTATTTATTGGAAGCAGCACAGCAGAATTATTAAAGAAATATTTAAGATTTAGAGAAAGCCTTCCAACAGAAAGTAATGCATTATTTGTTATTAAAGATTGGGGACCGAAAGGATATGTAAGGATTCCATATAAAAGAGTTCACAGAATGATTCTTAGAAATACGGAATTCACAGGGAAACATATTACACCACATAAACTTCGTGATACTTGCGCAATGCTTGTATATGAGGAAACTCATGACATTTATCTCACTGGGGAAGTCTTGGGCCATAAAAACTTCGAGAATACAAAAAAGTATGCTAAGGTAACGGAAAAGCGTAGAAGAGAAGCGGCGGATTTCCTTGATAAAATTTAAAGGAGCGTAAAGTATGCTAAAAACAAGAGACGAGCTGGACAAACATTTTGAAAGTGTAATTGTAAAGTACGCAGATGATCCAAAGATCATGAGACGGATTGCGGATTATTGCTACGAAAATTTTGATCTTCCAAGAGCAAGAACAATGACAATTCTTGGTCTGAATGTTAGTATTCGTGAATGCAGCGAAAGCGAAATCTTTTGGATTCTTGTAGCCATGAATAATTATTCCGAGAGATGGAACCTAAAGATCTCTCAGTTCTTTACAGATACAGAAATCAATGTCTATATGAAATCCAAAAATAATAACAACCCAATAGAATTTCCACTGAGATTTCCGATGATTCAAATAGCCGATGACCAGTGGATTGGGAAGATAACGGCTAAGGAGCTTATTCGCCTCAGAAGGGCGGACATGATCACATATAACAAAAGCGCCCAACGTCGCGCCAAGACGATTGTACGGGGCGATAAGGAGTTTACAAGGCTAAATGTGATGGTCGGTGTCGTAAATAAAATTGCAGATTTATTAGTCAAACACAGATTTATATCAAACGCTATAACGTTAAATATACCTGACGGAATGGCAGATTTCTTTTACGACAGTAAAAATAAAGAGTTGGTTATTAATAGCCTAAGATCATTTGATATCATAGATGGTTTTCACAGGTATGTTGCTATGTGTAATGTCGCCGATGAAAATATTGATTTTGATTATCCAATGGAACTTAGGCTTGTTGCTTTTTCAGAAGAGAAAGCTAATAACTTTATTTGGCAAGAAGAACAGAAGACAAGGATGCCAGTAATTGATGCCAAGTCATATAACATGAATGATCTGGCTAATAAGATTGCAAACAGAATTGCGGAATCGAGTATTTGCGCCTTAAGCGAAATCATTGATAGGAATGGACGAATACCTATTGGTCACCTGGCGTATGCAATTGATGGAATTTATCTTAAAAATATGCCAGAGGAAAAAAAGAAAACGGCTATTGTGGATGTTACTAAAGATATTATAGAAGATTTTAATATCTTAACTGACCATGATAGTAGCTTGTTGACAATGAATTGGAAAGTGTCTGATATTTATATTTGCATTAACGTATTCTTCTTAATGAGAAACAAGGACAAAAGAAAACTCTATGATAACTATGTGCTGGTAAGAGATTCAATAAAGGAAAATCCGATTGAAAAGAAATTTATGCTAAGTAATACCATTAAAAAGCAGATGCAAATAGTTGAGGCAATAATGGAGGATGAAGATGTATAATGAAAAGCAAAAGCTAAGGTATTTAAAAGATTGCGAGGGAGTATATGATGAGAGTACCATAAGAAATATTGTCAGCAAATTTAATGTTTGTGAATGGATAGAGATAGAAAGAGGGAAAGATATTTCTCTGTTTACAAAGTATGAAATTGACGATTATCTTTATACAGTAGGAATGAAGAGTTCTCCGGGATCTTTAGCAAGTATTGTTTCTTATTATTCTAAATATGTAGAGTGGTGTATTAACAATTCTTTGGTTCCAAGTGGAATTAATCATTTTGATGAAATTGTTGGTGAAAAGAAATTTGATAAGTATTTAAACAGAAGATTAACAAAGCGAAAATATATTACTCAAGGAGAATTTGATGATGTTTTAAATCGTATTCACAATCCCAGAGATCAATTTGTTTTATGCTGCTTATATGAATTTGGAATTTCTCCAAACCAAGTGGAGATTATGAATATTCATTTTAGTGATTTTGATCTTAAAAACAATACAGTAAAATTGATTTCCGGAAGAGAACCGAAAGTATCACAAAAATTAATCCATTATGCAGAACTTGCAGATCAAGAACTTGAATATACAGTAGAAGTATATGATGGATCCTTTAGGAAATATAAACTTCTTGATAATGGTTTGGTATATAAAGATGTTGACTGGGGACCAATCAAGCCGAGTCCAAATGCTTCTCAGAGAATCTTCAAACTTCTACGCCAAGTAAAGAAATCAACTGGATTGGATGATGCCGTCACAGCCAATAGTCTTTCTGATGCTGGATTTTTTATGTTTGTCGAATCAGAAGCAGAAAAAATTGGAATAGATCCAATAGATTTCATAAAGGAAAATGAAGAGCTACTTATTAATCAGTATAACAAGAATACCGTAAGGGCATTAGTAATTTATAAAAAGGTAAAAGACCTGTTTTAAGCGGGTCTTTGGTTATAAACTTAATTAATAAAGAAAGGAAATATAATTTATGAAGAGTGTAGAATTTTATAATGACCTCGCTGCTGTTCTGGAAAATGGTTCTATTGGATTCTATCTTAGCACTTCCGCATTTGAGATGACCCTGAATGTTACAAAAGATAATCTTGTGTATCTGGATGAAAATGGTTTGTCTGTTAATATTGGTTCTTCTGAATTTACCTTTTATTTTGATATGATGGAAATTGAGTGCAGAGAGGATGAATACGGGAAGACGTACATCCTTAAGGTAAATGAAAATGAAAGATTAACATTTATTGTTTGATAATATAAATATTAAAGGGGAGTATAATTCTACTCCCCTTATTTATTTATTTATATGCCTGTATACTATTCTTTAAGAAATTTCTATTTGCATAGTTGAGATTTTTAGTTGTTAATAATCCTTTACTTTCCATGAGTTCTAATTTAAAATCAAGAAGATCATTCGGAACATATAAAGATCTTGCAACTGCTTCAAAATCATTATATTCTTCAAAGGCAGATAGAACCTGTTCGTCAGAAAGCAAAAGTTCGGCGCAGAAATAATGTGCTTGGACTTCGAGAGTATCAAGGGAATCATGAATGCCAATTTCGTGATACGTCATAACTGTGTCACCGTGGAGTATAGAATGTCCAAGTTCGTGGCCCAGAATTATTGGTTCATATTCTTCGTTGAGATTGCTATCTAATATGATGTTTTCAATTCCGAATTTATTAACATAGTAACCTTTAAGTTCTTTTTGCAAATCGTGATAATATACATTGATGTTTAGGGCAGAACAAATTTTGCGCGGATTTCGTGTTCCACATTCAGATATTATATTAGCAACTTTAAAACAAATTTCTTTTAAAACTGATTTCTTCAAAGTATTATCACCACCCTTCAGTTTATAGTTTATTAACTAAAGTGTATAAAAATCATAACATCTCTTTTTCTAACGCTTTTCTAAGGGAATCCATAAATACCTGGCGGTAAGATTCCAGAAATATTTCTATTGTATTCTCTTCTATTGAGGTACCAGCCATGAGGGCAGGAGTTTTTTCTTTAACAAACTTTCGCAACTCTCTTTGATATGATTCCTCGTAGAAATCATCTCCTGGATCTGACACAGAATCATCGAAAAGAAATTCTTCAGTAACACAAAGTGCTTTGGCAAGTTTACGGATATTCTTCTTATGCGGTATTGCACCGAGTTTTTCATAAGAATGTATTGTTCTTTGGGATACGCCGATTTCTTCTGCCAGATCTGTTTGAAGTAATCCAAGGGAATTGCGGCAGAATTTAATCTTTTCTCCAAATGTCATAGCTGTTCCTCCTGTTTAGCAAAATATGTAACTACATATTTTGGATTATAATATATGAAGTTTTTGGTAGCAATAAGAAATATGAAGTTTTGAAAAATTTGTGAACAGAAAAATATAAATATTAAAAAAGATGTTGACAAGATAATTTATAGGTGGTATCATACACGATGTAAAGAAGTTCAGATGATTGTATATGTGAATAATAAAAAAGGAAACAACATATGTGGATTATAAATTCATCAAGAAACGTAGCTCTTAACGCAGCGGAGATTAAATCTTTACAAGTAAATCCATTAGATGAATCTGGATCATGTTTTATGGTGGAACCGGATGAAGTAGTAGCTTATGGAGTGTTTTCTGGCATCAATCTCATTGCTGGTCCATATAAGTCACAAGAAAAGGCAAACGGAGTTATGATAGATATTGTTTGCAGTGTTTATAGAGAGGATCCGTTTTATTGTCCTGAAGCGGATTATAAGGTAAAGGAATATGCATAAGATATTTCAGGTATTCAAAAATATAAGGGAACTGTTTTGTAAGCATCAGTTTGAAAGATTATATATGGACGAAGACCCGAAGGCATTGGTTTATAAGTGTAAAAAATGTGGCCAGGTTGTTCGGGCGGAGATTTTTGGAAGAGAAAATATTAACTTCCGTGGATGATATTTATTAGATAAAGAGATGGGTCGCACCCATCGGAGTCAAGGGAGCGAAGTTCGCAGATTGGTTAACTTGATAAGGTGGTAAGTGGGTAAGCCGCCATTAATGGGCGTTCGCCAAGAGGTAAGGCACAGCGCTTGGCAAAATAGTATAAGGTAAATACGCCGTATTAACGGAGATATTTGTGCAAGGCAGATTTTTGCTAATGACCGCTGCATTTCATTGGTTCGAATCCAATACGCTCAGATCTATAACTCATTTTTGTACCTCCAAATGACCAGTTTGGCGGATCTGGACAAAACCGCCATTTATAAAGAGGAAGCGAAATTAAAAAATATATGGTTTATTCTTTAGTAATCGAAGAATATGTGAATTGTTAATAGGCAAAAAATGCCTGTGAATAATCTAATATGAAAAGAAAGTGATTAATTTGGAAGATAGAAATTTTGATGGGTTCGCTATTACAGATAAAGAGACAGGTGAAATAATCGCCGAAACAGATCCTGGTGATAAAATTAAAATTATCACATCAAAGCAATTGGATTATTTAACCGATCCAGGAAGAGATTTTAATAAAGGAAAAACATTTGTGAAATTATATGATGAAGTTATCCCGGATTTAGTAGAGCATCTTAGTGGCACAGAATTGAAATATGTTATATCTATGGCACAACATGTTTCATATAAAGATTGTGTACTTAGAAAGACAAATAATAATTTAAGCGAACCTATTAGTGCAAGTGAATTTTGTAAAATTCATAATTATAATTATGAAACTGGAAGAAAGATTTTTAACTCTTTAAAGAAAAAAGGAGTAATAGCATATGTAGAAGTTGGTACTGTATTTCCTGATTATATCGGAAGAGTTAATAAAATGTTTTTAGTTAATCCTTATATCTATTTCAGAGGATCAGATATAAATGATACAGTAAAAACTATTTTTGATGAATCTGGATGGAAAGAAAAACTAAAAAAATAATAAGATAGATATAAGAGAGTACGAATTACATTTTCCTCATTACTACGAGATTTTTAATCAATTAAGGTGGTCAAAAATTTCCCATATAGAGGGGTATAAATTTTCCCATTTGGTAAATACACGCACATAAAAGGAAAATAATTCCGTGTTATTTAATTGAGGTAAATATGAGTAAGAGAGTAATAAGAAGAAATATATTCGAGTCTAACAGCTCGTCGCAGCATTCAATCTGTGTTACCAAACGAGATGTCCACGTTGATCCAGAGGAATTTGATTATCACAGCGAAAAGTATCCGCACCCTGATGAATATCTTTATCTCTGGAATGGAAAGTTAGAAGTAAGAGACGTTGATGATGGATATGGTCGTTGGCCTTTTCAGATGTTAACGACATTCAAGGATAAACTTCAATACGCTATCTGCGAGTTTCTTGGATACAAGTACTGTGACGATGATGACTATGATGATATCTTAGAAGAATTCAATGATATCTGCCGAGAAGTTGTTCCTGGATTCGAGAGTCTAAAATTTCATACCCACGATGTAGATATTTATCTCGATGAAAATGGAGATCCTATCCCTAGAAGAGAATTAGAATATGAAGGATGGGATGAGGAAAATCATAGAGATATTTATTCTTATCTGGACGAAGACGGAAATAAAAAATCGGCGATATTTGACGAGAAGAATTACTACGAAGTTCCCGCAATCGGAACGATTGATCATCAGAGTGCTGGGTTGCTTACGAATTTCTTGAAGGATAAGGGAATTTCGCTTAAGGAATTTTTGACGAACAAGAAATACGTGGTTATTATTTCTGGTGATGAAGAACAAAAATGGGAAGAGTATAAGAGATCGGGTATGATCGATCTTGATTTTATTGTTGAAGAATATGACAGATCAGGCGAAGATGTTGAATGGGAACAGTGGAAGGAGGAACACAGAGATGAAGAGAGTGATACGTAAAGATGTGTGGGAATCCAATTCATCTTCAGTGCATAGCTTACAGATTTCTTCTGATGGAATGGAACCAAGCAAGCTTCCAGTTGATAAAGATGGATATATAACCGTTAAATACGGCGAATTCGGTAAGGATGGAACTGTTTATTCGTCCCAGGAAGACAAATTGTCTTATCTTGTTACTCAATGTTATTATCTTGGTGGATGGGAATATGACATAAATAGAGATAATAATTACCACTTCAGAAATATCGAAGACGCAATCATTGATTATACTGGTGCAAAGGGAATTAGAATTGTTGGTGGCGAACCTGATATAGATCATCAAACGGTTAGCCAAATGGGTTACGACGGCATGCATCTTATTCAGAATGAATGGGACGAAAAGGAAATTCAGAGTTTTGTTTTCAACAAATATATAAGTTTGTTATGTGATTGTGATTGAGGTGAACAATGAAAAAAGTAATTAGAAATGGTGTATTCGAGACAAATTCATCAACTCAGCATACTTGTGTGATTATGACCGAAGAACAGGATGAGAAATGGGAAGAAGAGAACCTATATTATTACGGAAAGGAATATTGGAATCGTTTTAAAAAACTTCCGGAAGATAAGCAGCCTAAAGCTGGAGGCTTATATACAAAAGATGAAGTTTTAGAATTTTATAAACTTATTGGATATGAACCAGATCCAGAGATATATAGTCCAGATGAAGATGATGAAGAAAATGATGTAAATGATATTTTTATAAAAGAGATGGATGATTTTATTAGTTATGAAGACTGGGGTAACAGTGAATATCTCGAATATGATACCAATTACTACACGACTCCTGGCGGCGAGAAGATAGTAGTTAAATGTAAATATGGATATGATGGTTAAGGAGAAGATATGGCCTGGGGCGTTTATAGAAATGGAAACTCAATTACAAGAATCAATCTCGAAGACGGTACAAAAATAAGAGAAACAAAAGATGATGAATTTGATCTTGATTTCCCAGAATCAATAGACCTGAATATAGGAACTAAGTGTGATGGCGGATGCAGGTTCTGTTACATAAATGCGTCACCAAATGGAATTGATGCAGATCTTTTAAGTGTACCATTCATTAATACTTTGCATCCCTATACTGAATGCGCCATCAATGGTAATTCAATTGATCATCCGCAGCTTATACCATTTTTGGAAAAACTGAAATCTAAAAATGTAATTGCCAATATTACAGTAAATCAAATTCATTTTGAAGCAAAGGAAGATATTATAAAAGATCTCGTTGATAAGGATTTGATAAAGGGAATTGGAATTTCTTTAAGGGATCCTACTTCAGAATTTATTAAACGAGTAAAGAAATATCCAAACGCAGTGCTACATGTAATTAATGGAATTTTCTCCCCCGAAGATATAGAAGCTACAAGAGATCAGGGGCTAAAGATATTAATTCTTGGTTATAAAAATCTTGGTCTCGGCGTTAGTTATAAAGAGAAGAATGATTATCTGATTAAGGCGAGACAGAAATATTTATATGATGTTCTTGAAACGCTGCCGAATCATTACAAGTGCTTGTCGTTTGATAATTTAGCCCTGGAGCAACTTGATGTAAAACGGATTCTTACTCCTGAAGAATGGGATGAGATCTTTATGGGCGAGGAAGGAACATCATCTATGTTCATTGATCTCGTCACAAAAAAATTCGGAATTAGTTCTCTGGCTTTAGAAGACGAAATGATGCCGATGCTAAATAATATTCGAGATATGTTTCAGATTGTGAAAAGTAAAGCGAGGGAAATGTAATATGGGTCTTGATATGTGTTTGCTCAAAAGAAAAAAGTTCCGAGAGAATGATGATGCATATAATGCTTTAGCTAGAAAAGCTTCGGAAGAGTTGATGCATTGGGGCAAAGCAAATCAAATTCGGCAGTGGTTTGTAAATCATACGGAACTTCAGCGTAGTGATAATAATAGATATATTCCTTTAGCGAAAGAAACATTGATTTCACTAAGAGATGATTGCAATAAGGTGTGTGCCAATCATGAACTAGCAGAAGAATTAATGCCAACTTCATCTGGATACTATTTTGGCGCTGCTGATTATGATGATGTGTATTTTTCTCGATTAGAATATACGGCTGAATGCATAGATGAAATATTAGAATACGTTGATTTTGAAACAGAAGATATTGACTATTATGAAAGCTGGTAAATAAACGTTTGGCGGAGTTCGTAAACCGCCAACTTGCGGATATGATGGAATAGGAAGACATCGGGAACTTAAAATTCTCGGGCAAAAGCCGTGAGAGTTCGATCCTCTCTATCCGCATTTGTACAGTTGACAAAGTAGAATGCTGAAGGCCAAGGTGTTTGAAATGTTATATGTACAAAGGAAACGCGAGTGTACATAGCGATTCCAAAATCTCTGGAAAGATGCTTTAGAAAGAGATTCTTTTGTTCAACAAATTTTACAACTGAATATTGAATTTATGTTGGATCAGATGCAAAAGAAACTATAAACAGCTGAGAAATATTTGTTACTATGAAACTATGTATATATTACACACAGAATTGAAAAGACCTATTAACCACCCCGAGTGATTACGTCTTATTGTAGATTCTTTTGACTTCAAATTTGTATCTGATGCCAATATCCGCCATTAGCATAGTTGGTATTATGCAGTCGCCTTATAAGCGAAAGATGCCCTGTTCGATCCAGGGATGGCGGATTTGCTAGAAAGAGCAATGATCGTATATCAGGTCTAGTCAGTTTGGTGAAACGATATATCCGCTGACCTTTCTAGCACGGGCTTATCCGAATTACTTAATTAGCGATGACGGCAACATAATAGAGAATTCGGTACGGCAGTTCTAAATCCTGGATAAGCACGGGACCTGGTTGCCAAGGTTAATATAAGAACTTCTGTATACGCATTGAGTATCTGCTGCTTCTGACGAGGAGTTGGATGTGGTGGGCTACGGAAACCAATCAAAGATGTTTTGCGTAAGGTAGTTGGAAGTAGCGGGGAAATTTGAGGAACGTATATGAACAAGCGAATCAAAAAGAAAAAACGAAATCAGTATCTTACTGGTACTGCAAAAGAAAGAAAATATAATCAATGGCTTTGCAAGAGATATCCCTTTCTCATTCCAAGATATGTGTGGACAGATAAGATGTCTTGGACTAGAGAAAAATACTACGCAAAAGTCCATGGCCATAAAGAATATGATCAGTTCAAGAGATTTTCTTATACACTCGCCGAGGATTTTATGCCAGGTTGGTGGAAAACATTTGGATTGCTGCTTTGCGAAGAGTTACGAGAAGATCTGATTAAGTGTAAATATCTATATAAGTTTCGGTTTGTTCAAATAAAAGAGAAATACGGATCCGCGAGAATGTATTGCAACGGCGCTCCAGTAGAATCCAATGCGTTTGAAATTATTGATAAATATGAATATATTTCAAATTATGTGTGCCAGTACTGTGGGAAGCCCGATGTTGCTCAAATAAATGACGGTTGGGTAATGACAATCTGTGAGGATTGCTACAATAAGATGAATCGCAGGAGAAAAAAGTATTTTAATCCTGTTCCATATGCGGAATTACTTGATGAAGACGAAGATTATACAATTCCAAATAAGCGAATAGTAAAAAGATACTCAAAGGAAGGAGATGAAATAATCGAGTACGACATTTCCGAAACTGTAAACGCCATCAGAAACAATTGGAGGGAGAGATGATTTTGATGCGTTGTCCAAGCTGCTCCAGAATGATAACTTCAAAGAATAGTTATTCGTTACGAGGGCAGACAATTGTATTTACTTGTAAATGCGGTTTTCAGAGACAGTATTTATCAGGGAGGAGGTATGAATATGGGAAAAGTAAGGGAATTCTTAAACAGGCATAACGTTCGAGTATATAGATGCGAAAGATGTGGAATTGTTGAAGCACCTTTTTTATATGGATCGAGTATCTGGGACTATGGTTGGCAAAAAGAAAATGGAAAGTTGTTTTGCAATAAGTGTATTCGACACCCTGGAATTTTAGATCCTCAATGCATTCAACGGCACAATAAATTTTTGCGGATGAAAGTGGCGAACAGTGGACATGTATGGTTTGCAAATCATGCAGATTTTGGCATTGTATGAACAATTTGTGAAGTATACTTGAAAATATAAAGAGAATAATATAAAATATATACATAAATAATAAAGAAGGAGTAGAATAATGGCTAAACCGAATAAAGCTCATCATGATCGTTGCGTAAAATATAAAAATCGTGGACAGAGAGAGATTAACAAAAAGGTCAAGCAGGAACGTGACGCAAAACGGAGAGCTAAGTTTGCTGCTCGTAGAGAAGCTGGTAAATGTTATAAATACGAACCACTTCCGAAAGAACCCGAAAACAAGAATTCTCGCTCCTGGTATGAATGGTACGGAATGAAGAGAGAAAGAGAATTGAAAGCGGATCCTTACAGAACAAAAACCGAATATCAGAAATGGACGAGTATTATGCGGAAGGTTCAGAACGAGATTGATGAAGAGGTTCGTCTTATGAAGAAAGAGGAGGCTAAAATATCGACCAAGAATGATAAGAAAAAATAACTGGCAATGTGATTTATCCCCTGATCGCTTGGCGGTTGGAAAGGGGGAGATCGTGTGGAATGTGGTAGATGTAAATGCACATTCAGATATAAAGAAGAAGACATAAAATTTGATGAAAATGGATATGGATATAGTACAAAGTATGTATTATGTCCAAGATGTAAATCTGTTTGTGTTATAGATTATATAGAAGATGAATGTTTGAATGTTAATGAAGATGAAAAATATTATGAGTATTAATGAGATAAATTGATGAATTATACGGAGGATTTTTTCAAAACATAGATTGACGATCTCCGATTTGAAATTGGAGATCATATAGATAATAAATTTCTTCATGCTACAATTATAAACGTAAAAGCAAACGGTGACAAAATTGGATATACTTGTAGATGTGATAAATGCGGTCATGAATTTCATAGACCACAAGGACAAGTATTAAATGGGGTTGGCTGCGGAGCATGTTCGGGGCGAACATTAGTTAAGGGCATAAATGATATCCCAACAACAAATCCATGGATGGTTAAATATTTTCCTGGTGGTGAAGAAGAAGCGTCTAATTATACTGCAAATACAAATAGCAAATCATTTATTCCTATATGTCCATTTTGTGGAAGATTAGGAGATAAGCCTACAACGCCAAACAAAATATATCATTTACATGGAATTAGTTGTATATGCAAAGACGGAATATCAATTCCAAACAAAATGATAAGAGGATTAATGGAACAAGCATTAAAACTAGGAATAATATCTTCTTATGAAAAAGAGTATAAAGAATTTGATGAAAATGGAATTATAAGACGTTTTGATATAAAATTCTTTGACTTATACAATAATCCTTATTTCATTGAAATGGATGGGGGAAGACATGGTTACATTATAAGGAAGCATAGTAATAAAGCATTTACTCCTCTTCCAGCAAAAATGTTCTATTCGGATTTGATGAAAGACAATATAGCTGCCGAGTTAATGATTCCTTTAATTCGAGTAGATTGTTTTAAGTCAGATACTGATTATATTATGAATGAACTATATAAGTCAGAATTATCTGCAATAATTAATCTAGATAAGATTGACTGGATTAAATTAGAAGAAATATGTTTTAATAGTTTGATGACCGATGTATGTAATTATAGAAATGAAAATCCGGAATTATTTTCTTCAGAAGTTGCAGAGATTTTTGGCATATCTCCTGATTCCGTAAAAGATTATTGGAAAAAGGGAACTAAATTAGGATTATGCGAATATAATCCAGAAAAGGAATTTAACAGAAGAAACTCATTAAAAAGAAATTGGCATAATAGTATAAAATTATATGTTGAAAATCTGAACGATGGCAAAAGTTGGACTTTTGATAGTATGAGCGAATTTTGCAGAGACTCTTCTCAATATCTTGATGGAGATAAGCTATCAAGACATATGTTAGAAAAAAGATTTAATAAAGTAGCGAACGATTATTTTATATATGATAGTGGATTGCATGAATATTTAATTTGGAAATATAAGGAGTGATATTAATATGGCGACTGGATTCATTAAGGCTGTAAGAGAAGATGTGTGGTTGAAAATCCAGATGGGTGGAACATCTGGCGCTGGTAAAACAATGTCTGCTCTTAGAGTTGGAACAGGAATTGCAAGAAGATGTAATAGTGGAATTGCATTTATTTCTTCGGAGAAATCAAGAACATTATATTATGCGGATAAGTTTGATTATGACGTGCTTGAGTTAGATGATTATTCTCCGGAAGATTATATAAAAGCTATTGATATGGCGGTTGATGCGGGATACAAGGTAATCATTATTGATTCTACTAGCCATGAATGGCAATGGCTGAATGATGTTCATGGAAAGATGCCAGGAAACAGCTTCCAGAACTGGGGAAAACTCAAACCGCGTCATGCAAAATTTCAGCAGAAGATACTTCAATGTCCAGCTCATGTTATTACATGTGCAAGGGCAAAAACGGAATGGTCACTTGAAGATAAAGATGGTAAGAAGGTTCCGGTAAAACTTGGTCTTGGAAATGAAGGCGATAAACAAGCAGATTTTGATTATACTGTTTCATTTTCTATTGCACAAGGATCACATATTGCTTCTGTAGATGCTGGCGGCAAAGATAATACTGGATTATTTAATGAAAAATATGAGGTGTTGACAGAACGTCACGGGGAAATGCTTTATGAATGGGCAAATTCTGGCGAAAAACCCGCTTCGATTCCGAAAGAAATTCCTGAACCGGGAGATGCAATCGTACAAGCTGCTGATGAACTTAAGGCGGTTAAAGCCCAGATTATCGAAGCCGCAAAAGCAGCTGGTGGTTCATCAAATGAAACCGTTATGACTACTGTTAAACAATATGTAGCAAGTGGAAATCCAAATGCAATTCGAGATATTGATAAAGCGAAGGAACTTCTTGCGAAGCTTCAGTCTATGTAAAATTAATAAAAAGGAGAATAATAAATGAATTTAGTAGTATTAGAAGGTAGAATGACTGCTGATCCTGAAATCAGATATTCAACTGGAGAAAACGCAACTGCAAACTTGAATTTTTCGGTTGCTGTTAATAGGGATTTTAAAAATGCCGAAGGTAATTATGATGCCGACTTCATTCGTTGTGTAGCATGGAGAAGTCAGGCAGAATTTATTTCCAAGTATTTCCATAAAGGAGACCCTATTCTCATTACCGGGAATATCAGAACTGGCAGCTATACAAATAAGGATGGCGCAAAAGTTTATACAACGGATGTTTATGTTGATAAGGTAAGCTTTGTGGTAGGCGGAAAGAGCGGAAATGGAACCGCTGGTCAGCCAACGCCTGGAAAAGTTGATACGAGTTTTATGAACATTCCAGACGGAATTGAAAATGATGAAATGCCATTCTGAGGAAAAATAAGTGGCTAATAAACAGAAAATAAAAACCGTACATTGCAGATATCCAAAATGTTCTCAGTTACATGAATCAACTGAGTTGCCAAAAGATGAGGCAGTTCAGGGTGGTAGCAAAAATTCCTACTATCATCCTGACTGTTATCACACACTTCAGACGGTAAATAAAATCAGAGATTTATTCGTATTGAAGATCGACTCGACATTAACCGGAAAGCAAGTAGGGATGCTGGTTTCGACGATCAACAACATTATTTTTTCCAAAAAAGTTAATGTTGATTTTCTGGAATTCGCTCTAGAATATATGATCAAAAACAAACCTGGTGTATTAAAACATCCTGCGGGTCTTCATTACATTATCCAAAATCAAGATATTATAAATGCATGGAATAAAGAAAAGGAATGGAAGATTAAAACGGAGATTAAAAATCATGAAACCATAATGGTTAATGATGAATTTCTACTGGATGATTTGCCAGAACAAAAGTACACATATAAACCGCAAGGACCAAGGAGCTTTGCGGATATATTGAGATAGATAATGGAGGGATAATACATGGACATAAGTGCAATTACAGATACTCAGGCGGAAGCGGGGGTCATTGCCACTTTGGTGTATCATCCCGATTTTATTTTACATAGTGATTATTTAAAGCCTGGATATTTTTATAATATTGAAAATGGATGTCTATACTGGGCAATCTCAGAATTATATAAAGCAGGAATTGATGTAATAGATGCATTGAATATTTCTAATATGCTTAATAGCAATAAAGCTGTAAAGCGGAAAATGGAAGAATGTAATCTTGGAAACATCAATGAATTTATTACAATGGCACAATATGCCGCCAGACATACATTAGAAGAATATAAATTACTAGTTAATAGTGTTGTTACATGCAGCTTCAAAAGAAATTTGGCAAAGATTGCATCAGAGATCCAGACTGATTGTTATAATTCGGATATGGATCTTTCTAAAATGAATGAAGTTGTTAATTCAAAAATATCCAAGTTAGTTGAAAGCTATATTACGTCAAACGAGGTTGAATTATTTTCAGAGAAAACGAATAGATTGTGGGAGAAATTAAGATCTCAAGATGCTTCAGAGAGAATACCATCAAAATTCAAATTGTTTAATCCGTATTTTAAATATAAACCGGGAGAATTAGTTCTACTAAAAGCAAGAATGAAACAGGGGAAGAGCGCATTCTTCTTAAATGAACTCGTGGATAAAATATCCAATGGAATTCCAACTTTATATGTTGATACGGAGATGGACGATGATAATTTTTATGAAAGATTATTGGCGCATCTATCTGGCATACAATACGAATTAATTGATGAAAATCGGTTGACAGAAGACCAGGTTAATAGACTGGAAAAGTGTAATGAATGGATTAACAATCATCCATTTGTTCATATTTATATGCCTGATGTAAACTACGATGAGATATATTCTATCTGCAAAATTCTAAAATATAAAATCAATCTGAAGTTTTTTATATTCGATTATATAAAGAGTAATAAAGAAGGGGCTGCTGAAAACGCAAATCTTCTTGGTGCAAGAACAGATTTTTTAAAGAATAGAATCGCTGGCGAATTAGAATTAGCTGTGCTGTCTGGAGCACAACTCGGAAGAAGTGGAGACGTTGCGGATTCAGATAAAATTCTCCGGTATGTATCAACAAGTATTTATTGGAGATTTAAAACCGTAGAGGAAATATCTACTGATGGATTAGAGTGCGGAAATATTTTGGCTTATGTTGATGTAAATAGAAATGGTCGCCAGATGATGGAAGACGAGGCAATTTCATTTTCTTTTGATGGAGATCGAATGAGAATTACGGAAGCCAAACAACCAGATAGACCCAAAACACCATTTGATGATAATAAGAAATCATGAGTGATATTAATTAGGATGTGAAAATGATATATTCCCAGGAAGCACTCGAAGAAATGGCTGATCAGGTTGATCTTCTGGATTATGCAAGTCAAACAGTTGATTTTGTAAAACATTCTGGGAATACACATTTTGCCGTTTGTCCCTTTCATTCGGAAAAAACTGCAAGCCTTGCGGTTAATGAAGACGAAAACTTCTTTCATTGCTTCGGTTGCGGACGTTCCGGAAATATATATAAATGGATCCAGTGGACAGAAGGTCTAACATTTGATCAATCAGTAAAAAAAGTTGCTGATATTACAAATTCAGATATTAGTAAATATGTTGAGTCTGAAACAATGAGTTTCTTTAAAATGTTAAAAAAATTAAAGGAACCACATAGAAAAGAAAATTTAAAAAGATCATATTTAGATATAGATCTTGACTATAAACAAAAGTATTTAGATGAAATCCCAGAAGAATGGATAAAAGAAGGAATCTCATCTGAAGAAATAAAAAAATATGAAATACTCATTGATCCATCGTCTAACCGAATTGTTTATCCAGTAAGAGATGCAAATTATCAAATGATTGGAGTAAAGGGAAGAACAAGATTTCAAAATTATAAAGACCTTGGAATCATGAAGTATATGAATTATAACCGTATAGGCATACTTGATTACTTTACTGGCATGATGCAAGCAGCGGATTATATAAAAGAAAGCAGCGAGATTATAATTGTTGAAGGCATAAAGTCGGTAATGAAATTAGATCATTGGGGATTTCACAACGTTGTTTCGGCAGAAACCAGTACACTTAATGAGTATCAGGTTGAACTTCTTGTTAGAATGCAAGTGAAGAGAGTGGTAATTGCATTTGATAAAGACGTACGTCTTAAAAAAATCAAAGAGTGTACCGGATTATTAAAACGATTTACCAATGTTTATGCTGTTATTGATAGATGGAATTTATTAAAGAACAAAGAATCACCTTGCGATGATGGGGAAGATGTATTCCGTTCTTTATATGAGAGGAAAGTAAAACTTTGAATGAATGTAATGCAGAAGATTTTATAATTTCGACTATGAAATGGTCGTTCTCCAGATTAAATAGTTTTGATACGGGATGTCCATATGAATGGTATCAACATTATATAGAATGCGAACCATCAAAACAGGGATTCTTTGGATCATTCGGTGGGTTTTGTCATAGCTGCCTGGAAAAATATTCCAAGGGTGAACTTGACCTATTTGATTTGTCTTCGTATTACGAGGACAATTTTGCAACAGAGGTTCCTTATGATGCACCACCAAACAAATATACAGATATTAAAAGTGATTATTATCAAAAAGGATTAGATTACTTTGATAACATAGATTTACCGCTCGATGAATATAAAATCATTGGCGTGGAAAAACGTGTGGATTTTATGATAGATAAATATCCATTCATAGGTTTTATAGATTTGTTATTACAGGATCCGGAAGATGGTAAGTTAATTCTATGCGACCATAAATCTGCATCCATTAAAATTTTAAAATCAGGTGCCATTAGTAAATCTGACCAACATCATTTTCTTGAATTCAAAAGACAGCAGTATTTATATGCAAAGGCTATTATCGAAGAATTTGGCAAGGGTTGTGTAAAAGAACTCTGGTGGAATATGTTCAAGGATCAGAAGTGGATAAAAATTCCTTTTAATATAGACGAGTATCAGGAAGCGCAACAGTGGGCATTAGATACTATTCATAGAATAGAAAAAGAAACTGAGTGGCTACCTAATCCTGAAATGTGGTATTGCAATTATTTGTGTGGACAATCTGGCGGATGTCCATATAAGGTGTAAATAAATGAATTGGAGTTGTAAAGATTGGCGACAGCAGCACGATATAAATATAATGATGATGAAATAATTAAAATATATAATGATGAATATATTAAAGAACATATAGGCGGAACTACATTAACACGTAAATACGGAGTTGATTTTTATAATGATTTCAAACGGCTTGGTTTAACTATGAGAAATAATCAAGAAAAAAGTAGAAAATATACTTGTAATTCTGATTATTTTAAAGATATTAATACGGAAGAAAAAGCCTACTGGTTTGGATTTATCTATGCTGATGGATATATTACACATCCAACCGATGACAGCAATGGTATTCTAAGATTTGGATTGAGTATTATGGAAGGCGATTTTAGTCATTTGGAAAAATTTAAATCTGCAATTTCTTCAGATGCGGCAATAAATCATTATACAGTGGAACGTGGATATAAGATTGGAGCAAAATATTGTAGGATTATAATTTCAGATAATCGCTTTGCTCATAATTTATTAAATCATGGTCTTGTAGAAAGAAAGTCGAATATAGTTGAACCACCAATTGGTGTTCCTAAAGAACTTGAAAAGCATTTTATTAGAGGATTCATGGATGCAAACGGATCGATAGTTCAAAATAAACCATCAAATGGTTCGACTTGCGATTCATATACGATAAAATGGAGTTCAACAGAGAGTGTTCTGAAATGGATAATGAGACATTTGATAGATAATAATATTTTGAGTCATGAATATCCATTGGTTAAACGAAAAGAAGAACATATTGTTACCGCCTTTGAATTTGGTGGAAATTATCAAGTGAAAAAATATCTTGATTATGTATATGACGGAGCAACGGTATGGTTGGATAGAAAACATGACCGTTATTTGCGATTGTGTAAGATATTAGAAGAAAGAGAGAAAAATAAAAGAATAAATAAATGTGCCTATTGTGGAACAGAAGATAGTTCTCAATTTATCATATGGACACATGGTGGAGAGTACGACGGGAAAATAGTTTGTGGAAAGCACTATCAACAGCTTAATAAATATGGAAAAATAATACCAGATAAGAAGGATAGTTGTGATATATGTGGTAATTCGACTGGAAAATTATTGCATGTAGGATCTAAATATCCAGAATATCACGGAATGACACTTTGCAAAAAACATTATGATCAGTTAATAAGCGGAAGATTAATTGATAATAAGGATCATGAAAATGAAAAATTATGTGACATATCATCTACATACGATGTTAAGTCTGCTTGATAGCTGTACAAGTTATAAAGACTATATAAGGTATGCAAAAGAAATTGGACAAAAGGCTATATGTATAACGGAGCATGGTAATTGCTTTAACTGGATAGAGAAAAAATTATATTGTGAATCAACACAATATAAAATTATTTATAACGGTGAGACACGGTATATTGATGACAAAAAGAAACTTGATAACTTAATTAATTCGTTGGAATGCGAATACGAGTTAATTGAATTAAAACCTATAAAATTTTTGTTTGGAATCGAAGTATATATGACTGCCAACAAATTAGACGTGGAACAAAAGACGAGAGATAATTATCATACAATTTTAATAGCTAAAAATCATGATGGATTAAAAGAGATCAATACATTAGCTATGGAGAATGGTAGTAAATCGGATCACTTTTATTTCACAAGAAGAATAACATTCGATGAATTTTTAAACTTGTCAGATAATGTAATAAAGATATCTGCCTGTCTTGCATCACCGTTGAATAAGTTTGTTCCTCAAAATGTCGAAGAAGAGCAGATGCTTATCAAACTTCTGAATAAATATGATTACTATGAGGTACAACCACATGTAAATTCAGACGATCAAAATACATACAATAAAAAGCTTGCCGTATTATCAAAACAATTTAATAAGCCTTTAATCGCTGGTACAGATACTCATAGTCTAAATCAATATAAGGCTGAATGCAGAAAAGTTCTCATGAAGGGTAAAAAGAATAAGTATTCATACGAGGAGAACTTAGATCTTACATATAAAACATACAATGAACTCGTTGATATGTTTAAACGCCAGAAAGCTTTGACAGAAGATGAGTATCTTGCAGCGATTGATAATACAAATTTAATGGCAGATTCTGTTGAAGATTTTGTGTTAGATACCTCGTTTAAATATCCTAAGTTATATGAAAATGAGGATGATGTTTTTGTAAAACGTATCTGGACAATGTACGATGACAAGGTGAAACGAGGTGTTATTAAAGACGAACAAATATATAAAGACAACATAGAAGAGGAACTCCGTGTTTTTAGAAAAATCGGTATGATCGGTTTTATGTTGTTTATGTCAGAACTTGTAAGTTGGTGTTGGGAACACAATATTCCTGTTGGATTTTGTAGAGGTTCTGTTGGTGGTTCAACAATTGCATATATAACAGATATAATCGATGTTAATCCAGTAAAATGGGGATGCGTCTTTTCACGTTTTGCAAATGAAACTCGTATGGAGATCGGTGATATTGATGTAGATATTAGTCCAGATCAACGTGAATTGGTATTTAAATATATTACAGATAGATTTGGTAATGATTATACTGCATACGTTTTGGCGATTACTACAATTGCGGAAAAGGGTTGTATAGATGATATTGGAAGGGCTTTATATTACACCTGGATTGAAGAACATTTTTCTCAAGAATTAAATGAAATATCTAACAGACTCCGAGATAAAAAGAACGATCGGGACTTTGTATTTGGTGTATGGGAGATTGAAAAATATTTAAGTGAAACCTCACAAAAAATAAATGAAGATAAAAATCCATATACGCTAAATAGAATTGCCAATATAAAGAAAGAATACGATGAGAATCCAGAAGAAACTAAATCAAAATACAAAGATTTATTCTATTATTTTGATGGTCTTGTTGGAACAACCGTTTCACAGTCAATGCATCCCGCTGGAATTATTGTAAGTCCAATTTCACTATATGATAATTATGGAACATTTTGGAGTGACGGTAATCATATTTTAGCTATTAATATGGAAGAGTGTCATGAAATTTCGCTAGTAAAATATGATATTCTTGGACTAAAAAATATCCAAATTATCCGTGAAACATGCGAACTAGCTGGTATTAAATATCCAAAGTCTCATGAATTAAACTGGAATGATAAAGAAGTATGGAAACATATAACCGATAGTCCAGTTGGTATATTTCAATTTGAAGGTTCATATGCATTTGATTTGCTAAAAAAGTATGGTCCAGAAGAAATAAACTCTCTTTCACTGGTAAATGCCAGCCTTCGCCCATCGGGAGAAAGCTATAGAGATAGATTAATATCTGGTGAAATAAACCAAAATCCTTCTGAAATTATTAATAAAATGCTAGAGAAAAATCATGGATTTTTGGTTTTTCAGGAGGACACGATTCGATTTTTAACAGATATATGTGGTCTATCAGGATCTGACGCAGATAATATTCGCCGAGCAATTGGTAGAAAACAGGTTGATAGACTTGAAGCTGCTATGCCTGACATTCTTGAAGGTTATTGTAGTAAATCGGATAAACCGAGAGATATAGCTGAACAAGAAGCAAAACAATTTTTGCAGATCATAAGTGACAGCTCTAATTATCAATTTGGGTTCAACCATTCTACTGGATATTCAATGATAGGCTATACATGTGGATATCTCAGACATTATTATCCAGTTGAATTTATAACTGCATATTTAAATTCTGCGGCTAACGATGACGATTTAAAGATGGGAACCGATTTAGCAAGACAACTCGGCATAACAATGCTGAAACCAACATATGGGTATTCTAGATCAAAGTTCTATTGTGATGCAAATAACAACAATATTTATAAAGGAATTGGTTCATTAAAAAATATGTCTGAAAAATCAGCAGCAGAAATTGTGCCGCTTTATAATAATCATTACGATGATTATATTGATTTACTGTTTGATCTAAAAGAGAAGACAACTATTAATTCAAGAATGTTAGATATCCTCATCAAAATTGATTTTTTCCAGGAATTCGGAGATATCAATACCTTGCTTTGGATAGCCAGTGAATTTGATTCATTGTATGGCAAAAAATCAATCAAAAAAGATTCCATCATTGTCCAATCATTTGGCGAAAATATGATGCGAAAGTTTTCCGATTCAGAAACTCCGACTCATATTGACGAAATTAATCCAATAGATTTTTTCCGGAGCAGAGGAATAGAAGACATTAAACAAATTGAATCTCTTATGGATGATTGCCAGAAATTTAAATATATAAAGCATGATGATGGCACCAAAGAAAAAACTCCAAATGGCATAAGTTTCATGAAGATGTATAAAAAATTTAATGTTACTGAAGAGGAGAAAAAACAATTTGCCATCAAAACTGTTTATGGAAAATTCGACGGCATTTATACAAGAAAACTTTTAAAATATTTATTAAATAATAGCAAATACCCGCCGTGTACTCTGAAGCAAAAGATTAAATACCAGGCAGAACATCTTGGATATATAGATTACAAAGATTCAAAATTAGATAAAAGATATTTCGTTGTTGAAAATCTTGATACAAAGTATTCTCCAAAATTTACGGCTTATTGTCTTAACAATGGTAACTCTAGTGAACTTCGAGTTAAGAAAAAACGTAATCCAAAGAACAAGATGGATAAATGCAAAGTATCATTTGGTGAAAAGCCTTTTGAAAACGGTGACATTATTTATCTTAAAGCTTGGGGTAAAGAACCAAAGATGAAGAAGACGGAAGATGGATGGGAGAAAGATCCATCGGTAATGTATAACTGGATGTACGATTACGAAATTGCAAATTTATAAGAGGAACAAGATGTTAGATTTATTTCATTATACAAAGACCGAACAGGATAAGCTTCTTAAATCAATGACGATCCTTTGTGATACTAGGGAACATGATGGTAAAAACGATCACATACTTTCTTATTTTGACTCAAAGAATATCCCATGGATGAAATATAAGCTTATGCACGGTGATTATTCTTGCATGCTTCCAGCCAATGAAGAACTAAAAATACCAAAAGATTTATACTTTACAGATAAGATTTGCGTAGAAAGAAAAGCCTCGCTTGACGAATGGGCCGGGAACATTGTCGATGATAGACAAGGAATAAAAAAGAAATTCTCTCTCATGCCAGATAAAAAAGTATTTATTATTGAAAATGGAAGCTATGCCGATTTGGTAAATCATAATTATAGATCTCATTATGATCCAAAGAGTTATTGGGCAACGTTGCATTCAATGTGGAATGAGTTTGATATTCCAATTATTTTTATGCCAGATCCAAAATATACGGGCATGTTTATCAGAGGATTTTTTTATTACTATTTAAGAGGAATTATTAAATGATATTTGATGAAATTTTAACTACTATAGAAAATGAAGATATTAAACAATTCGCTGAAAAATGTGTAAATGAACTTGTCCCATATTTCTATGTTGTTCCTGCATCAAGTACGGGGAAATATCATCCATCATATTCGTTAGGCGAAGGTGGTCTTCTTCGCCATAGTATTGCCGTTGTTAGATTTCTTAATCATATGTTTAATGTAGAATCAATTGCAAATCAGTTTACATCTAGAGAAAGAGATCTGCTTCGTGTAGCTGCGATAATGCACGACTCGCGGAAAAGTGGAAGCCAGGAAGAATACGAAAGGTCAAAATGGACAAAATTTAATCATCCCCTTCTTGCGGCTGAATTGATCAGAAGTCTTGATGGTTTGCCGAGGGAAGAAATCGAATTAATTGCTCATGCTATTGAATCACATATGGGAATATGGAACACAGATAAAAGATATCCGGATTTAGTTCTTCCAAAGCCACAAGACAAGTATCAAATCATTCTTCATCTTGCGGATTATTTAGCTTCTCGAAAAGACATTGAAATGAAATTTGATGGATTCGATTTACCTGAAAATAAACCAGAACCATTACCTGATATTAATGATTGGAGATTTACATTTGGTAAATACTCCGGAAAAACAATTCCGGAAATCGCCGCTATTGACCAGGGATATATCAGATGGGCAAAAGAGAATATGGAAAAAGAACCCGCAAGAACTTTGCTTAAAGATTTTGTTATATGAGGTTATACCGTCATGAAAATATACGTTATAGAAAAAGGCAGCTACTCCGACAGACATGTAGTTGGAGTAACTGAAACCAAAGAAGAAGCAGAAGAAATTTGTAAAGCAATAACTGGCAAATATAAATACGAAAAAGCCTCATATACAGAATATGACACAAAACAATTTCAAATTAATCAAATCAGGTTCCAAATTTCATATCTTTGTAATGAATGGGAAGCCGAATATGATGATTATGATTTTTACGAAAAATATAAAGAAAACACGGAAGTATATGAAGACTTTTACATAATCTACGCCAATTCTCCAGACCAGGCAATTAAAATTGCTCAGGATATGAGAGCAGAAAAGTTGGCGAAGGATAAAGGATTGATATAAATCATGAACGTATATCTAGCCGTTCCAATAGTGGGCATCGATCAAGATATGAAAATTGAAAAAGAATGTATAAAAAACATTCTCAGAGAAATTAACATAAACGTATATGATCCATCAGAACCAGGACACGGTGTTCCAAATGCATGGGGCTGCTCAATGGATGAGTGGACAAGAGCAATATTCTCGCTTGACGTTGTTGCCATAGATAACTGTGACTGGATGGTTGTATTAGATTACGGAAGACAGTGTACTGCGGGAACTGCCTGGGAATGCGGATATGCTTTTGGTAAGGGTAAGAAGATACTTATTGTCAAGATGGATGATGATTCTCATTATAGCGTAATGATGCGTGGTTGTAGTTCAAATTATTGTAAGTTGAAGGATTTTATCAATCCACCTTTGAATATGATTGAATCAAAATTCTTTATAGAACGAGGAAGAGTAAAGACTGACACAACAATTTGTGACTGAGGAATAAGTATGAAAAAGATGGTAGATAAACATCCAGAGAATCAACATATCGCGAGGCGCAAAGGTTTTAAGCGTCACCAATATCTTGAAGATCTTGGATATAAACTGGAAGCTTGTGGAACAAATTTTACAGATAATAGAGATCCAAGAAGAAAATACTTTAAAGAATTTAAAGATCTATATGGAGTTGATCCACGAGAAACATGGGATCTTGATGTAACATTCTTCCAGTGGCTTTATGAAAGAGTAATGGCATATAAAGATAAAGCAGAAGATATTATCAATCTGAATTATCATAAGATAATAATTCGTGGCAAAACATATACGCAGCTTGCCGCAATGAATATGCTCTTGCGAAATCTACGCTATATTCTCACAAAGGATTGGATTTGGGATGTTAAAAAAAATAAAAGATATAGAGAAAAAGCAAAACTGGTTATGGAAATTTGGGGCGAACTTCATCCTCATATGTGGTGGTAATTTATGAAATCTAAAATACTTGAGTTGATAAAAATAAATCCTGATTGGCAGAAGATTCTGGAAGATAAGAATATCAAAATCAAAATAGATATTGATAATCTGGCGATTTTTAACTATGGAATTGACGTTGATCCATTCGATCCATATGTTAAAGAAGCCAGGGGAATCATTATTGATTTAGACAATCTCTCGGTTGTATGCTGGCCTTTTACTCGATTTTATAACTCGCACGAAGAGGCTGCACAGGAAGATGTGGCGAACTTTGATTGGAATCATTGTCGAGTAGAAAACAAAATTGATGGCAGTATTTGTAAGCTCTTCTATCGACCGTATAAGGGTGCATTGGCAATTGATCTTGGAATTGATGGCTACTGGTCATGGGCAACAAATTCATGTATCAATGCTTTCGATGCACCAATCATGGGATCTAAGAAATCATTTGGCGAGGTTATTGAATCTGCTGTGAATTTCAAAGATATTCCGTTTGATGAGCTTGATAAAGATTGTACATATATTTTTGAATTGGTTAGTCCATTAACTCAGGTTGTGGTTTCATATCCTTATACAAAGCTTTATCATATAGGAACCAAAAACAATATTACGGGCGAAGAATACAAGATTAACATCGGGATTGACTGGCCCAAGGTTTATGATCTGCATAGTTTGAAAGATTGTCTGAATTTTGTAGATCATATTAACGACGGTCTTGATCATGTCGAATGGGAAGGGTTTGTTGCAGTTGATAAAGATTGGCACAGGTTGAAGATAAAAAGCCCCGCATATCTTGAAGCACATTATATATTCGGGAATGGTAATTGTTCCAAAGAACGATTGTTAAAACTCTTGGATGATTATGGTCTGACTAAGCTGACTAATCTCAATCCAAGCATGTTTGTTCAGTTGAAGTATTATGATTATCGTAGAACTGAACTGGAATATATTGTATCTCAGTATATATCTTATGTCAGAGGATTATATGAAGAATATAATCACGATAGAAAAGCCGTAGCTAATCAAATCAAAACTGATAAACTCGCTCCGTTTGGTTTCGCTGCAATTGGAAATGATAAAGCAGCAGAAAAGCTGCTGTTAGATACTCGAAGAAAAGTTATTGCAGATCTGTTGCCTAATTATGAAAGTAGAGATATGTGGAGGATGTAATATGTTAAAAGAACCAACACTTGTGCTTTTATGCGGCCTCCCTGGTTCTGGTAAAAGCAATTATGCTAAATCAATTGCTGGTGATCATCCGGAATATGTTATTCATAGTTCTGATGCTCTGCGCAAAGAAATGTTTGGCGATGAAAATTGTCAGGATGACGGCGATAAAGTGTTCACTGAACTTCACAGAAGAATAAAAGAAGACCTCCGCAATGGCAAGAGTGTTATCTATGACGCTTGTAATGTTCATTCCAAAAGGCGCATGGCTTTTCTTCGTGAACTGAAGAACATTAATTGCAGTAAAGAATGTCATATCATTGCTACACCTTATGAGATTTGTCTCCGCAATAACTGGATGAGAGAGCGGAAGATACCAGACGAAGTTATCTATCGCATGTATACCAACTGGCAGACACCTTGGTATTTTGAGGGATGGGATTACATAAAGGTCATTAATAATTATATTGATTATCACAGATCTATTTTATATGAGGGCCTCGTATATTATAACCAGGGCAATCCTCATCATACAAAAACCCTTGGTGTCCATATGCTTGCAGCAAAAGAATATATGCGTAGTCGGGGTGGTGATGAGATCATGATACTTGCTGCTACGTGGCACGATTGCGGGAAGTGTTTTACACGTTCTGTTGGAGAAGATGGTGTTTGTCATTATTATAATCATCACAACGTTGGAGCATATGATGCATTATCTTTATATGATCTTCCTCTTGAAGTGTCTGCGTTGATTACATATCATATGGCACCATTCTTCTGGGATGCTGATAAAAATCCCGAAAGATTGCATGATAAATATAGACATCTTTGGGGTGATAGTTTTTATAATAAGGTGATGTTGCTCCACGAAGCAGACGTTGCGGCGAGGTAAACGTATGGAAGAGAGAAGAATTTGCGAGAATTGTTTGTTTAACGACAAAGTTGATTATATGGGCAACGGTTGGTGTGACGAAAAAGAAGATTATGTAAGATGGAGTGATTGTTGTCTGGCTTGGAAAGAAAGGTATAAAAAAGATGAAAACGTATAAGAAGGTAATTATATTTATAGTTTTGTTTGCGATACTAGCATTTTTTGCAAGGAATGTCCATGGGTTTAACTTCCAATTTTTTGATACAACATGGTATTTTGATGAGGCACAGATTGCTATGCCAGATGGCAGCGTGATCAGCGGACCTGTTGATACGTGGAAAGATTATGAAGACAGTGATATGGTCCAGGTTGTGATTAATGATGTAGCGTATTATACACATGGATCTAATGTTGTGCTGATAAAGAAGGGTGAGTAATATGTCTTTAGATGAATTAATCAAAGAAATAAATCAGGCAAAAGAAGACTACTATTCGACAGGTCGGAGTAAATATACTGATCGAGAATATGATCTTATGGTTTCTCAGGCGGAGAAGCTCGGATATATTGAATCTGTGGGTGCTGCTCCAGTTAAAGAGATTCCGACTATTAAGCATGAACATTTGATGTTATCTTTGGATAAGGTACATACAGCTGAAGAAATAAAGAAGTTTATAAAAAAAGACTACGTCATGATGTATAAGGCGGATGGGCTTAGTGTGTCGGCAACTTATTTTGATGGTATTCTTACAAGACTGGAAACTCGTGGCAATGGAGATATTGGTAATGATATATTGTTCCATGCCAATTCTTTCGAAAATCTTCCAAAGAAGATTGATAAATCTGGCAAGTATGTAATAGATGGAGAATGTGTAATTCTATATTCTGATTTCGAGAAGATTAACGAAAACCTTATAGAAAAGTTTAGTAATCCCAGGAACCTTGCGGCTGGATCTCTTAATCAGCTAGATCCAAATGTTTCAAAGAAACGTCATCTTAGATTTTATGCATGGGATGTAATCGAGGGAGGCGAATCCAGTTCATTATTTGATAATCTGAAAAAAGCTTCTAATCTTGGTTTTGAAACTGTTAGATATTTAAAAACGAATGATTTTGAAATCGAACATATTAAGAACTTATTGGAAGATTTTCGACTCAGTGCAAAAGAAGAGGGATTTCCAATTGATGGTGTTGTTATCAAGTATGATTCAATTTCATATAGTAAAACATTAGGAAGAACAGAGAAATTTTTCAGAAACGCTATTGCTTATAAATATGAGGATGATAGATATCCAACTAAACTTCGCTCAGTAATATTTCAGATGGGGAAGACTGGTCAGCTTACACCAGTTGCGAATTTTGATCCCGTGGAAATCTCAGGAAGTGTTGTTGAAAAAGCTAGTCTTCACAACATTAGTATTTTAAAGCAGCTTCAATTAACAAATGGATGTACATGTTACATATTTAAAGCGAATGATATCATACCACAGATTGATTGTGCTGATCCTGATGGTGATGGAGAAATTGAAATACCAAAGATCTGTCCTGAATGCGGTTCTAAATTAAAAATCATAAAAGAAAACGATTCGGAAGTTCTCTATTGTACAAATGATACTAATTGTCCAGGCATAATCCTCGGCCTGTGGAAGACATTCGTATCAAAACAAGGTATGGATATTGATGGACTTTCAGAAGAAACGCTGCGGAAATTTTTGAAACGTGGATATCTTACAAATATGTTCATCAGTATATATGAGTTACACATCTTTAAGGACCAGCTTTATAAGATGAGTGGCTTTGGCAAGAAATCCATTGATAAACTTCTGGCATCTATAGAAGCAAGTAAATCAGTAGATCTGGTACATTTCCTGACGGCGTTTTCAATTGAAGGTGTTGGCGTAGGACAATCAAAACTTCTGGCAAAGAGGTTTAAAACATTCGAGGCTTTTGCCCAAGCTTGTGATGACGGGTTTGACTTTTCTAAAATTAATGGCATTGGACCAGTTCTGAATGCAAATATTCACACCTGGTGGGTTAATAACCATATTCAGATGATTGACGTTGCGGGAGTTGTAAATTTTGCCTCAGATGAATTTATGAATCCGCCTACTGGAAATTATCCATTGGCCGGGAAAATTTTTGTAATCACAGGAAAAGTTAATCATTTTCCAAATAGAGATGCCGTTAAAGAAAAAATCGAGTCACTTGGTGGCAAGGTTACTGGATCTGTTAGTAAGAGTACGGATTATTTGATTAACAATGATAAAACATCAACCTCAGGAAAGAACAAGAAAGCGCAAGAATTAAATATCCCCGTTATATCTGAAGATGATTTTTTGAAAATGATAGAGGTGTAAGATGAAGAAATTTTTTAGAAAACTAATCCCTCGATTATATTTCTGCCGGGATGTGATCGTTATATACTGGATGGATTATGAATTTATTGTAAAGAAGTAAATATGAATAATAAAAAATTATGTTGACACATTATGAAGTGGGTAGTATAATGCATGATGTAGAAAAGAGGTGATTCATATCAGCGTCTACAGTGGGAAATGTGATCTAAAAGACACATTAGATATCTTTGGAGTAAATGAAATTATTAATAAATACAAAATCTATGCACCAAATCAAATATTACCTCTTGAAGTAAATGACCAAGAAGATCTTATCCCCTATTATCCCTTTTTAGTATCATCTATGAGCAGTGATAAAGCTCTCGGAGGAACAATACATCTTGCTTCTGAGTCATATGTAGATACAGAAGAGCGTGAACATCTAACCTGGACACTAAATGATCTTATAAGAATCTGGAAGCGTTGTAAGAGAAAAAAAATCCCATTTGACAAAGAAGAAGCATTATCACAAACAACTTTATTCACACCTCGCGAACACGAGGAAGAAATTGCAAACAGAGTTGCCGAATTTGGAGATAAGGCCACAATTGATGGCATTCACTTAAAGTTACATGATAGGTACCGTCAGGATCTATATGAAGAAATGATAAAAAATGGATGGGATGAATCCAGATCATATATTTGGTGTTTTGGATTTGACAGATGGGTAAAGAGGAATAAGGAAGAGAAGGATGTTTTGGGTAGTATTTAATCTGGTAGTTGCAGCTTTTTGTTTTGGCACTTCATATATTTCACATCTTGAAAAAGAAAAAGGTTGTACTATATATTTCGCATTAATGGGAATATTTAATATGTTGGTATCATATTTAAATTTCTGGAGGTTAAGATGAGTTACAAGCTTAAAGAAATTTTAGAATATCTTGATGAGTCGGAATCTCCGGATGAATTGGAGATCCAGTATAGAACAAGAGTTGAAACTGAAGATGAAGTGCAGGACATTTTTGCTGGATCATGTAGATATGACTTTGAAACTGGGCAGCTGATATCTGAAGACGGCGATAATTATTCATTAAATGATAGGATTGTAGATTATGTTTATGAATATTATGATCCGGAAGATGAAGATGCTGGCGTATATTTGATTGTCTGGTATGAAAGTGGGGATGTAAATGTTTAAATACGGAATGCGACTCCGTGGATTTGCTCCTGGTTGTCAACCGTTGATTGGATTCGTTAGGCGCGAAGATGATCCGCTTGGAAAATACTATGACATTTTGGTATATAGCAGACCTCTCAATGATCACGAACAAGATGGTTATGAATTGGATTATCTTGGAGAAGTAAAAGAATGAAAAAAGTAATTACGATAATTTTGGTAATATTAATTGCATTGGCTATTAGCTTCTTCAGTACTGCGGGACTTATTAAACTTGCATGCTGGGCTTTTGGTTATACATTTTCGTGGAAACTATCTGTTGGAATATGGGTTGTGTTGTGGCTGTTAGGATCTTTTTTTAAATCTTCGAAATGAGGCAAGATACATGACAAATCAGGAAGCAACAGAAATTCTTAAACGACTTCAGGAACCAGAAGTATGGGAACCGCAAATAACAGATAAGACGTTTGATGCACTTGGTATGGGGATTGATAGTCTTCATAAAAATATAAAACTTTTAGATTATGTTAAGAGAAAATGTTATGAAATTTTAGCTGAGAAGCATTATTATGAATCCATAAAACATAATTTCATTTACCAGGCTGATAAGATAAAAAATGGAAGTATTATTAGAACAAGTAATATTTATGAAGAGGCTGTAAACTTAAAAGTAGAACAAGAAAAATTGGATGTTCTGATATACGATATTTCGCAACTGTGTCATATTCTCGGTGGCGAATATCTGAAAATGTGGGAAGAGATTGTTCAGGGGCAATGAATAGATATGAATCAATCTAATTTAAAATTAATCATGAGTGCGAGGGAATATATGAATCAAAAAGAAGAGAAGAATCCACGTCAAATATTTATTGACTGGGCAGAGAATGTAAGACAATATGCAACAAAAGGTAATTATGCGCTGAAACAAGATAATGAATCTAAATCCAAATCCATAGATACTGCATCAGATTATTTCAATTCGATAATTGGTGCCTGTGATACAATGCTAACCATTTTAAAAAGTGGTATTTAATATGAATAATAAAGAATGTTGTAAAAACTGTAAGTATCATTTAAAGCTGCTGAAATGGGATTATTCTCATGGTGGATGCGAACATTCTGAATATGATGGATTTGCTTGTATTGCATTGGCTAATGAAGGAGTAGTAATACATCAAGTACATTCGGATAATGCATTTGCCGAGGAGAATGATTATTGTGAGATGTTTACTCTGAAGGAGAAGGCAATATGAGGATATTAAATACGGCAAGACAGCTTTTGTTTATAGAAGAAGATATGCGGAGGAAGGATCCCGAAAAAGAGTTCGACATATATATGTTTGAACAAACCTGGGGATCCACGGCATTAGGATTTGGCGAAATGGGTGGACAAGCAATAACTGGTGAGACAACGTTCGTGTTGATTCCGTATGACAGAGAAATAGCTTATGTATTCTTCGGTGCAAACTTTGCGTACAAGATTGAAGGATATAATGATCTGTTTAAAGAAGATTTGCGGAAGCATCGCATGGCAAGTGTTCGCGAGAGTGGAAAGTATAGAAGAAACAGAGAATAAAATTTTGGTTTTACCAATTTGTATAAGGAATTAATTCATGAGCAAACATAAGCATAAAGGTCGATTAATCGATCATCTCTGGACATTTATCAAATACAAACATGACGAAGCTATCTATGCACGTTGTAGTTGTGGATTTGTATATTCCTGTTATAAGCATGTTGATGAACTAGGCTTAAAAATAGTTATTGCTCCAGAAAAGCCATATCCATATTGTCCATGGTGTGGTGCAAGAAAGAAAAGATATGATGAAGAAGTGAAGAGAGTGGATTATTCTTGGTGGGAGAAATGACATGCCAGAAAAATTTAGCATTATAAGAAACATTGATATCGAAGTTTTAGAGCGTAAGCTGGATGCCTGGAATATTACTCATGATTATTTTCCAATTATATTGATATCAGTAGATACATTTAAAGATCTTCCTCCTTTCATGAGTGAGGATGTAATTATTAGTACTGAATATAATTACATATATCATGGATTCAAGGTATTTATTGATCCAGAAAAGACATATGGAGATGTTGAGTTAAGATGAATATTGAAGCAAGATGGTCAGGATCATATCCAACTTTATGTTTTGGACATTGGACATTGCTGATCGATGGAGAAGATGTATCAGAAAAAATTCCAGAAGATGTTCGTAAAAGCCCGATGAATACCTTCGGAATCTATCAGGATTGGCATTTTGAAAACTGGATGGAAGTTTTCGAAAATTATGCCGATGGATTACTTTGCGATGAGTGGATTGAAGAAAATGATTATTGGCTGAAAGATATAACCGATGATTATAGTGTTAAAGAAGAAATCTATGATGCTTTTAATTCAGAGGATTTTCGATATGGAAGCTGCGGTGGATGTATATAAGGGGTTATAAAATATGAAAGAAAAAATTTCAGAATTGTTGTATCAACAACTCGGCGGAATTTATTGCGATAGCTGCGAGTATCAAGATAATGAAGATTATTGCGAGGGATGCCATCGTAAGTATATGAAATGGGCGATTAGCAAAAATGCTACTGATGGATTGGCGGAAGCAATTATGGAGATAGTTAACGAATGAAATTACATACACGTTGGAAAAGAAAATACCCGAACATAATCGGCAAACGATTCTTTGATGGCGGTGAATACGGTCTAGGATATTTTACGGTGCTTAAGGCTTGGAAATGCAAAGAGTATTGTAAATCCGCATTCGCTCCAGATGGTACACGTTGGTTTGATAAAGAGATGATTCTGATTAAAACAGATACGGGATTAAAGTACAAAGTTCCGTTTTGTCCCTGGGCAAAAATAACCGATGAAGATGGCAAATGGTGGAGTAAATACTTTAATGAAAAACCTTGGTAAAGAATATATCCATTACGGACATACTTTATTTGATCAGGACATATTCCAGCCAGTAAAAAATCAGGAATGGGGTGCCGCAAAACCGTTAGGTGGCTTTTGGGCATCTCCAGTAGATGCAGAAAGAAGTTGGAAGAATTGGTGTGAAGATGAAGAGTTTCGTCTGGAAAATTTGAATACCAGTTTCAGATTTCATCTTAAAGATGATGCTAGAGTATTTCACATCTATAGATCAGATCAACTTCAGCAGCTTCCAGAACTTGATACAATTATTAAAGTAACCTGGTATTGTATAGACTTTGAAAAAGCCGCCGAAAATTGGGATGCTATTGAACTTCATTTATCTGAGGAGATTTGCGATGATTACTTGGAAAGCTTATACTTTCGCCTTTATGGTTGGGATTGCGATTCTATATTGATTATGAATCCGGAGATTATATATAATGTTTAATTTTGATGATCGTGAAATGGAAATTATAAATTATACAATGGAGTTACTTAATGGATTTTTGCTTAGGTTCAGTGAATTGGAAGAAAGAGTGTCGTCCTTAGAAAAAATGTTGAATATTGAAAAAGTTAAAGGCACAAGTCTTGAAAATCAGTTTATTCAAAATGAAGGAGTTCATCATGACACATGAACTTAAGGTTTTGCCAGAATATTTTGAGGCTTTGGTTAATGGAAGTAAAACATTCGAGATTAGAAAAAATGATCGAAACTTTCAGGTTGGTGATTGGCTATTATTAAAAGAATGGAATCCAGAAACTGAAGAATATACTGGTTATTCTGTTCTGCGCTATGTAAGTTATATTCTTTATGATTGGCAAGCTGGACTGAAAGATGGTTATTGTATTATGGGATTAAAACATGGTGCGCCAACGGCAACACTTGATTGAGGGGATAGTATGGCAGTTGTTGTAAAAGATCTTAAAATGCCAAAATGTTGTAATGAATGTCAGATGTGTTATGAATATGTCAAAGAACATTGTTGGAAGAATGGCGATTGGTTTTCACGAAGTGGATTTGATCCAGAAAAGAGCAGATTACCTGAGTGTCAGTTAATGGCAGCTAAAGTTGTAAATGCTTGACGAACGTCAAGTAATAAGGAGAAAAAATGAATTATATAGTTAATCCATTATGGTTTTATTTGATAAGTGTTGCGGAAGGTATTGATATAGCGGCTTTTGTTGTATGTACAATAACTTTGATTGCATTGTGCGTCTTTTCATTAATTCTTTGTTTTTACTATGATGAAATAGATGATTCCGATAAAAAGACGATTGAATCTATATTTAAGAAATCTATCATTCTATTAATAACATCATCGATAATTGCCATAATAGTTCCTGGGCGAGAAGATATGGAAAAAATGTTGATTGCTTCTTATGCTACCGAGGAAAATGTTTCCGCAGCAACTAACTATGGTAAGGATTTGGTTGATTATATCTTTGATAAGGTTAATGGCGTTAATAAAGAGGAGAAGAAATGAGCTTATTGATCAAAGGCGAATCAATGCCAGATAGTTGTTCTGTTTGTCCTCTTATGCATGATAACGGTTGTTGTATAACTGGTTATCAATGGATATCTCGAACTTATATTGATATAAATTTTGATTCAACTAAAAAGAGATTGAAAGATTGCCCATTGGTTGAAATAAAATCACATGGGGATCTAATTGACAGGGATGTTCTCAAACAGGATTTGAGCGATTTTTACACAGATATCGTGACAGCGAGACGATTAAAGTAAGCAGAACAGTTGAGTGGTAATAGATAATGAAAGAAGTAAAGGTATATCAATGTGAAACATGCGGAACGAAATATAACGACAGAGGAACAGCTGAGTGGTGTGAAAGATCACACAACGACAAGCATTTATTAGAGATGACTTACTTATACTTGTTATTAGCTCAACAGCTAGGAATAAAATTTCAGGAGGCACAACATGAACTTTTATGAGGTATGAGAATGCCAAAATTCGGAATATTAAATGATCCATTTTCAGAAAGGGAATATAATCGACCCATTTGTAGTAAATGTATGTTTTATGATTTTAATGAGATGTCTGATGAAGCATATTGTGCCGCCAAAGATTATGAACCGATTCAGTTATATCGAAAACATCGTCCTAACTGGTGTCCAAGATTGGAAAATATATATGGATATTATTTATGATGAAGATTATCTCGTTTGCGAACCATGTTTAAGCTGCGAAAAATCATATACAGAAGATATATGGTGGGAAACATTCTGCGATGAAAAAGAGTGCATTCATAAGAAAGAATACGAAAATCAGATGAAAAAGCTGCCAGAAGAAAGGATATGACATTTTGAAAGATCGAATAAATTTAATTCTTGACGCAAAAGAAGTAGATATTGTTATTGATGCGCTTGATTGTTATGTATATATGGCCTCTAGTCTTTCAGAAGTTAATAAATACATAGAAATTAATACAGTTAGAAATCATATCTATGAGAAATGCCAGAAGGAATTTGATGAGGAATTATCTGTATGAATGATGGTTATATTATCTGTGAATACAAAGGTGATTTAGTTCGTGTTCAATTTGATAATGAAATGAGCGGTTGGTATCCAAAATATGATTCTGCCAAAGTTATTAAAAAGAATTGTCAACCATTGAATGATTATGGGCTGCTTTGCGAAAGAGATTGGGAATTTTCTTATAAACTTGTTAAAGATTCATGGGATGGATTTCAGCCAGTTGATGATATTGATTTGGATAAAGTGGATGCTATAGATATTGTAATTGATATTCTCCTACAATTTAGACATGGAATAATGGATGGTTACGGATGCAAAAAAAACAAATTATGATTGGTGAATTAAAAATTCCTAGATCTCGTTGTGATGAAACGGCGAAAGATTTATTAATAAAAATAAGTGAAAGTTATTATATGGGTAGAACTAATACGGATGATGAGTATATTTACTTTGAAATATATGATAAAGATGAATTTAGTAAATATAGTAGCCCTGTAAATGTAGATTGTTTAAAGGATGATTTTTATAAATGAAGTTTATCTTAAATGGTTGTGACATTAGCTTTATTGCTGAAGCGCCAGATGATATAACCTTAAAGCAATTAATAAAACAATGTGATAAGATCAAACCAGATTGGTGTGCTTGCGGAATATGTTCTCTAGAATATGAAAATTATCCAGAAGATACTGAAGTCGAAATCATTTTTGGATATGATTCAGTTAGAAAAGCCAATGAAGATGTTAGTTGTAGGATTACAGAAAGCAGTAAATGGATTGAAGAATAAATATGAGGTATAAGATGGTTAAAGTATTTACGACAAATAGCAACGGGAAAATAGAATTTACTAAAGAAGAACTTGAAAATCTGCTTAATGAAGTTTGGCAAGATGGATATCAATCAAATAAATCTTATTGGTGGACATCACCTACGATTACTACACCGCATCTTCCAACGAATATTATATATAGTAATGAAAATTAAAAGAATAAAATGAGGGATTAGAAATGATAATTATCGGATACCAAGGAATCGGGAAGTCTACTTTGGCAAGATCAGAGAATGGATATATAGATCTGGAAAGTGGATGCTTTTGGAATGATGGTAAACGCCCAGATGATTGGTATATCTATTATTGCCAGATAGCAGAGCATTTATCTAGGCAAGGTTATGTTGTTTTTGTATCTTCTCATCAGACCGTCAGAGATTTTCTTAGAGAATCGGCAGAGATTGTGATTACTATTTATCCTTCAATTCTTCTTGCCGATAAGTGGAAGAACAAATTAAAGAAAAGATATGAATCTACAAGAACCGAAAAGGATTATAAAGCCTGGATGAACGCGGAAAATTATTATCATGTAAATATCTCGCATTTAATGATGTGTGGAATTCTTCATTTAGAGATTGAGAATATTAATTATGATTTGGATAAAATGATACGTGCCGTGATTAAGAAAAATCCAAAAGTGTTTCCGGACGATTCATACAGCAAATTAATGTGGGTAGAAGAATAAAGGATTAATTTATGAGAACAATTTTGTTATATATAATGATTTTTCTTCATATAGTAGATGACTATTATCTTCAAGGAATACTTGCCAGTATGAAGCAGAAATCCTGGTGGGAGAAGAATGCGCCAGACCAACTATATAAAAACGATTACAAGGTTGCGTTGATTGAACATGCATTTAGTTGGACCTTTATGGTCATGTTGCCAATAACTGTGCTGATGGTGGCTAACAATAATATATTGATAATTCCATGGAGTATAGCATTTGTTGTTAACTGGATTATCCATGGATGGGTGGATCATTTAAAAGCTAATGTTAAAAATTGTAGTCTTGTAGTTGATCAAATAATTCATGCATGCCAGATTTTTGCAACATGGTGTGTAATGACAGAGTTAATGGGGGTTGTCGGATGAGTGTCTTGATTAAAGGTATAAAGATGCCAGAGAGTTGTCTGGATTGCCCCATATACGACAGTTATTATTATCATTGCAATCTGTATGGTTACGGCATTCCAGCAAGACATGACTATGATCCATCAAAAATACCAGAATGGTGCGAACTCGAAGAATTCCCAGAACATCATGGTAGATTGATTGATGCGGATGTTCTAGCTGCGGAATCACTTGCGGATGGTGCTTATGGATATGTGGACACAAAAGAGATTTACGATGCACCTACGATTGTTGAAGCGGAATGAAGGGTGGCAACGATGATTAAATTAGATCTTGAAATGCCTAAGGATACCTTTGAATGCCCGTTTTTAGAGGAAGATACGGATAGTGTTCTTTGGTGCTATTTTGCACCGCAAGTTGAGAAAAGATGTATTGGATTATTTAAGGGTGAATGTCCAATAATAAGAGAAGAAAATTCAGAATGAAAGGGTTATTTGATGGAAGATAGTATGCCTTATTTTTTGGCTTGTTTTTATATGACATATACGGAAGAACATGATAGATTATTATCCAATATAAGATCTGAACATGATCCCACAGAAGCCATTGTAGATTATGGGTGTAGAAAGTATTCTGATAGATATGCAATAAACTGTAGAAAGTATTTATACAACTTATATCCGCAATTTAAAAAAGCATGGAATGAAGAGATACGTAAGCATAACAATTATTCTGCGCAACATTGGATAGACGAATATGAAAGATTAACCAATGATGGCTGGAATATTAAAGGATATCGCAATCACGATTTATTTGCTGTTTTTGATAACGAGGGGCTTATTTGATGAGATTCAGTCTTGTATATAAAAAGAATAATAAATTCAAAGAGTTATATTCAATTATGAAAAACAATATTGAAGAAGCTTCAAAAACATTTAATAGTAATTTACCCAAAGATAACAAGGACTATTATATAAGAGTTATCAGACCAAAAGCTGAATATTATGATTTAAGCGGGAAACCTATTAATATAGAAGTTGGATGAGGGTTATTTGATGTGCAAGTTTTGCGATAATTTATCGGAAAGAAAAGAACGAGAAAATTTGTATGGATATTTTGACCCGGAACTTGGTAGATGGATACAGGAATATACTGTTGCATTAGTGATCCATAGTTGGTATCAAAAACGTGGCAAGAAGTCTGCATTTAGGACGGTTGACTTCAGAAACAAAGGTTTAGGATATAAATTGAATTATTGTCCAGAGTGCGGGAAAGAATTATAAAGTGGGGCTATTTGATGAACTATAAAGAATTTGCGAAAACATTATTCGATTCTGAAGACCAAATGTTTCCAAATGGTACAGACGCACAGACTTGTTTAAATATTTTGGCGGAGCATTTCTTGGGAAAAGATTTGGTGTTAAATTATCCAGGTCATATAACTCAATGGAATTCTGAAGTTACTCACGAAATTTTGAGAAAATATCCATCTGGAAAAATTAGAAGGATACATAAATAAAACGATTTTTTTACTGAGGGGTATATAAATGCCAAAATATTTTAGTATTTTACGCAATATTGATACAAAAATCTTAGATGAACAAATTGCTGATTGGTTTGATGAACATAAATACGATCCGATAATATTGATGTCACCAGATACATTGAAAGAAATACCAACACTTGAGGACTTGGGAATTCATATTACGAAAAGTACGTATAATAAAATTGCACAGGCAGAGTTGGCACATACGAGGGAACAAAAGTATTTAGCGATCCAAGCATGAAATATGGTGAAGTTGAATTGAGATAAAATAAGTTTTTATGGTGAGGCATATGAAAGTATATATAGTGACTTCTGGTATATATTCGGATTATATGATACGAAAGATTTTTCTAGATAAAGACAAAGCTGAGGAATATAAAGAATGGATTCCAAACAGTAATGATATTGAAGAATATGATACTTCAGATGAAAATATTATAGATAAGTTATATAAAATCAGAATTGATCTAAGATGGTATCCGAATAAAGAAGAAAAACTTTTTGCAAGTGCATGTAAAGATTGTGAATCGGATTATAATTACAATCATTACTCCAATTACAGTGATATATGGGAAGAATTGGTTGTTGTAAGAACAGTAAACGGGGAAAATTTTAACGAAGAGTTTTGGAAAGATAAATTAACAAAGTATATATATGATTTAAAAGCCTATGTTAAATATCTTAAAACAGAAGGCTGCAATGAGAAACAAATAAGAGATGCAATAGAATTAAAATGAGTTTTTGATTAGGATTATATTATGAGTAAATCTTTAGATTTTTGTAAAAGTAGAGCATCTAACCCGGAAATTTCAAGCTATGCCGACCGCAATTGGGATAATGCGGTTGAACAGAATATAACTAATTGTTTAGATTTTATTATAAAAGGTGTAAGAAATTATAAACTTACATGGTATTTAGATGATGGTACAGTAGCGTTCTATAATGTCAATTTAGAAATAAATCCGAATGCTGACTTTGATTATTTTACATCTGATTCTTTTATATGTGATGGCACGTTAATATTTCTTGCTGAGTCAATTGATAAGATGCTACGAAAAATTCTTAGTCTTGGAACATATAATAAAAATTTGGGTGAGCCTCCTAATGGTTGCACTGTAAATTATGTTATTGGCAATGCTGTTATTCTTTCGGAATATGATGGCGATTGGATACCAAATGGCAAACAATGGATGCGAGAAAGAAATACCGTACTTATACCGCTAAAGGTTTGGTATGAATAAAAAGATTATTTGAATGAGGTATCTGTATGGAATTGTTATTAAATGGTTATCTAACTAAAGACTATGATGGTCATCCAGCTTTAACAGAAAAACCAACATCATCTAAATACTGGGCAAAATCAATTCCCAGAGAAATACAGTATAAATTTGGAAAAACATTTTATGACGATAAATGCCTTGGAAAAGACATTAGTTATATTCCAGATTGCTGTATGAGTATCTGGTATACAGATGGAGAATGTACTTTTGATGAAGCCCAGGAAGCTTTATGTAATTATTTGGACGGTTATATGACGGTTGAGGTAGCATATCAGGGTTATTCTGAATGGACAATTACTGGATTTGATTTAGAAGAATTCAGAATCGGCGGACATAACTTGGAGAAAGAACTTGAAGATCATATGGGCGAGTATTGTTGGATAAGAATAACGAGGTAAGAATTTATGAGAGTAACAATATCAAATGAATTTACACCTTCTCCGCAAGATATGATTGAAGAATTCTGGGAGAGCACCGCTGAAAGACAGGCGGAAATATTGTATTCATTAGCATTGATTTGTAAATATGATTTATATTCATTCTGTATGCAAATGTCTTATGTGTCAAATGAATTGGATGAATTGGATAAAGATGCCAGAGAAGATATTCTGTTTTGTTTGAAAGAAATGGTCAATCAAATTGAAAGATAATGCAGAGTGATATGGATAAAGAATATATTATTAATGTAATAACAGCAAAGATCAATAAATTTATATTAGAGATAAGCGAGAATTCTAAACATCATGCTGATTTTATTCAAGACAATACCAATATGGTTGTATTTGGTGCTGAAACAGCTTTAGATATTATGAAGGAAACAATACTGGATTTATTTGATGATGTTTAGAATTGGAATAGATGAGGTTAAAATATATGACATACGAAGAAAAGCGTGAACTTCGATTACAGATTAGTCAACTACTTGCAGACGCTGGAATCAATCAAGAATATCTTAAAGAACTTGCACGAGAAGAACTTGAAAAGAAAAGTGAACGTGCAATTAAACAGGTGGTTGAAAATAGAGTGAAAGAAATCTTGCCAACTATGTTAAAACGAGAAATCCAATCTAGTTTATATTCTGCTGTAAAAGGTGAAATCCAAAATAGGATCATCCAAGTTGTATTAAAGGATTGCGAAAATGGATAAGGAATTATTAATATGTCCAGTATGTGGAAAAGAGAATAAATACGATTATTATTCAGAAATTGAATGGGGCGTAGTCGAGCAGCATTATTATTGTCCACGATGTACATATTTTGTTGATCAAGTATATAGCCCAATTATCAAAGGCATTAGTACAGATTGTCCAGAGGAATATATTGAAAAAGCCAAAGAGTTAAAATTGGATTTTTATAAGCCAGAGGAGATACCATAAATATCATGATTGACTTCGGATTTGGGACAGCATTTAGAAATAATTTAACTGATAAAGAAGAAGCTGCTCTGGATCATCTATTAAATATGATGACTGCTATAAAACAACAAATTCTTTTAAGAAGAGCGATGAAAGAAGAGTCAAATATTTATAGGAAAAAAGATAAGCCAGAGGAAATACCATGAAATATGATTTTCGAAGAATATTTAATCCAACAGAAGAAGAACAGGAAGAAGATCGACGGAAATATAAAGAATTGCATTATGAACTGGCGGAGAAAAAAGGTTGTTCAACTTGCAAACATTGTATTCACGTTAGAACTTATCCAGATTATGTAACAGGCGAAGAATGTGAATGCTCTGCTGGTTTGGAATGCGATACCGTTTTATTTTCGGTAACCAATTGTCCAGAATGGATAGATGATTTTGAGGAGTTATCATGATACTTAAAGACATTAGTAGTGAATGTCAACGCTGCGTTAACTTGAAAGCATGGAATATCCGTATGAATGGCGAACATGATTATTGTTGTAAACGCAGACCTACAAAATTTATTGATAAGTATTTGCATCAAGAACCTTGTGAGGAGTTTATAAATATAGATTGTATTGATTGTATTAACCATGGCGGTGATTGGGAATGCGATTATGTCCACTGCCATAAAGGAGAAAGTCATGAGTGAATATATCGACAAATCCAATGCGATAGATATTCTGGATGATCTTTGGAATAGGGATAGGAATAATAGTAGAGCTTTCTATTTACGATTACGAAAAGCCATATATGATTTACCAACTGAAGAAATAATCCATTGCAAAGATTGTAAATACTATTGCAACGTTTTATATCAGGGTACTCAGTTTGAATATGGCGAATGTGACGCAGTCGATGAGTTTTATATTGAGAATAAAAAACCACATGATTTTTGTAGTATGGCGAAGTTGAAAGAATGAAGATGGGATATTATGCTAAAGAACCTTTTGATGAATTAATAAAGACTTTTAAGGACTCCGGTCAATATGATTTTCTTGAAAAACTTACCGAGGATGAACTTTGGAAAATATTTTTATTAATTACATTTTTAAATCTCTATGGGTCTTATTCCCCGCAACTTGCTGCAGACAAACTAAGCGAAGCTCGGGCTGATACCCCGCAGCAAGCTGATGACATGAATTTACAGGAAAAAGATTTACATCAAGTTAATAACAAAGATGTTCTATTAATTAATATCAAAACATCAATTAATGACTTCATTACAGAATTACAAGAAAATGCAAAATATCATGCTGATTTTATAAAAGACAATGTAAACCTGGTTGTGTTTGGAGCTGAAGAAGCTTTGAGAATTGTAGAAGAAACAATAGAAAAATATGAAGATATGTAACGCTACTGGCAACGGTATTTGTATTAATTGCAATCGAATTCCGCCAAAAATCAATGGATATTCGTATGGAAATATCTGTAGAATTGATGTCGAAGATATATTAGCTGCTTTGGAATGTGGTAATCTTGTTTGTTATAACTCAGATAACGGTAGATTTTATGAAAAGATAATGTATGAACATCCGAGAGATTTTATAGATGATGAATGGGAGTGTATTGGATGAATGATGATGAATTCAGAATCTGTGATCGAGTGTTTTTTTCTGGAAAATATGGTCTTGGTTATTTTGGAAACATAGAAAAGATTGATCACGATGGACAAAAATTGTTAGTACGAACTGATGATATGAGACTATATGAAATATCTATGGATAAAGTTACACTCTTAAAACATAGATAACCAATAAAAGAAGTGTTTTATCTGCGGTAGACAAGCATTAAAAGTCGATAAGAAAATGAAGCTCCGGGAAAGGGACACAGGCGTAGCTATGGCTCCGTCGATTGGAGAGACACCTTTGAGACAATAACCTCAGAATCTTCGTTGCAACCCGTAAGGAGATGCGTGTGATTGAAACTGCACACCCGCAGATTTGGAGATTAGTAAATGAATAAAAATTGGAATGCATGTAATAGGAGAGATTAGTAATGGCTGAATATATTAACAGTGGTGTTAAAGCGGTTGGTATTGGTGACAATGTGGGAATTGATATTCCAAAGCCAATTGCATCAATAAATTTTGATGCACTTCATGCTGGAACGTATGTAGTGGATGTTAAACAAGATGGATCATATTTGGCTACTTTTGTTGGAACGATGTATGAAAGTGAATTAAGGAGCAAGATTATGACAGGATTAGAAGAACTTAAGGATGTATATGAAATAATTAAAAATGGGTATGGTTATCTTTGCAAAAGTATATCTTTACCATACGAGGATAACGAATATACAAAATTTGTATTTGAATATCAAGGATTTCCAATAAAGCATTCATTTTCATATTTGCTATATGAGAGTCCATACGGAGAAAATGATGACGTTGAATTCTTTGATAGCGAGAATAAGGTAATATTTACTGTGGCACAATTGTTCGCCATTGCGTATCTTGTTAGAACTATTCAGAAAAACAGAGACGATAAAAATACGATTAATGGGTTTATTGAATATCTTAAGAAGGATATCAGGTGATTTATGAAAATTAAAAGCGGCAAAGAGAAAGAATATGAGATTTGTGTGGAAAACAATAGTAAGGACGGATATTCTAAAGCAGTCATAGACTATTTGGAACGATGGGCAAATTTAATGGAAAAAAGAATTGCTGATGGTGATAAAATCTGTGACATTGCAAAACAAACATCTCACGAAGCCGATACAGAAGGAATTACTGGTTTTATGTACGGTTGTGCAGTAAATATATTATCGCAATTATGGGAATATGGGGAAGATCTTCGTAAATGGCATAATAAAGAATATGGGTATGAAGGAGAGAGGGTTGTTAATCCGGCAGTGTTAACAGTTGGATGATGAATTTTATACGAAATTCAACTGTGAAATTTACTTGAAAGGGGAAACATATGTGGGATCCAGAAAAAGATGCTTGTGATTATTGCTTTGAATGTGAATATTTTTTAGATGATTATTGGAACTGTCAGGGTGGCATAGAACCTTGTTGGGAATTTGTTCCAAAGAAAGATTCTAAATATAAAAAAGTTGAAATAGAAATAACTAATGAAACAAGTCTTTGATAAACGATTATGAAGAAAATTTTGATAACTAAGAATGGGAATATCCCAGTTGGAGTCTATAACGTTGAAGCAGTTGATGAACATTGGAGTTGGGGATATCACTGGTTTGATTTTCAGCTAAGTGATGGGAGTAAATCAGTGTATTATCCAATACCAATGTACCATTATTATATTGTTGCTGATAGAAATTAGATTCAATGAGAAGAACAATATGGATATTATAGAAGAGTTGTATAGTATTATTATTAATGGAATTATTCATAGATTTCCATTAGAGACGTTTACTAATAAACGCGGAACATTTGAATTGATAGAATTAATGGTAGAAGAAATATGCGACAAACATATAGACAATTTTTATAAGTCATATTTTGATAAGTTTGTCGATGTTAAGGACTTTGGAAATTAGATTTGATTGGAGAAGTAATTATGAATAACAAATTACCGCAACCGATAGATCCTACCGTATGGTTTAAACCGAAAACACAAGATGATATTCTGATTGAAGGCATCACAAGTGGAATTAAAGCTGCCGGGGTTCGTGGAGAAGATGTAACAGTGCTGTTAATCGAAGCATTAAAGAGCATGGGTAGAAAAGATTTAGTTCCACCATGTTGTCAGTAGGAGGGAATGAAATGACAAGACAAGAAGCAATTAGAAGAATCAAGGATCATATAGATATCCACCGCATGTATGAACCAAAAGGAACTAAAATTTCAGAAGCTTTAGAAATGGCAGTAAAATCTCTTGAGAAGCCAGTTTTATTCGTATACAAAAAGCCAGGAGTAATGGTAGGTCACAATTTTACAGATGATGTAGCAATAACATATGCGACAACCAAAGAGGAGGCTATAAAAAAGTTTAAAGAATTTTATAGTGATGTAAATAATGAAAACGTATCTGAGCCATATTTTAATTATGCTAGAGTTGCAATACTTACTGATTACTAATGATGACTGAATTTTGATGGGAGAAAATATGAACTATAACGAGAACGGTATTTGTAAATTTACAATAGAACGAGAAGATAGTCATGGTTCACAGCAAAAACACCCGCTGCAATTGGTGGCGAGAATAGATGTTGATGACCTAGTAAAGCTATTCGATGAAGCCTCGACAAATTTTGATGGTGAGAACCCCATTTGTAAAGTAAAAGATCCAATTAAATTTACGGAGTTTGTTATCAGAAGGTTGTGGGATGATGCACCATATGAAGCCGATGACGTTGTTTGGGCGCAGCCGTTGACTTATATCTTTGAACAATTGCTGGAAGATTATAAGCCAGAGTTTCTTGAGTATTTTGATGAAGTATAAAACAGTGGTTAATATGGACAATATAAAATACGTTACAAAAGAAGAAGTTGATGAAGAAAAATATAGTTATGCAGTATGCGAATGCACAGTTTTTGGTCCAGACTATGGTATACAAGTACCGAGGAAAAAGTATAATGATTTTGTTGAATTTAAATGTCCAAGATGTGGCAGAAAACTCGGACTATTTGTAAGAGGTACCGATTTGAATTGTGATTATTTTAATGTATGTTAAAATTGAGGTTTTATCGGGAAAATGAAAATTAAAGATATTACTGTGAAAAAGGTAGAAAAAGTAGAATGGCATACTGAAACCCCAATAAATACAGGAGTTTTGGACGCATATTTGGATGCTGATATGGATGTTAAGCGAGAAATCGTTATAGTTCCCCAAATTGCACCCAATTAATGGTCTGGATTGCATGGATAAACTTCGTGATTGGTGTAAAATTGAAAGGAGTCTTTGAGGAGGAAAAATATGTATAAAGAGATGCCACCAGATGCTATGCAACCACATGACACTTGGGTTATTGCATTTTGTCCAGATACAGATTCGTTCTTTGTCACCAATCAAAGAGCATTCTACTGGGAATCCGAAGAAGAATTTGAATCAGAAGAAGCTGGAATATATTTTTTTGAGCATCAGATTCAATACTTCATTGATGTAGAAGAAAAATTAATGAGCGACATGTTTATTAATGCTTGGAGTACTGATCGTGTTTTTCTGGAGAACACAAATAGACAATATTTTAAAAACTAAGTTTTATGGGAGAGGTTACATATTAATGAACACACTATATAATATAACTTCAACTAATATTGGAATTTTTTATAAAGATCAAAAGTGGAAGGACGATCTATTTAAAGAATTGGTACGTGAAGCGCATGAATGCAAAACTCTGTATAGCTATAGTGTAACCGAAAATAAAATTCGGTTTTGTGATACATATATTAATATCAATATTATTTTCGTGGGAGCAAACGAACATTCACGAGGACATAGATTTGATAGGATCTATTATCAGAATGACATTGATCAAAACACTTTCTCAATGGTGATACGTCCATTGTTTATGCCGAAAATATTTCCGTTATAATTAGATGAAAAATTCATAGATAAAATAAGTATTTCATCCAAAAAGGAGTAAAAATGGATAAATTTGAAAAAATAGCTCAAATTAGGTGTTTTGACCAAAATGCAACAAAAGACGTTGTGAAAACTCTTGAAAAATCTGGGTTTTATATATGCTTTGAAGATAATTATGGTCCAGATGGGAATGACTTTATTTTAATGAAAAAAGTAACCCAATAAAAATTTACTTTTATTGAGAAACGGGAGAATTCTATGACCTACGAAGAAAAATATATGACTTTTGAAAAAGGTGAAAAAAATTAAATGGCAACTAAGAAAAACTTTTTTAGTGAAATAACTCCGGCACATCCGGTATTTCCGAAGGATGAAAATGAACGCCGGGATTGGGAATTGTGGAGCGCGGTATCAACTGCAATCCATATGTGCGGTTATAGCGGCGAAGACGTAGCAGCGATGTCTTTTGAAGTAATGAAGGAAATTGGAAGACAAGATTTGCTTCCACCGTGTGATAGATGAGGTATCTAATTTATGATGTTATCTATTAATGAAATTGAAAGATCAAAATGGATTGTTGATAATGAAGGAAGAGATTATATAGAGCAAAGGTTTTAAAGATGATTGAAGTTAAGTTTAAAGTTAAAATCCAAAATAGATATGGAGAAATAGAATCAAATCTAAAATAGAAGATTCAACATCTTAAAAACAGCAAGAGATTGTCCTATATGTATAGATGGAAAATGTATCGGAGTAATAACAGACGTTGACACAAAAACTGATGAATGTTATGGATATATTTTTGATCAAGACGCTGTTATTGAATTATCACAAGATTTTCAAGAAGTGGTTTCGGTAGAAATTATAGATTCCAAAACAGGATGTGGCTTATGAATATCAAAGATCTATTTGAAAAAAGATCAATAAATGCCTATAAGGCCATATATAACAATGGCTTACCATGTTTATATAAACGTAATGATCTATGCACTTGGGCGGAAGAAGCCTATGAAAGAGGAGAAAAATACTTCTATTGTAGGCCAGTTGATCCAGATGACCCATATGGTAAGTTTGAATTATGTGAGCCAGAATATAGATGGTTTATTAAGGATAAGAATGGTTTGACAGAAGAACAGTTTAATCAGATTTGTAATGCCATAACAGCCCCGTAGAAGATTGTGAGTTGAAAGATGACGCGGTTGATGGTATGATGTGCGAGGATACATTAACTGCCTGATGCAAAGAAGTAGGAGAATAATCATGGATTTTAAAGTTGGAGACAAAGTAATAGCCAATCATTTCGGTGGAATGGAAACAAGATCTATTGGGACTATAGTCAAGATAACACCCAAACGGCAGGATATCGTTGTTGATTTTGGAAATTACCAAGAAACATTTGATAAAACAGGATGGCAAAAGGGCAGTAATATATGGTATAAGAGTTCGATTGAATTACTTACGCCTGAGATTGAGAAAGAATTGCAGGACGCTGCTCTGATTAGAAAATGCAAGGATGTTTTTAATAAAACTGAGCTTACGCCAGAAATTGCCGCAAAGATATTGGAGGTATTAAATGAAGTGGACGTACATTAAACGAGATAAGGTCTGGAAGAAACAACTCCATCATTACTGGACAACTGTGACAGATGCCTGGGGTGTTTCTTCTGATGAAAGATATAATTATAAGATTGACACTTATTTATACAAATGTTTTTCATTCAAGCATGGTTTTTGGTATCAAGTGAAAGTGCCAAATTTTACTGCGAATAATAAAACACTTGGTGGAGTATTAGATCAATTGTTTGGATATCTTTATAGAGATGGCGGGACACCTTGTTATCAAAGGCTGGAAGATGAGTTGATAAGTAAGGGGTTCTGGAAAAAATTAGGATAAATTTTGATTTAGTGAACAATCTGTGTACAATTCCCAAAATCTAACATAAATAATATATAATACAATATATAATTAATAAACAACAAGAGGTATTTATATGAGATCAGCAGAATCAGCAAGATTTCAAAGTGAACATAGAGCAAAGATTAACACATTCATAGATGATATAAGCCAAAAAATTGAAGAAGCTATAGATGACGGCAGATATAGTTGCAAATATGATATTCCAGTTGACACAGACCAATTAGTAAGAAATGAATTGGAAAAAATATTAAAGGATAATGGTTATAGTGTAAATATTCCGGTAAAAGAAGATTATAGTAGATATCCATGTGATCAAATGCGTTATTGGGATGAGATAAGAATAGGTTGGGAAATATGAAAATTATTGGTAAATCAGAAGACGGATATATATTAACCGCATCGAAATCAGATGTCGCGGCGATTGAGGGATTATATAGTCATGAAAAAAGATATGAGATTGGCGATATCATAGATATAGAGGGTTTATTTAGAGAATATACAATTGTAGATAATGCCCTTAAAAATATAGATAAGCTTCGCCATACATCAGAGTTGTTAAACGATGCAGTTGATTGGATTGAACAATTTAGAGGAGAGAAAGAATGAGAGATCCGAATAGATTAGATGGATTTTATGATGAGTTAAAAAAGATTCACAAGAAGAGCTGGGCTGACATTCGCTTTGGACAATTGTGCAGTAATTTCTTTGGTTGGCTTCGTGTAGAAAAAGGCATTGATCTTTTCTTTCCGGAGGAAGATCAGATGATGGAATATTTTAAGGAATATACAAATACAAATTCTCATATGTATAGAGGTTGGAAATGATTTATATACCAAAACCACACGGAAGAATTATAGATGCAGACAAACTTGCGGATGATTTAGAATGGGACGCAGAAAGAATAAGTGAGGAACTTGAACAACTAGATCCGTTAACCGCAGAATACGTACAAAAAAGAATTGAAAGAGACACAAAACAAAATGCTGCCTGGTGGATACGAGATGAGGCTGATAAAAATTGTCTCGTTCCTGCGGAGAATTGACAATGACTGTTAAAGAATTTTATGAATACTGTGTAGAGAAGCATATTGAAGATTTTGAAATCTATGTAGATCAAATATCTGTGAATGGTTGTTTTATTGGGTATGATAAATTAACTAATGAAAAAATAGATATTGGTTATGGCGAAAAAATAATATCTCTTGGGTGATTATATGGATAAACTATCTGGCGGCGAAATAATAAAACTTTTAGATAATCTCATTGGTCCGACCGAAGCTGTTGGTGAAACAAATGCAGATAATAAAATCAAGAAGAATGTTGACACTTTAATAGATGTTACTTATTGGTGTCTTGATAAGCTTATTGATTCTTCCAAAACTGCGGACAGGCCAGAAGCTTCAATGAAAGAAATCGGAGAACTTGCGCAGAAGGCATTAGATGAATACAAAGAATATTATTGTTCTTCTGGGTGGACATCAGTTAAGGATCATAATCCGGAAATTGATATGTCATATCCTCATAGCGATACTTACTGGGTAAAGTATAAAGATGGTGGATATGATGTAGCGAGATTTTGTAACTATAATAGATTTTGGGTTCATCAGGTTCTTGAACCGCCTTGGTGGAACTGTGCGCAGTATTGTGAAGTAGAAGCCTGGAGGAGGATTGATTTATATGACGGAGAAAAACCAGAATGAATTTAAACCCATGAAATTTACCGCTCATCATGATGCGTATGTAGATCATAATGGCTATGAATATAAGGAATATAATTCAGAATTTGAATCACCATTTGTTCCTAGTATTGATGGATTGAACAGACGTTGTTGGGTTATCTATCAGGGATTTTTTGGAAAGTATAAAATTCGCGAATGCATAGTAACCGCAATTGTTTATACGAACTGTTGGCTATGGAAGATGGATAATGGATGGACGTATTTTGCCGATTACCTTGGTAAAGAAGTATTTCTTCGTGATCAGTTGGGTAAGGCGATTAAAATCTGTGAAGAAAGAAACCGTATGAGAAAAGTAAAGGTTAAACGTTTATGAAGGGTGAACTAGAAGGAGAATAATATGAACGGTATAAAATTTGATGGAGAAAAGGTAAAGAGATGTATTGATGCTTATTATGATCAGCATGGAAGTTATCCGTATTTGATTATGAATAGTAAAACATATGATATTATACCGCTAGAAAAACCAGGTATAATTTTGGACAGTAATTCATTAACGGTTAGCAGTTATACACTTTCCAATGTGAACGTTGCCCCGGTTGATGAAATAAAGGTTGGTAATAATACATATATTTTAAAACGAGATCCTGTTTATAAAAAATGGTATAATGCAAAAATTCTTGTTGATGAAGAATTGAAATTTGGGGAGGTACATATTGGATAAAGAAGGAGGTGAAGAAGATGACGAATGGCGACAGAATACGAGTGATGAACAACACACAGCTGGCAGCATTGCTTGATGATTCTCGTGATTTTTTCTCTTGCAACGATTGTCCGCTAGAAGAAGGATCCGATGAATGCGAACGTGGATGTATTCCGCAGATTTTGGATTTCTTAAACCAGGAAATTTCTTTTGATGGTACTTATAAGAAATATAAATTATATAAAATCGCTCATAGTGGTAGAAAAGGTCCGCGAGATGCTCCGCTAAATAATTGCAAATATGACGGAATGGTTGATTCTATTGTCAGGTCTTATGATATAAGATATCTACATCCTTTCCAGAGGTATCATTTCAAATTTCTTAAAACAAAATCTCCGTATGAATCATGGATAACGAGTGAAGTTGTTAGACTTATTGAACTGGATACTGGGATATTTATGTTAGAGACAGTAAATACGTTATATTACTTCGAAGAAATTAAATAAAAGGGGAGTGGACGTAGTGATCAGCTACGCCCACAGCGGAAGTATGAAAAAGAATCCGCCAATTGATATTATATCACATTTGTCAAGGAGATGGATACATGCAGGATAAAGATAAGCTGGAAAACATTCTTCATCAACTTAGAATTCCACATTCTTTTTCAGATAATGTAATGTATATCTATTGTATCTCCGGGACCATTGCTGTTTATTTTACAGATTACGGAGAGTATTTAGATATAGAGTCAAATAATCATAGAAAGGAGGAGTAAATGGATTGGAAGAAGTTATTCTGGAGAAAAAGTACGCTTATACAAGATTTGGAGTACTACAAAAGAATAAATAAAGAGTTAGAAGATACCGTAAAAGAATTACAAGCGGATAATTTAGCAAAACATAATGCATTAGAAGAACTTCAAAGACAAGTTAATAAATTGGTGCATGTAAAAGATGATAATCTGTGTTTGATAGAAAAACATAATAAAGAGATAGAAGATCTAAATAATCAGTATAAAGATTTATTTGATACCGCGAATAAAGAATATGCTGATAATATCGAAAAATACAAAGATATCGCCGCGAAAGAGATAGAAAATTCCAAATCATCAGTAGAAACAAGTAAAGCACTTGCGGGAATTATTGCTTCACAACAATCTTCTATAAGTGCTTTGGCGGAAGGTATTTATAATCAGGAACACATTGAATTCTTTGCTCTTAAGACATATAGAGGTTGGAAATATATTTGTGTGAATGGACAGAAAATTACCGACTTTAATAATGTAAACACAATTAATGTGTCTTGGAATAAAAATGATACGAGATTAAAAGTAGATATTAAATAAAAACCGTACATTGAAACTGTACATTGATTAGCAAAACCGTACATTGAATTAAGGAGAAATAATATGACTAGAAAGGACATTAAGTTTTTTGTAAAACCCGAAGAAAGAATTATTGTTGGTGTTTATGAATATGACGAGGATGATCTGTGGCAGGAAGTTTATGATAAGTTTCCGGGATGGATGCTTGACATCATTGAAGCAGCAGTTAGTAGCGAAAAATTTCCGGTTTATCCTAATGTGATCAGAGCAACTGCCGTTTGCAGTATTGACGATGAATGGAACGAAGAGATTGGAAAGAAAGTTGTTGAGGCGAAGATTAATCTCAAGAGGCACTATAGGGTTTACCGTATGATTTCACATATTATTATTATGTTGAGTGAAATTGATGATAGATTTTCTGATCTTTGCGAAAATCATTTAGAAAAAATGCAGTCAATTGAAAACGATATTGTAGATTATTTTAATGACGGAAAGGCTGGTGAGAATAGTTGAAATCGCTTTATGCGGGGATAAGTATTGGTCTTGGAGGAATAATCTTTCTAAACTGTGTGGATAAAACTCTTGGAGCGCTTCTGTTTTCTATTGGGTTATTTGCGGTTCTGGTATTTGGTTTTGATTTATTTACCGGAAAAGTTTGTAACAAAGATTATTTAAAAAGACCAGTTGATTTGATTGAAATTTGGCTTGGTAATTTAGTTGGTGCTGTACTTATGGGACTCGTTGCATCAACGAATGTTAATACGTATCAGGCGGCAAATGTTATTGCCAATTCCAAATTAGAAAAATCAATCCCGCTTGTTCCTGGGTTTATTTGTGGGATCTGCATTGCTATTGCTGTCAAGGGTTATCAAAAAGCTGAAGGATTTGGAAAGTATCTGGCTATTGTACTTGGCGTAATGGTATTTATTCTTTGCGGATCGGAACACTGCGTGGCGGACATGTTTTATTTTGCTGCCGCAAGGATGTGTAATCTTGAAGTTGTGAAGTTTATTTTGATTGTAACTATTGGAAATGTTTTAGGCGGAGCTTTGTTCTCCGAGATTGAGGGATGATATGAAAGTAACTTTGTATTCAACTAATTGTCCAAGATGTATTGTTTTGGAGAAAAAATTGAATCAGAAAAATATTGAATTTGATCTGGTTTCTGATGAAGATACGATGATAAATAAAGGATTTATGACCGCTCCAATGTTGGAAGTGGGTAACGAGGTATATGATTTTAAAGGTGCGGTAGATTGGCTTAATGGACTGGAGTGATAATTGAGTGAATATAAATATTAAATTGATGAAAAATTTTGTATCTCAATACAACAAATTACAGGCAGAATTTGGGACAGAAATTGCAAAGATTAATGGTTTTGATGACGGACAATTGAGTTATACGGATTTCATTGACAATTTTGTTGATGAAGATACTGTTGCAGATGCGAGTATTGATGGTAATTCTAATGTTAGTCATAAAGATATCGTGACTCTTGAACGAGAAATGCCAAAACCTCATTCAAAACTTCTTGCATTTAATAAAATTTATTATGAGATTAATAAAAAATTTGGATTCAAAATTGCTAATGATTGGCTAAGAATGGAATGGATGGGATATCTTTACATGCATGATGCTCCATCGAGTACATTTAGAAGTTATTGTTTTGCTTATGATTTAAAGGATCTGGCTGAAAAAGGCTTGTATTTTATTGATGGTCAAAATGCTGAGAGAGCAAGACATTTGACCACATTTGTTGACTTCATTAAAGAATTCGTTAGTTTTGCATGTAATCGAACAAGTGGTGCCGTGGGTCTTCCAAATATTATCCCCTATATGTACTACTTCTGGAAAAAAGATGTAGACAGTGATTATCTTGGAATTAAAACATCTGGTCAAGAAAAATATTACGCTCGGCAGAATTTCCAGCGTTTTATATATGCAGTAAATCAGCCATATGTACGTGATGGATCGCAGTCGGCATTCACAAATACAAGCGTATTTGATCATTCTTATTTTGAAGCTTTGTTTGGTGGCGCAGAATTTCCTGATGGATCTTTTATGATTGACTACGAAGAAGAAATTATAGAATTCCAGAAATGGTACATGGAAGTAATGTCCGAGATTCGTAGTACAAATATGTTTACTTTCCCAGTTAGTACAATTTCTTTACTTCGCCAGGATGGAAAATTCGTAGATAAAGATTTTGCACTTTGGGCCATTAAGCACAATATGAAGTGGTCAGATAGTAATCTGTTTGTTGACAGCAGCGTAAATTCTTTGAGTAATTGTTGCAGATTGAAGTCTAATATTGAAGATCTGGGCTATTTCAACAGTATCGGGGGAACCGCTCTCAAGGTTGGTTCGGTAAAAGTTAATACCATTAATCTTGCAAGAATTGCTCTTGATACAAAAACAGAAGAAGAATATCTAGAAGAGCTTAAATATAGGGTTTATGTATGCCTCTGCGCACTCGATTCAGTAAGATATATTATTGGTCGTAATGTTGATAAAAACATTCTTCCGAATTTTTCATACGGACTGATTGATTTTGAACATCTTTATAATACCATTGGATTCATTGGAATTTATGAAACAATGAAAAAATTTGGTTATATAACAAAAGATGAATTTGGAAATACATTCTATACAGATAAAGCTTCTGCGTTTGGAGAAAAGATATTTAAAGTAATGCGTGAAACGGCAGATAACTTTATTAAAGAATATGAATGTAATTATCAAATAAATACAGAACAAATTCCAGGAGAATCAGCAGCCGCAAAATTAATGAAGAAAGACAAGTTCTTCTATCCAAGAGCAAAAATTTACGATCTTCCTCTCTATGGTAATCAGTTTATTCCTCTTGGAATCCAGACAACACTTCAGGAGCGAGTAAGAATTCAGGCAATGTTTGATGGATATTGCAATGGTGGATCTATCTTACACGCCAATATTGATGCTCCATTTGATAGTTTTGATAAAGCATGGAAGATGGTTAATTATATTGCAGAACAAGGTGTAACATATTTTGCATTTAATACGAAGATTCAAGCTTGTGAAAACAATCATGCTTTTTATGGAAAAGTTTGTCCGACATGTGGAAAACCAGTTGATAGTGAATATACAAGAATAGTTGGATTCTACACGAAGATTAAGTCGTGGTCTGATGAAAGAAAAAATGAGTACAAACTTAGAAAATGGGAACCAATTAATGAAACATCTGAGGAAATTTTAAATGCCTGATATTGAACTAAAGGGAATTATTGATGAGGATTTTGTTAACTATAAAAAGGTTTCAATGGTACTAATGTTTCCTTGCTGTACTTTTAAATGTGGGAATGAGTTCTGCCAGAACTCTTCCCTTGTTAATGAACCTGATATAAATATCGAAATCACAAAATTATGTGAACGGTATTTATCTAATGATATCAGTGAAGCTATTGTTCTACAGGGTATGGAACCATTTGATAGTTATATGGATGTTTTAAATTTTATAAATACTTTGAGATACCAGTATAAATGCAATGATGACATAGCTATTTATACCGGGTACACAAAAGAAGAATGTTTAGAAAATGGTTTTATACAACCTTTGAAAGACACGAAAAATATAATCATAAAATTCGGCAGATATATTCCAAATCAAGATCCTCATTATGATGAAGTATTAGGAGTCAATTTAGCCTCTGATAATCAATATGCAGAGAGGATATGTTAATGAAGAAACTAACAACAAATATTTCAATAATAAATCCAGATCTTTTTTCCAAGGCTTATTCAGCATTTGTGCAAACATATGGGTATGCTCCTGGCACAGCATATCTAAATAAGGATACATTAAATTCCATGGATAAAAATCTTGATATATCAATAATTTTTGAAGTCGATGAATTCATGCCGTATGGAGAAGTAGCTTTCGGATGAAAGTGATTGGATTAGGAGATGTGGTGTACTGGGCCAGGGTACACCATTTCACTGGTGTTTACGAAGTTTATGAACTTACTGTCCGCACAGTATATGAAGATTGTTTTATTGGAACTGATAAAGAAACCAGCAGAGCTTTTATAATCTCATATGATGAATGCGACGAGACGGTATTTGATAACCGAGAGGACGCTCTTAGAGTTGTGAAAAATGCAGAGAAGAAAAAGAAGGAGTTTACTATAATAGATGGAGATTTTGAATAGTTATCCAGTTCTAATTGAAAAGAATTCTTATCTGGCTGCTATATTCTTTACACTATTATTATTGTCTCCTGGTTTAGCTGCAATTATTTTTAATAAATTTTATACATCTATAGGTGTAGTTTTGATATTATTAATAGTAACGTTGTCTACCATTGGATTTAAATATTTTGAACAAGACATACCATCTGAAAAATTAGAATATCAAATTATTATATCTGATGACTACTCTGCTAAAGACTTATATGAAAACTACGAAGTAATAAAAACCGAGGGCAAGATTTGGTATATCAGGGATAAGGAGAAGAATAATGAAAATGTTGACAATAAATGATAAGCAGCTGAAATGGCTAGAAGAAGAACTTGGATATCTTATGGAGCAGAAAGAAAAAGATCATGACGATTTGATCAGAGTAACTTCTGTATTAGATTTTCTGGTAAATACCCAGACGAAAGAATTAGAAACTGCAATAGATAACGATTGGAAATAATTTTATGGGGGAGTTATGGAAAAACGTATTGCAAAGTTTGAAAAAGTTAGTTTTAAGCAATTTGATGAAGATTATAGAAATGCCAGGAAAACACTTCTGATATTTGGCGAACCAGATACAGAGGAGATAGAGGAAATTTATAAAGATATAAAACTTCCGAAGAGATCAACTGGCGGAAGTGCTGGGTATGATTTTTATTCTCCGATTTATTTTATCCTTGTTCCAGGAGAAGATATTGTTATTCCTACTGGAATTAGATGTCAGATGGAAGAAGGTTGGGGATTGTTTTTGTATCCCAAGAGTGGATTAGGATTTAAGTGTTATACACGCCTAGCCAATACAATTGGTATCGGGGACGAAGATTACTATTATTCAGATAACGAAGGTCATATTTTAATTAAGTTAAGAAATGAAAGTAAGGATAAAACTCTCGTTATTAACCGAGGAGACAAATTCATTCAGGGAGTTTTCCATGAATATGGCATTACTTACGATGATTTTGTGGATACAGTAAGAAATGGTGGTTTCGGGAGTACTGGAAGATGACAGAACAAGAATTACACGCGATACCTTTCTATTTTTGCGATCTTAAAACAGGAGATCAGGAATGTGACAAAAAAGACACTTGCAAGAGATATGTGTTTATTAAAGATCTCGATTATAAAGATTATAAAAACTATCCATTTGCTAGATTGAATAATGTATGTAAACGTACAAATTACAAAATGTATTTGAAAGTAGATGATGTACAACATGAAGACAGCAACGATCAGATTAAAGAACAGTGAAGACGTTAGTTTAGCCTGTGCTATTTTCAATACATATATTTGGGACATTGACGCAGTATCTGGTAGGTACTGCGTTGATGCTAAAAGTGTATTGGGGCTATTTTTATTGTTAGATCAAAATATAGATATTTATTTACACTCTGATGTATATGACATGCACAAAGAGTTACGAGAGGAGTTAAAAGATTGGCTCATCAAAAACTAAGTGAAGAAGAGGCTAGACAGCCAGAAGAACATATCAACCAAACATTTTATCAGTTGATAATGCAGAAAAATTTGTTAAAGCCTGAACAGTTTGATATTGATCCCGCAGATGAAAATATCTGGGAACTTATTCTGGAGAGGGCGAATAAGATCAAGATGGAATATGTTGCGATGCGAAGAAATCCCAAGATTGCATTTCGTGACCAGCGTATGAGAGATAGCTTTCATAGATTCTGTTGCCTTATTGGAGGATTTTATGTTCAGGAGTGGAGCATTGTTCACTCTGAAGTTGAGGGTTATAAAAACCGTAAGCAGCGAAGAGCCGAAATGAAAGAGGCGAAGTTGAAGAGGCAACAAGAGTGGAAGGAGAGAAAGAATGAAAATTGAAAATACAGAAGTATGGGGATTTAAAGGAGCAATTCGTGGTGCAAGAAACCCAATGAATTCCTGGGATAGAATGGACAGCACTTTTGATAATGAAATTGTAATTGGCCCAAATGATCTTAAACTCTGCCAAAGTCTTGTTAAAGCTGGTACGGAACACGCAAAATTTATGCGAATGATCCATGTTCAGGCGGATTTAACTTTGCCACGTTTTATATGGAGTGAATTTGATACATATAAATTTGTGGAAAAGAATAGTCAAAGTACGATTCATAAATTATTGAATACGTTTAACGAAATTACTTTAGATATGTTTGAAACAGATTATACATGGAATGAGTTTTATCTTAAAAGAGCAGCAATTGATGAACTTGAAAAACTTCGGAAGCAATATGCCGAGGTTAAAGCATCAAAAGATGTTGAAAATAAACAAGAAATCTTAAATGAATTACTTTTCCGCGCAAAAATGATCCTGCCAGAATCTTTTCTTCAGTTAAGAACCATAGATACAAATTATGCCGAACTTCGAAATATATACTTTCAGAGAAAAAATCATAAGATGCCACAATGGCATACAATTTGCGATTGGATTAAAAGTTTACCATACGGTGAAGAACTGATAACATTAGGAGAATAATATATGAAGATATTAAAAAATAACTATAATGAATCTACTTGCGAATGTGAAAAGTGTGGTTCTGTTTTATGTATTAGCGAAGATGATTATTACATGGACGAAAACAACAATACATATTGGAGATGCCCACTTTGTAAAGCAAAAAATATTGTTAAAGAACCAGAAATAACTATTGAAACAATTAAGTTTCCGGAATCATTTCATGAGTTTTTGTCTGAAGAAAAAGGTGGAAATGCTACAGAAATTAAAGATGAAGAAACCAACGACTGGATTAAGGAGTGTTTAAAGTTTCTTAGAAGAAATCCAGATGAAACATTTAGATATATTTCGTCTGGAGATACTTTTGTGGCGGTTTTTAAACATTATAGTGATGATGAATATCTTGCTATCGTAAGTAAAGATCACTATGAGTGTTATATACCTTTTGAAAATGAGGACTTTGAGTATGAATAAAAAAATAATTTTATTGAATGGAAGTGCGGCGGCTGGAAAAGACACGTTTGCATCTATGATTTCTTCAATCATACCCTCTATGTCATATTCCTCTGTCCAGTATGTTAAAGAAGCCGCAAAAGTTCTCGGCTGGGACGGAGTGACTAAGGATGAAAAGTCCAGAAAGTTTTTGTCGGATCTTAAGATTCTCGCCACAGAATATAATGATCATCCATACAAGATGTTATGTAAGGTGATTAATGATTTTTTACAAGATGATATTCATGAATGGCTTTTTCTTCATGTTCGTGAACCTGGAGAAATTAGAAGATTGGTTAAGGTTTTCCCCGAAATTATTACGGTTCTGGTTATTAATCCGAATGTTAGTCCTGTGACGAGTAATATGGCTGATGCAGGAGTGAATCACTACTATAGATATAACGAGAAGATTTTGAATGATGGCAGTCTTGCTGATCTTCAGAAGAAGGCGGAAGAATTTGTGAGGAAATATAGAATTGAAGACAGTAGAAGAAATGATACGGTCGAAAACTCCGGAAGGGTGGCAGAAGATTATTGATGAAGAAATGAAAAGATTAGGATTGAAATTTGTAAAAAGGGGGGGGGAAAGGTGTCGATTGTGGGCATCTTCTTCCTGAAGATTTTTAGATATAGAGGTGAATAATAAAGAATGAATGAAAGAGAAGAAATTTTAAGTAATCATAAATATAATATATGGCAGAGAAAGAATGGAAGTTGGCGATCTTATCTTCCAGATAAAACCAGAAAGAGCGGAAAGCGTGAAGTCGAGCGCATACATAAAGAAGACCTAGAAGATATAATAGTAGATTTTTATTTAAACCGAGAAAAATATGAAGCTGAAGCAGAAGAAAATGCCAGGATTATAGAAAAGACCAAAAAAGAAATAGAAGAATTTGAAACCAATAAATTATTAAAGGATGCTGCAACCTTTAAAGAGATTGATATCTGGGATATAAAACCAACTTTATACTTAGCTAAACCTACTGGAGAAATTATATCTCGTGAAGCAAATAAGCCGATGAATTTCTATGTAGATGATACTACTGAAACTTATGCTGGCTTGCATTATGTGGTATTAAGAACTAATGATGGGCCTAAGCGTTTTTGTGTACCAAGAATTATCTGTGCATTATTCAACGGCATGCCACCAGAAGATATGAAAGATCCTACAGTAGATCATATTGACAAGAATTCGTTAAACGATTACTACCAAAATCTGCGCTGGATTGAACGAGAAGCAAATTCTGCGATACGAGATAATCGCGCCACAGGCGAACTTAATGGTAGGGCATTGCTTACCACAAAAGATGTAATAGATATTTGTAATCTTTTGGTTAAGAAAGTAAAAACCGTACCTCAGATTGCCAGGATGTATGGGGTAAGTGATGGATGTATTAGAAACATTAAAGAAAAGAAAAATTGGAAATATATCACTCAATGTTTTCAGTTTGATTAACCATTTATATAGGAAGAGATTATTTTAGAAGAAGGGAGAATTTTAATTATAAGTTAAACTTTGATTAAATAAATATTACATGAAAGATAAGAATTTGAAAGATAAAGATAAAAATGATATAATGTCTTCGCTAGGTATCAGCGAATATATTATGTTGAGTAAAAAGGAGAAATATTTAGATAAACACAAGTATTCAATTTGGCAGAGTAAAGATGGAAAGTACTGGTACACTTATTTTCCAGATAAAACAAAAAAGACTGGATACAAACAAATAAGAAGACACTCGAAGTTGGAAATTGATTTAGAGATTATAAAATATTATGAATCTCTTTCAGAAAGAAAGCTAATAGAAGATGTCTTTATTGAATGGAATGATCATCGCCTGGAACTAAATAAGATTAGCAAATCTACTCATTTGCGAAATGAACAAATTTTTAATAAGCATTTTGGTGATATTGCACAAGATCCAATTGATGAAATGTCCCCTGATGATTTTTCTGATTTTCTTGAAGAACAGATACCAAAACATTCTTTAACTAGTAAAGCTTTTTCTAATCTCAAAGGAATAGTTAAAGGGATGTTGAAGCTTGCGAGAAAAAGAGGATACATAAACTATACAGCTGATGACGTATTTGCAATATTGGATATTTCAGACAGATCATTTAGAAAAGTTATTAAAGAAGATGAAGATGAGGTATATAATGAAGAAGAGATGGAGATTATTCTGAAATATCTCACCGATAACAAAGATCCCAAAAATCTTGGTATTCTTCTTATGTTTGTGACCGGAATACGAGTTGGAGAACTTGTTGCCTTGAAACATTCTGATTTTCAAGATAATGTTGTTAAAATCAGAAGGACAGAAACAAGAGTTCCAAAAGAAGAAAGATCTGGATCAGATTATATTGTGAAGGAATTCCCAAAATCTGCCGCCGGAGTACGATCAGTTGTTATTCCTGAAGAATTTCTATGGCTTGCCCAGGTTTTATCTTATGGCGAACCAGACGAATTCGTTTTTATTAATGAAGAAGGAGATAGGCTTACAACAAACGCCATCAGGAGAAGGCTTGAAAGAGTTTGCAAATATCTTGGCATTAAGCAAAAGTCTCCACATAAGATAAGGAAGACATACGGATCGATACTTCTGGATAATAATGTGGACAATAATCTGATAAAAGGACAGATGGGACATACAGATATCGGATGTACTGAGACACATTATCACCGGAATCGGAAAGATAACGAAAAAAAATCTGAGATCATAAGCAATATCCCAGATTTTAAAGCTGTTAGTAACTTATAAATAATTAAGAAGAATCTCTTAACGATCTCTTAATTTTAGCCTATTGATGAGCTAAAAGCCCTGAAAATAGGCAAAAGAAAAGCTGCTGACGGGAATCGGAGAAGTGACCGCATGGCTTGAAAGCCCGTAAAATAGGCATTCTTTAAAAAAATAATCTTTTAACGTTTTTAACGGCCAATAATCAGGAGGTCATAGCTGATATCTAGCAAATTTCAGCCGACCAGAAAAGCATATATGAAAGAATAGTTCTCATCATATTTTTTCATATATGCTTTTTTATATCACCACAGCGATACCTCGCCAAATTGTACTTTTTTCAATACAATCCTCATCTTATATACAAAAATTATTATTCTCCTTTATAATTAAATAAAAAGGAGGTACATCATGATAAATCTAAAATCTTCATCCTGGAATCCAAAACGTCTTTGCACTCAAATAGAAAAAGGTAATGCATCATTCGATAACGAGATCCAAAGAGCAGCAGTATGGAATGCCACTCAGAAATCTCTCCTCATTCATAGCATGATAATAGGCTATCCAATTCCGCCACTTTATGCAACACAGAATGACAAGATCATAGACTTTCTTGACGGTAAACAACGTTCACTGGCGATATATGATTTCCGCAATAATAAACTGGCACTTCGTGAACTTCCGGAAATCAAAACAGATGATGGGCCAGTTGATATTACTGGTATGAAATATAAAGATCTTCCAGAAGAACTGAAAGATTCTTTTGACAACTATTCCCTAACCATCACAATCATGGATAATATTACCCGTGAAGAATCCGAAGAAATATTTTTCCGTCTCAACAACGGTACGGCGCTAAAAACAGCGGATAAAAACTTCGCCAAGGCTATATCTAAAGACAGCATCATAAAACTATGTGAACACGAAATATTTGAACGTGCATTAACTAAGAATGCCCAGGCTAAACTTGCCCAAAGACCAATAGTTATACAATCCATAATGTTGTTATCTGGTCAACACAATCTTTCTGCACGACAAATGGCCGAGTTTTTATCACAACATAAAATCACCAACGATGAATATGAACAAATTTCTTCTTTATACGACAGATTAGATACAATCGCCGCAAGTATTGCTTCGGACGAAAATATAGCCACTACACAGCGCAAAAAGACCATACGTCATTTACTAAGCAGAACAAATCTTCCATCTGTACTTCCGCTTATGAGTTCCACAGAAGATGATGATAAACTACAAGGTTTCTTCGCAAAATTTTTCGGTAGTGATTCAAAATCTTCGATTAATGAAAGTTACAACGAAGCTTGCGGAGCGGGATCAACTCATTTGAGTAACGTAGAAAGAAGATTGGATATTCTAGACAAAGAATTCAAAAAAATAAAATCGTAAAAAATGGGGTAGGACATATAATCCTACCCCTTAAAATATTGTATCTGATATCACATATAATATTTGTTAAGTATTACTTTTCTTCAATCTTATCTTTGTCTTTATTGAAAATCTTATCAAGCTGAGTATAAGCGTATTTCTGCGCCGCATCAAATGTGGCCTATACCAGTCCACGAATAGTTTCTTTGGTAAAGATTACTCTCATTGGCGCAGGAATTTTATCAAAAATAAATGAGACCACAAACTCTTGTTTGATAGATCCAGCCTTCATTACCGAGGAGTATTCCATCTCAGCTTCACAAATTTTTTCTTGCGCCATTTCAATAATGTTGGTGCGGGTTTTAAGATAAACGACAATAAATCCAAGTAAAATCCATGCGATATTCAGCAATACTGTTCCAATATTCATAAATCATTCCTCCTTAATACGTTGGAAATCCACTTTCAAGATATTCCGCATAGCGTTTCTTTATATATGCAATAGCAAGATCAACCTGTCCATTTTCTAAATGATTTTCTACCAAAATCTTTTCATACTTGTCATATGTGGAAAGAATATGATCGAAATTTTCTTTGGAGTAATCCCGTTTTTGACATGCGTTACCAAAATCAAGTATCTCATATCTCATGCGTTCAATCTTGTCATCCAACATTGATTTCTTTATTCCATCAAGAGCGTCCATAATATTAGTTTGAAACTTTTTCATTTCTTCGTGATCAGATTCCTAGAGCTATTTAAGTTCTTGAGTCTCTTCTTCAATTTTATTAATCTTTTCACTCTACTCCTTTTCTCTCCGAGATGCATTGGTACTAATACCAAACCTCTCTTTAAAATAGTCAAACAACTTAACAATCAACTAAAAAAATAACAACGCCGCCAAAATGGTAACAATAATTTCACCTTTGTTACCAACAGATAATAATTGATTTAGCTCATCCATGACTCACTCCTTTCTAGACTTTACAATAAGTTAATTCCTTTTACTCAATATGATAAATTAAGAAATTAAATAACTTCTTAATTATCTTCTTTGTCATTATCAACTTTAACATTGGTTGTTTCATCCATAAAACTTAATACGCTAAGAAGATCATAATCTAACGAGGTATCATTTGGCAAACTATCAACAAAATCATCAATGTTAATTGTTGAAATTTCAATATCATTTTGTTCTCCCAATATTTCCTGTAACTTTTCATTCAAATCGTTTACAGCGTTTGAATATTCATCATAATACTCATCTTTAATTTTTCTCATCTGAACCGTTTCTTCTGTTCCATCTTCTTTAAGAATAGGATTCCCATCGTCATCTTTTTTTACCTCGTAATATTCGGTTGATTTTTCTTCTGTAAAATATTTTCCTTGTAGTTCTTTTACCAGGCCGTCCCTAAATTCTTCAAAAGTTTTTACAATTGGTACAATTCTATCTATATTTTTTTTTAAATACCAACGCATTTTTGTCGGCAAGCTTTTTAATTGATCCTCTTCAACATTATTAATAAATGCACAAATGTTAACAATGTCATACGTAGTAAATGTTTTAGTAATATTCATAATTAATTCTCCTTTTTATTTCATAATAATTTAGATTAAATACATAAAGTTCATTCTTAGAGATCTTCCGCTAGAAATAGCAGTCCTTGTAAAGATTCCAGTTGTTGTATTGCCGCCAATTGTGATTCTATGTAATTCAACCGGAATGTATCCGTCAACGGTACTAAAAATTAAAACAGGTGTATTATTTGAAACATCGCCTATATTTGGCAGGCCTTTTACAATGTCTGAAAGAACGGGAACTTCTGTAGTAATATTTAATTGAGCACAGAATCCAACAAAATTTTCATTCTTTATGCATTTATAATTAAGTGTTCCATAATCTGTAGTAATACCAGTTGTTATTTTCTCTGCACCCCCGCTTATGTTCAATGAAGCGATTGCTTCCTATATGGTTTGTGGTTTCCCCGCCAACACAGATTCACTATATTGTTCAACGATAGCTTTTGCTAAAACACTATAATCAACTTTTTTTGCGCCATTGTTTGATGTTATCGCAATCGCATCAGAATTAGAAATTGTTGTTTGACTTTGTAATCCACTTAATGAATTACTTAAAACATCTTTAGCAGCTATCTTATTTAATGTAGTTCCTCCTTTACTCACTAATAGATAATCAGATGCTGGAGTAATTGAAGATGCAGTTGATACACCGTTTATGTCCTAAAATGTAACATATGATTTCGTTGAATCAAACGATAATTTCTCAAAAATTGCATTACATATATCTGGAAATTGAATTCTTTTTACTTTGCTTCCATCAGATATAAAAACATAGTAACTGTCTGGAATTATAGTTGATGCAGCTACTGTATTAATATCTCTACTTCCAGCCAAACTACCATTTATTTCATTGGTAAATGTTGCATTGCCAGTAAATGTAGCATTTTTGGCGGTTAATTCCTATGTTTCAATTGCTTCAGCAACCAAGTTATCATAACGTGCATCGGCCATATATTCTCACCTCCTAATCATTGGTTGTCTTATTAACCTTTTAACTCATTATACATGCGAACAATTTGATCATACATTAACGAGATATTTGTGTTATAGTTACGGCAATTAGTTTCAGAAAGACTTGCCGTTTCGGCAGCTTCCGCCGCATTAGTTGCAAGTGTTACAAAATTTTGCCTAGTTGATTCCACTCGATTAAGAAGCGCATTAATTGCTGCACTTTGCACTGGTGAAATAGCATCTTGGTCTTCTTGATTTAAAAAATTATCTTTGATAATAATCTTTGAAAATTCATCGCTTACATATATCGCTTGACTTTGATCAAACGTATCTTCAGTAATTTCATATGCTAAATCAGTTACAATTAATATCATTGTCCATCTACCGGGGTACACTGTTAATGAAGATGTAATTTCATAATAGTCATCAACTATTGGCTCAATAAAGTACTTATTCAAGGTGGGATTTTTTAAAGCAATATAAAAATTCCCGTCCAATGTTCCATCGTAAGTAAAATGAAATCGTATTGTTTGATTATCATATTTATTAATCAATATTTTTTCTGTACAAGTTAACTGTTTTCCAACCTGTACAATCTCAAAATCTTTATATGTTATCATGGAGTAATATCCTCCTTTTCTATGCGTTTTATAACAGGAATGGTATTTTTGGCAATTGTATTTTCTATATTTCCTTTCTTAAGAAATACAAATAAATTAATGTCATTCCCTTCTTTTAACAAATCATTAGGAATTTTTGTTTTTACTGTATTTTTATTTAACGTTGATGTGGCAACCGTAGCCTTTTTACTATTTTTTGTCCAAAAATGAATTTCAATTTCAATATTTTCAATTTCGGAAAGGACAGTGAATTTATTCTCTGGTTTTAATACGATAATAATTTCTTGATTTTTATCCCATTGATATAGGTATTCTAGTTTTTCACCTGATAATTTTTTGATAATACAATCCAAAGTATTCACTTCCTTTCTTTATTTTAGATTATTTCCCACCATAAAGCCTGTGGTTCCCTGATAAGATACTTTATACCAGGTTTGTCCCGCAGAATTCTTGACCTTTTCAAGGGCGGTAAGTTTATCTCCTTTGCCAAGTGTAAGTAGAATAGTATATGTTTTATCCGTGCCATTACGGATATATCCGGGGGACTTTTTGATTGTCATGGTTTTTGGATATTCGGGTTTAGTTGAATTGATAACTTCTATAATCTTATTCCAAGTAATCGGACCAACAACTGAATCTTGATCAAGATAATGCTTCTGCTGAAATCTTCTCACGGCACTAGCCGTTAATTCCCCGAAATCTCCATCAACATCAAGATCCTCACCAAGTTGATTCAGATACTTTTGAAGTTTTTCAACATAAGAACCTTCAGAACCCTTCTTGAGAAGAGGATATGAATCCACAATATTTTCTGATGGGAGAGGAATAGAAGCGGAACTCCCAGAATCCGAAGCTACAGAAGAGCCACTAACAAGCGCAGCTTTAAAAGCATTCCATTTGTTTTCGTTATAATCCGGTCCAATAGTTGGTATCCAACCTGAAACTCCTGGGCAATTTTTACCGCTTACGTTCCAATGCCTAATAACGTTTTCAATTGGAATATTATATTCTTTCATTAAATATTTTGTAAGTTTAATAAGATTTTGAATAGTCTTTTCTTTAAAATGCCATCCAGAAGAATCTTGATAACAACAAGTTTCAATGCCCATAGAATTGCTATTCATACAAATTCTAAAATGACTTCCGCCAGCGCCACCATAATAAGAATCTCCGCAATGCCAACTATAATATTTTCTTGGATTTGGATTATATTCGCAAATGTCATTTTCATCAACAAAATAATCTGCGGAAGCAGATCTATCGCCTCCATTAAAATAAGATATATTGTTACGAGCTGTGCCAGAACTAGCCGTATAATGAATTACAATATACTTTGGTTGTACACCTCTGGTAGATACATTACATCCCTGGAAACCAGTATTTCTTACGATATTAATAGATTCTTCATCTTTTTTATTTTTATCTGGATCAATAACCACAGTGTCATATTTTGTCAGTCCATAAGTAGTAATAACTCTATATACATTCTCAACATAATCCAGAGAAGTTGCATATCCATCGGCACGAATAAGTTCAAGATATCTATGAGGATCTATTACGCCTTTAAGATTTGCGTAATTGCTCGTATTAATGAACTGAAAATACCCCTCAACACCTTTCTCCATATTTTTAAAAGCGTACCATTGATCAGTAATTTTATAATACGACCCGTCAGCGTTCTGCTCTGCGGAACCATCAACAAATGTCCCATCATTACAGGATACTCTTCCTGGTCTGTATTTGAGTCCAAAATAATTATGATGTTGTGCTTTTGAAGAAGTACCAAAGGCGGATTCTAAACAAGCTTGCGCTATGATTGGCGAGGCTACTTCGATTCCATATTTTGGCCCGATCTTCTAAACATATGGAGCGATTTTCTAAATGAAATCAGTTTGTTTACTCATATACATCATTCCTTTCATAAACAAAAAAGAAGAGGCTAAAATTAAGCCCCTTCTTTTGATAACAGTTTTATTTGTTTCCTAAGTTTTTCGTTTTCTTCTTCGAGAGCGCGGATTCTGTGTTCATGATCTTGGACTACGGGAATGGTAAGCATTTGAAGTTCGGTGTAGTTAACAGAGTACATATCATTTTTTTCGTCATAAGAAACAAGACTCAAATTTTCGCAATTATATTTTTCCATTAATTTTTTTAATGTCTATGCTCCAATACCTAAATGATGCCTTTTATCATTTATTCCAAGATGGTTTTTCCAAGTAAATTCTATTGGATTCAAGGACATAAATAAATCTTTATGATCAATTGAACCTTTTATATCTTTGTATCTTTCATCAGAACTATGGTTTGTGGAAATAGCATACACATATCCGTTCCATGTAGAATAAAATGAATAAGATGAACCTTGATTATTCCATTGTCTAACAATTCCAAATGCAACATCATTATCAGCTCCTGGATTTGTTTCACACATACTAATCCATCCATGACAAAGACTATAAATACTACCTACCCATCCATGTCCATATTTATTAGCTATAACGCCACCGTCCCATTTCACAGTAAATCTTTCCGATGAAATAACATTATTACTATAAATAGTATTTTTTAACCATACCTAAATAGCATTAGCTCCAGAATCTTGTGAATAACCTTGACCGACACTTACATATCCGTTTATACCGCTGGCGTCCCTTTTCTCAGAAACTAATTCACCCGAGCATTTAATATTTCCAGCATTCATTATTTCCCACCAACATGCAGATTTACCAACGTTATATCCATTTCCGCCCGTCATACCTTGAGCCGCATCAATATAATAGCCAGTTCCTAATCTATTAAAACTAGTTTTATCTCTGTTATGCATTATATCTGGAAAATTTGTAACTTTCAATGATCCAACTTCTAACTAACCTTTTATATAAGAATTCCCCGTCTATGTATTTACCCAAAACATACTTTCAAAACTATCTTCATTATAATACTGTCTAGTCATTCCCAAATTAGCCTAATCATATGATAAATAATTATAATAATATCCATCAACACTAACACTTCTTAGCGCAATACCGCCTGGAACAATCCTTGTAGCATAAGTCATTTTATCTTTTGAGTCATGTCTTAATGAAATATTCCCAGGTGTCCAACCATCTACTACACATTGGAAATAAAATCTATTATCATCTGTTCCGATAGCCAAAGAATTGGGTGCCTTTTCTGAAGTATCTTTACTGGTTGTATCAAGAATATCTCCATTTTCATAATATAAAGAAGAATCACTAATATTTAAGCTACCAATTACTCCACCTTTTGCCGTTAATATACCTGAACTATTTACTTTAAACTTATCTGTAATACTTATTCCGTTTACACCAATATATGCTGACCCACCAGTTGCACTTCCCCAATTCTCATTGTTTCTATATATAGCTGTATCTTTTACTGTCCAGCCACCAATTTCTGCAATTGTATCTGATGTTTGTTTTTCACGGACAACTATATTTTTAAATATAGTGGCCAATAACTAATCTTTATCAGAATCATCTACATATATATATAAACGATAATATACGGCATTACTTGGTGGATTTTTTATATAAAACTAGTCTTTAATTGTTGCATAGCTTGCTGTTTGAGTTCCGGATAAAGAGCAAGATGATCCATTGCCTACTGTCTTAAGAAACTCATAATTTCTATCATATAAATCCATCTAGAAGTGCAAACTATATGATTTATAAGTAATATTTTCAGGGTGGTGATAACGAACATAATCAAAACTAGCCGAAAAATTCTATTGTCGATTATCGAATTTTTTAAATCGAGTTAAAAATATTCGTTGTACTATCGCTCCACTCGTTGTCGTTCTTTGTGATGTTGATAATGGTATAAGCGTTCTATATGCTTTGTCATTAGGTACGACTACACCAGTTGATTCCCAATCATCAATAGTTTGATTATATGCATCATCTTTAGTTTCATCAACTTCAACCATATTTACCCCTAATCCAACTGCTATTTTATCAGCAGTAAGCGTCCCAGTAATATGAGCAGCATCCACCTCAAGAAAACCTTTATTTATAGAGCATCCACCTATTTCCCCGCTTGAAGCAAATATTTCACCCCATATAATCGCGTTTGCCGCTCGTAAAGTTCCATCACTTGATACCTTAAAACCAGTTGCACCCTCTGTTGGTTCTTCTCCAACTTTACCGTCTTTGGCAATATATATGGTTAAATTTGGTTTATTAAGTAAATCCGAGTAATCACCAGATGTTGCAATCGGAGAAAAACTCGTCCAAAGACCTTTTATATTTCTAAATAGAGTTCTAGCTAAATTTTCTGATGAATTAGCATAAAATAACAATCTATAATACTTGCAATCAGACGTATAATTAGTTAAAGTTATAGTTGCAGACATCGATTTATCGGCGCTTATACTTGGATCGATATTCATGATTACGGAATTTGTTGCCTGCAATTTTTGCTTATTTTCATTATAGTAGTATATATAAGCAGTAAGCGTATATGAATTAGGGTTCCTTAAAGTAGTTGCGATATAATCAAAACTAATTTCTATTGTATCATTTACACTAAAATGTCCTGGCTTTAAAACGGACAAATATACTCTGTTAACAGAGTTGTTGATTTCCATATAAGTATCATCAAAATAATCATATTTTGACCAATTACTATCAACTTTTGTATTTCCATAATTAGTTTTATTTTCACCAACGTCCACAAGAGATGAAATAATATTATCTGACGTAATAACCCCTGGAAAAGTTACTCCAGGAGATACTGTTAATGACGTTGCATTGATTGCTCCTGATACAACTGCATCATTACAATATAACTTTCCATTAGTAGTAACACCAAATTGATTAGATATAGTCATCATCCAATCTTCATTAACCGTTGTGTCACCAAAAGTCATAGTTGAAGTGCTGCCTTTTGGTTTAATAAATGCCGAACCATTTATTCCTGGAGTAGAGCTTTTGTAATATATCTTTTCTTCATCTATTACCCATCCGCCTAGTTCACCAGATAATGCATGTATATCACCAATAAAATACGCGTCGCCACCCTTAATACCAAAATTAGGAGTAAAAAAGTTACCCGTTTCCAAATCTAAAAAGCTTCCTGTTATTGAGAAATTTCCCGCAGGAGTTTCTTCACCATCGTTTGCTCCTGCTTTATAATTTCGAGACATAATAGCATTAGTAGCTAACGATCTAGATAAAATCGTATCTGTTTCAATTAATCCGCCTTTAATTGTTGTTGTTTTATCTTGCGCAGTTGTTGACCAATTATCAACAATATCTTTTGCAGTAATTATATCCGTTCCGTTATTATATATCCAATCATGATAGTCACTTTCGCCACCAGATCTTACAGTAGATGCATTGCGTGGTGGAACATATAAATAAGCATCAACAATTTTTCCTTCTGAACCTGATTCAACGAATTGTCCCAAAACTATATCTCGTTCTTCGTTCCATAACCATGTACCTCTAATATTATTCGGCGTAGGAGTTACCGCATATTTCCATCCGTCTTTATACCAAACCATATATAATGTGCCATTATCTGCATCTTTATTGGTTAAACGGAGTACTAAATATATGGTTTTCCAATATGGTGGTACAATATTTGGATCTATCATTGTTTTACTAACATTTATTTTTCTTGTATTCCAGTACACGTATCCATCTACATCTGCTGCATTTCCATCTTCGTCATATCCATGTAAATAGCATTCACCAAAGTTTTCGGCCTCAAACGAAGAATGATTTATTTTCATACCTAAGCCAATGTCAATCTTTTCATTTGCCAAAGCCGCACTATCTTGTGCATCAATTATTTCCTATTGTGCGTCCTCAGCAAGACCATGAAAAGTTACCAATCCATAAAGATTAATGTGATCCGCAACAAGTTGGCCAACCCTATCTGTGAGAGTAAATGTAGTAGAGGTGCCAGTTCCGTTATTTCCAATGATCCATGAAAATTTATTAGCTGTTTGTTGTGCTATGCTTTTTATTGAACTACTTTTATTTCCAAGTATATCTTCCGAGATAATTCGAGTATGTTCTGAAGCGGTATCAGTAACTTCTTGAACTCGCCTAGCAATATCCTTTACTTCAGTGCCATCTGCTTTGGTCCTTACTGTGGAACTAATATCTGAAATATTTGTTTTTATTCCATCTACATTTTGTTCCATCTCGGTAACACGATCTCTAATCTGTTTTGCAGTACTACCATCATATTCGTTTACATAATTTGTAATATCACTTTGCCATACTTTATTAGTTATTTGTTTTTCAACTTCATCAACCAGTGATATAACACCACCAATGATTGTCTCACAATATGCCTCAGAATACAGTACACTCGTGTCGCTCATGATATTCTCGAATCGTTTCCATAGATATTCACCAGAATATAATTCTTCTGGTTCTGTATATGACCATACTCCACCAATTAATTCAGTATCCGAAGTAGAAATATAAAACTATTGCATTTGTCTAACTATATACGTACCATCTTTTCCATCTTTGCCATTTACTCCGTTTTTGCTAATCGTATATGCAACAGTTTCTTCACCGTCAGTAAAAATAAATTTTACTCTCGTCCACAAATAAAGTCCTTCTGGAATATTCTGCGGAATTTCTGTACTCCATACTGAGTCGATAAATATATTATTCTCATCTAATAATACATCGTCACCATCTGTAAAAGCTCCACCAGGAATAACCGTATCAGAATCTGATAATGCGTATTCAACTATATATTCTTTGATTCCATTTCCAACAGTTCCATCATTAACAATCGGTATGGTTTGATAATCTAATATCTATTCAGCTCCGCCAGCTTCATATAACGAAATTCTCAATGCCATAATTTGATGATCTTTATCTGTAACAGGAGTTATAAATTCATGATTCGATTCATCTTCTTCTGAAATATAATTTTCTGTCCAGTTTTCATTATCCAACGTTGATTCAATTTTAAAACGGCCTTTATATAATTCCATATTTCCGCTTCCAACTTGCTTGTAAGCCTGGCTGGTTACTGTTGGTGGATTATATTGTCCATCCCATGTTCTACTGATTATTGCACTTGAAAGAAGCAATGTATAAACAGTGGTACTTTCGCCAGCCAATGTAAGCGAATAACTGAATTGTTTATTGAATGTCTTATCATCAATTGTACATGGGATAGTAAGCACACCACTTCTTGAAACCATCTCATTTGTAACATTTACTTTAAATGAAGCATCTATTGTACCATTATTAAATATTGAGGTTGTCATTCCAACTGGACATCCAGTTATTGTACCAATTGTTACTTTTTGTTGTACAGTGCCTTTATATCCAATAACATTACAAGTAGTATTTGCTGCAATAGCTGCCGATGTATCTCCAGAAAAGGTATGAGATTCATTACTCAAAACAATAGTATAACCATCCGTTCCATCATCGCCCCTATCACCATAAACACCTATAATTACAGGTGTTGTCGTCGATGTTTCTCCGTCAGTATATTCTATTACTTCATAATTCCAAAGATATTTATTTGTATTTGTAACCGTTTGAATTGTTGTAGTCCATCCTGAGGTAGAAGTAGTTATTTCAGAATTTTCCGTGGTAGCTAAATAGTATTCTATAATTGCTGAAATTCCTTTTCCTGAATTTCCTTGTTCTCCCCATACACCAATTACAACCTTATCAGTAGTTGCGGTTGATCCGTCCGTATATGTTACGAGTTCATAATTCCAAAGAAATCTATTCGTAGCCGTCATGGCTGGAATTGAAGACCCGGTAGAAAACTCACTATCTTTTGGAGTACTAGTAGATGATTTATTAACAGCATAATATTCCGTAACGGAGGCAATACCAATACCATCGGATAAAACAGGAATTACTTGCTGATCAACCAGTGTAGTCATCCCTCCAGCAAGATACAAACTACATTTAACAGATTTTATACCGTTTGGTATTGTAAATGTATAAGATGATTCATTACTTTTAGAAGAATAACCACTTGTCCACGTAGAATTGTCGGAAGACACATCAATTTTAAATCTTCCAGAATAGTCAGATAATTGCCCGTCGCCCCGTTGACTTTTTGCATGAAGAAGAATGGTTGCGGGATTATATTGTCCATTATCTTGTAAAACTATAGCAGCGTGTGAAATCGTTAAGGAATAACTAGTAGCAGCATCTCCTTTATCACCCTTGATCGCCAAAGAATAACTAAATTGCTTATTAATCGTACGTCCATCTATAGTTACCGGAATATTTAAAACACCATTACGAGTATTCATAGATGTTGTAACTGTAACCGTAAATAATGCAGAGGTACTATTATTATTTGAAATAGCAACAGTCATGCCTGTTGGACATCCAGTAATTTCTCCAATTGTAACATCCTATTGTATAGCTCCTTTATAACCAATAACATTACAAGTTGTACTTCCGCTAACAGCCGCAGATGTTCCACCAGAAAAAGTATGAGATTCATTGCTAAGAATTACAGTATATGCATCTTCTCCTTGTTCTCCATATGTTCCTATAATTACTGGTGTAGTAGTATCTGCATCACCAGTTGTATAATTAATTATCTCATAGTTCCATAAATACTTTTTTTCCGGTGTTATTGTTTGTATCGTAGTTGTCCATCCACTTGTAGCCGTTGTAACATCAGAGCTTTCAGACGTAGCAAGATAACACTCTGTAATAGATTCAATTCCTCGTCCTTCACTTCCATCTGCTCCAAATACGCCTATAACCACTTTATCTGTTCTGTCTATATGTCCATCAGTATATGTAACTTCTTCATAATTCCACAGATATTTATTGGTTTCACTCATAGTTGGAATTGTTGTATCAAAACTCGCATCGGTTGGTGCAGCAGAAGAGGAGTTGTTAACCGCATAATATTCTATTACGGAAGAAATACCTATACCATCTGTAATTATCGGTACAGTTTGTTGATCAAGAAGAGTAGATGTTCCTTCAGCCATATATAAACTAACACGTATAGATTTTATTCCCTTTGATATTTTAAACGTCGTATTTGATTCATTAGAAGTTGAAACATACTTTTCTGCCCATGAAGAATTATCCTACGTTGTTTCAATCTTAAATCTCCCATTATAATCCTGTAATGTATTATTGCCTTGTTGATATTTAGCAGATATAATAATACTACCTGGATTAAAATTTCCCACAGAATCAAGTACTACAGCAGCATGAGATATTTGCATAGAATAAGATATTGCAGAATCGCCATGAACACCAATAATAATTGGTTCTGTTGAATCATATTCTCCAGTAGAATATTTAATTGTTTCATAATTCCACAAATATTTTAATGTTTCAGATATTGGCTGCGGGATTTCTGTCCATCCCGTTGTGTCTATTGTTATTCCTGTTGATTGCGTTGATGCAAGATAATAATTTTTTATACTTTCAATAGATCTTCCATCTTCACTATACATTCCTATGATATGTTTCTCTGTTGCCACAATTGATCCATCAGAATAATCTACTATTTCATAATTCCATAAACACCTATTTTGATTATCTAATTCTGGAATAGTAGTTGTGAACATTTTATCTTCTGGCATAATAGAAATAGAAGTAGAAACAGCATACATTTCTGTAATATTATTAATACCATTACCAGGAGCGCCGTTAAATGAAAGAGAATATGTGAATAATTTTTCGAATGTAAGATCTCCAACAGTTATTGGAATGGTTAGCGTACCATTTTTTGTAATCATTTCTTGTGTTACGCTTACCATAAATTTTGAATTTAATGTTCCATTATTTTGAATCATTACGGTCATTCCCGCTGGCATGCCAGTAATTTCTCCAATAGTTGCCGGAACTTTGTTTCCCCCTTGATACGCATAAACATTACATACCGTTGAACTTTCAATTGCTGAAAGATAAGAAGCTGGGAATGTATGATTTTCATTTGATAAAATGATAGTAAACGGATTTTCTCCATTTCTTGAAACATTATATGAAACTGTTGATGTCCCATCCGTATAATATGTTGTTGTTCTTATCCATAACCATTCGCCAGCAGATGTTGTCGGAATTTCTGTAGACCATATTCCAGAATATAATGGATTACCCTCTGTATCTAATAATACGTTTCCTTCATCATCGGTTATAAAAGTTCCTGGTATAATTGTCCCAGAATTAGAAACCGCATATTCTACTACGGTTCTTAATATACCAACACCAGATTCACCATCATTAACATTTAATAAATCTATCCAACTTACAGAAAGCATGATATTCACCTCCTCTCAAAATGATGTATCTCATTCTTCACTCACCTCACAAATAAATAACATACGACCATTAATAATACTTGGATCTACATATATTACCCGTTGTGTTTTATACGGGGCAGACGTATCTAATAAATCACCATTTGAATTTCTTCTATAGTATCTATAAACTAAAGAATCTGTTTCTGTGGCATTTCCCCAAGATGATCCAGAATACTTTTTTAATACACATGTTTTATTCGTTCTATCTAAGTGATAATAAAAATCTCCAGAAACTGGATTAACTGGTGGAGTTTCGCTAAATATTGTAGATTTAATTGGATCAACTTCTTCATTATTTCTATATATTCTACAATATATTGCCCCACAACCACTATTATTTTTGAATTCCGGAACAGAACAAAATGTATAACTTACATATGGATCCGCGAGATCGTCAACTGTAAAATATGCTTCATAAGTAGTACCATTATATATCGCACTTGCTTTAAAGAACGCTAAATCATCGACCATATCTGCCGTAACAACTAAAGATGTTTCTGTAGCTTCAGGGATATCAGTATAATTACCACTAGAAAATTTTGACCACTGTACTGATGATGGAGTAACAGTACTTGCACCAGATACCATTCGAATTTTTAGTGTTGTCGTTCCACTTGAATTTCTTATTATTCCACCGTCTTCTGAATATATTTGAAGAATACAAGAACTGGTACCATCAACAGCTTTATTATTTTTTGTCCATGTATATTTTTGTTCAACAGTTTGATATTGTCCATTATATTCACCACGTAATGCTATTGTTATCTGACCAGACATTAAGGAAGCATTACCAAAATTTGCTCCATTTGCTACTTTAAGAATCAATGTTCCATCTGCACTAGTCGTTCCAGCAGTATTTGTGCTTACTGTTACTCCACCAGGGAGTGCTCCCGAACTAACCGTAGCAGTAACTGGAATTCTGGTTATTCCAGAATAAGCATAAAATGGAATAGTTAAATATTTTTCAGTTGCAGAAAGACCATTACTTGTACACGGAATGACATCTTGATAATTACCAAGACCCATAGAAATACCTGGGGTTCCATCGTCTCCATCTTGGCCTGATTTCCCATCTCTACTAATTACGATAGTTTGTTCATCTAGCACAATTGATGAACTGCTTGCAGCATATAATGTACATTTGATATTTTTAATAGAATTCGAAGTCGGAGTGTATGTTGTACTATGTTCATTTACGGTAGAAGAGTAAGCAGTAGTATAGTTTTCTCCATCCGTTGATACAGAAATAATATATTTTCCTTCATAATTAGATTTAACTAATTCTTCTCCTGTTTTACTAAAAGCGGAAAATGTAACAGATGTCGGATTGAATACACCAGATTCATTTAAATTCATTACATATGTACTTGCTTCCAAGTTATATATTACAGCATCTTTACCATCAACACCAGCTTTTACTTTTGTTACAGTAAATCGTTTTGAAATTGTATCAAAACCTTTTTTACATATAAAATCTACATAACCAACGTCACTCGTTAACGAACTTACAGTATAAGTAAGCGGAGTACTTCCGTCAGCATGAAAATCAACATAACCGCCAGACATACCATCACTTTCTGTATATGTTATCGCCCAATCTCCATCAAATGTGACGTCAGTACCACCGTCATAAATGTGAATTTCTGTTGAAGCACTTGCATATGACAATACTCTGCCATTTCCATCTGCTGGAACATAAGTACTTTCATTTGTTAAACTACATACAATATTGGAATCACCAGCCGCACCATCATATACTTTCACTATTTGATGGATATCATAAACAGAAGAATCAGTAGTAGTTAATTTAATTGTTGCTACACGATCATTCCAGATATTTGTTTCTGTAGCGTAAACATTAAGCGTTCCCGAAGAATTTGATGAATTATTACCTTCTGTCACTGGGAAGGCAACAAAATTTCCATTTGAATTTTTATACTGCCATTGACTAACACTTACATTTGCTATATCAGCAGTTAATATTATCCTATTTGGTCCGACTATATTTCTTTCAGAATTATATAAAAAGGTTGTCTCGCCAGTAATATATGCATATTTAACTTCTGACGCCATTGACAAAAGAGTAAAACTTAATACTGCTTCAGTAGAAATCGGCACTCCCGTTTCTGGATCTGTGTATGTTGCACTGCATATATAAGTCAATTGCTTACTTGGAATTCCGGCCAATTTATTAGCCGAAACTGTTAATATATTTCCAGATACTGATTCGCCAGTTTCCAATTGTGAACTTTCTCCTGATCCTTCCTTTCTTTTAAATACAACATTCAATCCAATTGCATTAAGCGCAACGTTCGTACCATTATAAGTAATTACTGGTGTTATTACTAAATTATCCGTTGCCCAGTTTGGCGTATATGTTGAAGTATTTGGATCATATACAACGCTCGTGGGCTAAGTACTAGTTAAATACAATCCTAACTATCCAACATCTGTATAGTCAATTACTGAGACACTAGAAAAACTTTGAATTTTAGACAATTAATCCACCTCCATTTTACGTTGTAGCTATAGTTTCTCCATCTACCTCAAATTTACACCGGAAATTTGCATTAATGTGTACATCATCTCCGGTTATAATAATTGTTTTAGTTCCAGATGCATGTCGAATATTCCACTAAGTATCACCATCTGCATCTTTTGATTGCCGTGTCCATGTGAAATACTCAGCGTCCCATTCATCTGTTACATCTATGTTATTTTTAAATAGTTTTGCAGTTAATGTAATATTGTTTCCCCGTAAGTTTGTTCCGTTTGGTGTTTCAATAAACAGATCATACGTTGAGATATCATCAAGATCAGATCGTAGATTTTTAATATAATTATTTGTACTATCTTTAAATTCTGTATATTCCACACCAAATTTTCCATTACCTGTATATATTTGTTCTATAGATACAGTATCACCTTGTTTCATGACATTAAAAGCCAGTCGATCTTCCGATATTGTTCCTTGTGAAATCATATTATTTATTATTAATCCATCAGCAATTGCATCAGAAGTTATTCCACTTGGATCAATAATTGTTGCCCCCTATTCATTTCTAAGGATAAGAGACGGCTAGTTATTTGTTGCATATCCTAATTGTACTCCCACGTAATCATTTCCCTAGCTATCCTTACCCATTATCTATAAAGCAGATCCGTTCATAATGAGCTAACCGTTTTCTGAAAGAATACGCATATTATCACTAATCGTAATATCCGAGGCAGCAAGATCGGATACTGTTATTTTACCAGCCACGGCTTCTTTAATGTATGCATCATTAATTACAGTTGTAGCAGAAGTAGAAGTGAATGTTTGCAAGCTTTTAAAGAATGCGGATTCCGATGTAATTAATTCGGAATTAACTATATCAATATTAGCCAATGATGCCTCGATTTCGTCAGCCTATACTGCATGAGCAACAACAAGATTTGATTCTAGATAATCGATAAAAGCAGTATCAGCCAAAAGACTAAAGTCATCAGCGTTATCAAGTTCTACAAGTCCAGCTACTATCTATTCACCAGTAACTTTTGTGGCTTCAATCACGCCAGAATTAAGATGTTGTATAAAAGCAGAATTTACATCCAATCCATCAAAATCGCCTTTTTCTGCTTCGACAAGCTTAGCAATAACATTGTCCGTGGTGATTGTGCCTTCCGCAATGGTTGTAATTGTATCTGTCCCTATCCGAAGAACCTCCGCCACATCAATTTGATCCGCCCGTATATTCGCTGTAGAAATTGTATCTTCGGTAATTTTAGTAATCCCTTCTTCGCCGACCGTAATAACTTTTGCTGCAAGGTTATCAATAATACCTTCTTCCGCATTAACCAATTGTGACACAATAACTTTAGCACCCAAGTATTCGGTAAACATTTCTTCAAAATCTGCACGTTCACCTTTTATATTTTTAACGTGAATTACGCCAGGTTCAAGCTATGTTATTCCGAGATAATCAGCTATCATACTATTAATTGTTATTGGATCAACTGGGCCAGTAATACCTCCGGCAATTCCACCAACCGCCTAAGTAAATATAGAATTTTTTGTTAGAACATTTAATAGAGAAGAAACATATTCCTGGTCACTTTTAGAATTACCAATTCCTATTGAAATAGAATTCTTAGATCCCCGATTGTTTTCTGTGTTTAATAACTATGTTAAATCAGATCTACCAGAACTATTGGTAATCATACTTGAAAATTCAATAGACAAATTCGGATCAATTTCACAAGGATTATAAGTATATCCCATGATTCTTAATTTTACAGAATAATCATCTCTGATACCAACTCTTATAAAACTTAATAAATCAAAATCATCATGCCATGCTTTGAATTCTGGAATACGCAGAAGATTATCAAGATCAACCGTGAAATTATACTATGGCTGACTTACTTCAGATAATTTATCTTTTGCGTCATCAAATAACTCTTTTTCTCTATCTATCGTAGTATAAGCCGTATCAATAGATGTAGTAAGAATATTTGAATTTGTATAATCTGTATCATGATATAAATTTGTAATTAAGTTTATTTCATTTTCAGTAAAAAATACTATTCTTGTTTTTGCTGTTCCTATGGCTGATTTCTAACAGCCAAGTTTCATTAGTTCAACCCAGTTTAATCTCTCTTGATTTTTTACATTATATTGTTGCTGTAATGCATTTAATTCATCTTGAAGCTGTTTTAATTTATATTTTATTGTACCTGGTGTAGTATTATTTCCAATTGCATTTTCATAATGAACATACATATTATGTCCAGCCTGATTATAATTATCTTCATTTGCATATTTTACTTTTCCGTATTCCTCTTCAGCTAATTCACTCCATGGTTTTTTAAAATCACTTAGAGATATAAGCTTGTCTTCATATTCTTCCAACTTGCCCTATAACTCTATCAAGCCATAAAGTTCCCAGTTTTCTGTTGCATCATTTTCTGGTTTCCTTTTTTCTCTATTTGGTTTATTAAGATTATCAAGAGCAAGTTCAATGTATGGAATAATATAATTTATAATTTCAATATAAGTATAATATCCGCCATACTAATCAATTACAGCATAATATTTATTAAGATACCAATCATGATCTACTTGTCCATTTTTCTTCACTGGATTATACTATTGGGCTTCTGTTCCATAATTAATATATTTTTCACTATTACTGCGGTCATCTATTGCAATTTGTAATGACTCTAAAAGAGATCTATAATAACCTAAGTTCTCATTCAATCCCTCTTCATTCATATTAGACCAGTTTTTCCAATATGATTCATCCGACGGAGTCTTATATTTCTTATCAATTATTTTTTCATTTAGCGACGTAACCTCTTTAGATAAATTCGCATAAGTTTCACGATTAGCATCTCTAAAAGCATAATAATCTCGAATCTTCTATGCCAAGGATTCTTCCATATATGGTTCACCAAGGAAGTAGGAGAGATCATCATATCTTTCATCATCATAGTTCCAATCACGAATAGTTAAATCGTTATCTCCACGTATACGAAATCTCGTAAAAATAGAATCTTCATTTACAGATATATTTACACTTTTTGCAAGATTTCTAAATCCAATAAATATACCAGTATCTATATCTAACGCATTTCTGGAATGAGCATTAATTTTACAATGTAGAAAATCAAATGTGAATAAGATGCCAAGTCTTGGCCCAACTTCTGTAGTTAAAATTGCATACAAGTTTGAATTCTCTAAAGAAATATTCGGCACTTTCAATATTTCCATAATTCTATCAAATTCACCTATGCTCCAGAAGGACATTTTACTAAGAATAATATCCAGGAGAGATAACTCTTTATTTGCATTAACTACTGTGACATAATTTTTAGCAAATCCAAGTTCGTTAACATTATTAGATGCCAAATATTCTAATGAATCGCTTTCTCCTGTATTTACCTTAAATCCAAGCCAATCCTTATCTTCAAATTCCTTCTCTGCGGAATAAGCCGTTACTGTTTTGTACTCCTCGTTACCATCGTATTGTTGAGTAGGAGCCTATATTTGAAAATAACCTATTTCATCAATAAACAAATACATATAGGCTTTAAGATCTTCATAACCAGCAGATACAACTTGCTAACCATCGACAACAATAAAACGATCTACGTCAAACGATAATTCTGAATAATCCTTTACTTGTTTATGCAGCTCAACTGTTTCTGTACGAACACCATTTAATGCATACAAAACTTGCCTATCTGGGGTGCATAAATAAATAATCTTTACATCTTGAATCATCATATCAACCAACCACCAACCTTTTTATATGGGGCATAATATGAGATTTCTAATGCAACATCTCCTTCGAGAACTAATGTATTATTCCCCGGTAATAATCTAAGCCAATAAATATCACCGACATCTCCCCATCCAAGATCTTTATATTTTACTATATCCAAATCAACCTAATGATTAATTCCTTGCATATATTCCCTAACCATACATCTCTGACAATCAATTACAAAAGTAACAAGAGATCTACTGGTAGTTACTTGCATAAATTTATTATCATCGGTTACATTTGTTAATTTAAATGATGATGTTGAGCTGCGAATTTTTCCCGTTACTTTAAACTCCGGATAAACATATTCCTCATACTCATTTGTTTTACAATTAATTACAAAACGCGTAGTAGAAGAGTAACCACTTGCATCTACATTGCTATAATTGTATTTCTCATATACATATGCATATGATCCATTCACTTGAAAAGTAAATGTACACAATATAAAACCGTTTACTCCAACAGTCCATTCCGTTGTTATAAACTTTCCAAAATATGAATAAGAATCCCCAGTACAATCAGTTATTTTTAATTCGGATGAAAATCGTGGTGATGTTAGCCACGATTCAACTATAACCTGTTCCTATACAGTAAAATCAGTATCATCAGATTTCATTAAACTATATGTGAACTGTAAATGCTCTTTCTAAACTCCATATTCATTGATTATTGGCTTCGATGCCGTAATCTCTCCGCCTAGATTCGTTCTTGTAATACCTGGAACCGTATCAACAACAGTTCCGGAAACAATTAATAATGGAACACCAATAATATTTTCTGTTGACTTATCATAATATTCAAATTTTGCCGTCATATTATCCCTCCTTTCTATAATTTTTAAAATAGGGAGGCCGAAGCCTCCCCATAATTATCTTGCTCTGCCAGATTTTCGTAAATCTTTTGCCTGCTCTGAATTCACATAATTTACAATATTATTTAAAAACTTTCTGTTCTTTGCAAGATCTGATGCAACTTGTTGAATCTTATCAAGAGTAGATTCATCTACGTTTCCATTGACTGTTATTAAGCTGCTAATGTTTACGTTATTTGTTGCAGTATTATTTGCAATATTCTTTATAACTTCTGCTTGTTCTTGGTACTTCTTAAGTAATTCACTATTTGCATTCATTATGTAATCACGTTCATCGTTACTGGAGAATAAATCCGCATTTGATTCTATTGGTTTTAATGTACCAAATGATGTTTCTAAATAACCTTTAGAGTCTTCGTATTTTTGTATCTCTGAACGGATATTATCCATTTGCTCTTTCGCTTGTTCGATATATTTATTAAGACTATCCTATATGTTATTATTATTTTCTGTATTTTCAATCTTAGCCTATTTTATCTGATCAACTATTTCTTCAATCTGATTATTTGCATTCTCATAAGAATTAACAATTCTATCAGTGTTTGCATCTATATTTGCCGGGATTTGTCTAATTGGAACAACTAATGATTCTATTTGGTTCTCTGTTGTTTTAAATCCATTATCAACCACGGAAACAATGTCTAGAACATGTTTTTCTATTTCTCCATCTTTCATTGCCATTCCAAGATTCATAAGTCCTTTTGTAATATCGGTTGGAATAACTCCTTCGCCACCAGAAAATGGCATAAATGTTCCTCTTCCTGTTGTTATAATCTCAGGGCCTTTTTCCCAAATTTGAGCAATACCAGGAGCGGCGGAAAGAGTACCTTTTGCATATCTTCTGTATGATATACCAGAAAGACCGCCTTTTGATTTCCAATAATCATACGAATAATTCATTTGCTTTTTGATTGAAGAGGTATCAATTTTAGACTTATTCGCATTCCAATTTGAAATTACATTTTTTTGAGTGCCGTTTGCTCCACCCTATGCTGTAAGCTTCTTTCTATTAACAACAGCGTCCGCAGCTTCTTGTGCAGTGTTGAATCCTAAAACACTTCTGAAATTCTTTAATGCCATATCAGTTATAAGGTCTAATATATTTTGAAGTGATGTACCATCTTTAGTCCACCCTTTTACATTTACTTCTTGTCTTTCACTAGATGTTTTGGAAGCAGTAGTAATTATTCCAGATCTGCCTCCCGAACTACCTGAACCACTTGATCCGCCTGAACCAAAACCACTTCCACTAAATAAACCGCCTCCTGAACCAGGTCCACCAGTACTAACGACACGAACAGTATTCGCAGCGGAATTAATAATATTCGCGCTATTTGAAGTCGGCTTAATATAAGAAGTGGAAGCCAAATGACTTTCAGATTGTTGCTGAACAGCTACATCTTTTGCTTGAATTGCCTAGATAACCCTATCAATATTCGTGGATATTGCACTTGCTGTACGTTCTGGAATACCATTTGTTATTTCTGAAAATCCATCTTTTATTGCCGTCATTGCGTTTGCGCCGTTTTCAAGAGTTGCCTTATTTGCGGTATAATCCCTGATTGCACTTGCAACTTTCTCTGTTTCTTGTTGGACGGCTCCAGTAATTGTTCCAATTTTTTCAGCTTCTGAAGCAGAAAGATTATCATAATAATGAACCATTTTTTCCGCAGCTGCCTCAAGTTGATCTTTATTCGGAATAGCTGTGGTATTTTCATGCTGAAGACTCTCAACGCCAACTAATGCCGAATTTAATGTGGGTGAGAACGTTTTAAGCCATGTATCGATTCCAGCATTTGTTGCGGTTAAATATTTCTCCAGTCCAGTTGACAAATCATTTATTGTTCCAACAACACTGTCTGTATTAATCTTTAAATCTTTTATAATGTTTTCGTAATTCTCATTTAAGTCATCACTAAGTTCACTAAGACCTTCAATCCGCATATCATATACATGTTGTTTTACAGTTTCATCAAGATCATCTTGAGATTCAGAAAGTCGAGCTTCAAGACGAGCTTTCTGGGCTTTTGATTCTGCATCTGTACATTTATCTTTACATAGTTCGCTACACTATGCCGTACTTTTGTACGCTCATGCTTTCACATGAGATGAGACTATATCACCTATGCATTAAATACATAGTCTACCATTTTGAATTACCAAACGCTTGCAATCCTACGAAGCTACACTCATCGCTTCTAGTCGTTGAACTTTATCCTATTCGGATCTTAGCTGCTGGTTGCCCAATATTTATTATTTTCAAACTTTCGCACCTGTACATATTTCATTACTATGCTGTAGTTAATAAATCTCTAAGGGTTTTCCAGACAATTAGATAAAACGCCCTACATTTAAGGCCTTCCAGTGCGCGAATCTATTGCTGTATTAACTGTATATCTTTTGTTTTCGTTTTAAGTTGCCTGTCATAATCATACATCTCTTTTTGTTTCTGAAGTGCTTCTTGCCTTGCTTTTATTAATTCTTGAATATAACTAATTTCTTGTTTATACCTAGATGTATAAATAGAAATAATCTTCATTCTATAGCTATTTGCATCTTGTAATTCTTTTCTCGTAGAATCAGTAATTTCTTCTCTCTTCTTAAGATATTCTTCTGCCGAATATGAAGAATCATTTCTCCACCTTTCTTCATTAATTCTATATTCTTCTTGATACTTATTAAGTGCCTATAATGAACGTGTATATCCACTCATTGCGGCTTCTGCTGTGGCGAGACCGAACTGTGTATATTCTCCATCATCTGTAAAATACATATCTTCCGAGAACATGCCAACCAGCTCGTCCAAACTATCACGAAGTTTATTTACCTTGGCTATATATTCTTCGATTGGCTTAAAGTATAATACTTCACGAGATTCATCTCTTAATTTGTCAATTGTAATAATAGTATCATTCATTTTGTTTTGTAATTCATAAAGTTCATTTTGTGCCGTTCTATATTCTTCAGAATCTTCTCCGAGAGAAACACCAATTTCCGCCAATAACTATGATTGAACCTCCATGGACTTCTTCATATTATTATATGATTGATCAATATTATCAATCTGTGCCTAATAATTTTGGGAGAGGGTAGTAGTATCAGTTATAAGATTTCCATTTGCATCCATGCTACGACCAAGTTCATCAATAGTTTCACGAACTTTTTGATATGTATCCGCAAGCTTTTCATTATTTTCATATAATGATCTGTAATAATCGCCAGCATTTGAAAATTCTTTTGGATAAAGCGTTGCCATTGATTGAGCAAGTTCTCCTATTTTTTGCTTATTATTTTCTGTTTCTTTATCTAATAAATCTGTTACAGTTTTAAGTTCGCCAGCTTTTGTTTCTAGATTTTCAATATATGCATTCCACTGGTTAATATAACTATATACCCATCCATTTAAATTTCCAGGTAATGTAGAAGTATCAATTTTTGTTCTATTTCTAACGGCATCAATGCCAGCCTTTTGAAGAGCAGGATTATTCTAAATATTTGTTATTGCTCCCATATATTTTCCAGCATAAGCGTCAACCTTCTTCACATAAGAATCATAACCCTTTTGTGCTTTTTCCATTTCCGCATTTAATTTAATTATAGTTTCATTTGAAACCTTTGTTTCTTCTTTTATTTTTTCAAGTTCGGTCTCAAGATATCTATTTGCTCCAACATATGTTTCACTCGCATTATAATAATTAGAATTCTGTATAGCCTCGCTTAAATCTTTAGATAAATTTTTACTCTTTGCGCTACCAAATGTTCTACTAGAAACATTATAATTAGATTGCGCAGAAGCAGCCGCTAACTATGCGTATATAGATTGTTGCCCACGAGTACCAATATTGTTTCCTATTTGAGTAACGGATTGATACTTCTTTGCAATCTGATTAAGCTTTTCTTCTGCCTGTTTAACGGGAATATTTGCGAACTCTTCATTAAGATCATGAACTTTTGATCGAGCGGAAACATACTCATTTTCTACGTTGATTATTTGAGTCATTGCTTTGCGATATTCTTCTGAACCATAACTGATTCTTCCTTGCGTCATATTAACTTCAAGTTCTTCTCTTAATCTTACGGCTTCTATTCTCAACTTATCTGCTTGTTGTTTATATCTGTTCATTTCCTTAGAATAGCTTTGTGCAATCTATGTGCCGTCCTCAAGATAAGAGCCTGTTTTTATAATATAATCACGAGTTGTTGCCAAACTATTGGCTAAAGTTGCTTGCCAATCAGAAAGAGATTTATAATAATTATCAATATTATCCATTTTATCAAATACTGATTGAACTAAAGATTGCGCATATTCCGCAGCAGATTGGTTAGCTTTTTCAAATTGCTCATTCATTTTTTCTTGGGCTTCTGTTACTGCGCTTGACAATGCATTTGCTTCAGCCAAACACTGATTATAATAAGCAATTTTATCTGCGTACATACCAAATTGAGAAGCATCAAGGAAATCTCCATTTTGTAAAGCATCAAATACATAACTTGGGAGCATTAATCCATTAAATGAATTTTTCGCTCCATTTAATCTGCTGTTAGCCGTTCTGGATTGACTCTTTAAATCATTGTAATTAATTTTGGACTGTTGATATGCAGCATTATTCTCATTTACTTGTGAACTCAAATTAAGTAGACTCTTTTCAATTTGATAATTAATTGACTCATATGTTTTTCCGTAAGATTTGATTAATTTCTTTGCTTGACTGCCACCAAATATCCCGGACAATACTTCATTAAGTTTATTAATTCCAGATTGTCCAGTCATAGTAGATATAAAAGAATTAATACTTTGCATCGAGTTCTAGAGTTTACTAATAGCCTTTTCAAGATCTTCAAATGGAAGATTAATCATATCACTGTAAAGACTACGAAGCTGATTTGATAAAGTCTAAATTTGATTAGAAGCATTTATAGCATTATCTGTTAATTGCATATACTGTTGGGCGGCTTCATATAAGGCTTTGCCATGATCGGTAGATGTATCAATCTGGTCAATTCTAAAAGCTCCATTTCTAAGATCTTCCAAATTTATTTCATTAGCAAGACTAACCGAATACTCTAATTGAGTTGATTGTACAACTTTTAATTGATGTTGAAGATCATTAACCTAATTTTGTAACCATCTGTAATAATCGTTATCTCGATCACTTCCCATAGCGTTCATAGCGTTCTGATAGTCCGCTAATGCATACTACAAGTTCTTTTCAGCGTTTTTGTCAGTGGCGTAATATTTGTGATCAAATGCCTCTTTTATTGCCTCCTGTGTATACGTTGTAGCCGCTTTTGAATTAGCCCATAATTCCTAACTAATAGCATTGATTTCACTTCCTATGAGTTGTTTCTTGGTTGCGGTATCAACATATTGTGTAATTTTGTCCGCAATTTTCTTTGTTTGATTAGAGAAGTATTGAAGTCTTCGCTATACAAGATCAATACTCTGGAACGAATATTGAATCTGATCAACTAAATCATCAAATGCATTTCCTACATTATCGGCGGCATCTCCAACATCACGGGCTGCATCTCCAGCATCCCTTGCTGAATCATTATAATCATTAAGATCATCAACACCGTCCGCTAATTTCTGGAAGAAATCATGAGTTCCTTCAGGTAGAATATTAAAAAATCCAGAAGCAGATGCCGTTGCAAATGAACGCATTCCTTCATGCATTGTCCCGCTTGCAAATGCCGATTGACCACCTACAATTTTTCCAACTCCGTGGGCCGCACTATGCTTTATAAGATCCTCTGTTTGCTTTGCATTCAGAATAATTTCACCACGTTTAAGGTGTTCTACGTGCATTCCGGGAGGAAGTAATTCCCATGTGCCATCCCGTGTAATTCTGCTTTCCTGGCCGATTTCATTTACGAGCGCATCTTCGTCTTGCTTTAATGCCACATCACCTCTTGCATGAGCTGGAAGCGAGAAAGTACCAGCTGCATGATGTGCGAATTTATCAGCAAGAACCGGATTGTTCTACATATTTGCAGCAAATGTATCATAATTAGTTTGTATATTTGCTTGAATTTGTGCTTGAATAATATTAGATTCAATTCTCTCTTTTAATTTATTATATGCGTCTTCTGCCTAATCGGTCTCACCTTCAACTTCAACAGTTGGATGTTCCATTTCAATTGCATCTTTAAGATTTTGAATATCAACACTTCCTTGTCCATCTTCAGCATGAACAACAAATCCTATTTCTTCCCCATCATGTTCTTCTATACGTTCTAATAGTTCAGTAACATTATCCTCGCCCTCAAAGTATATTTTAAGATCTCCTTCATTTTGAATCATATCAACTATTTGTTTTAATTCTTCTGTATCTTCTGAAGAAATTTGTAAGCTTCTGTCCCAATTTAATTCAACAAAACTATCGAATAGCCCCTTTAACTAATCTATAAAATCCAAATTAGAATATTCTTCCGTATGATCTTCCTAGAAATATGGATTGCCATTATACACTTCTCTATCATATTGCTTCGGTTCCGGTGCATTTCTTAATTCTGATGCAACATATTCTACTGCCATATTAAACGCTTCTTTTGCAACACGCTCAGAAACACTAGCTATTATTGTTTCTATCATAGATGGATCTGTCTGTGTCTATTCCTCTTCGTAGTAGTCATGCTCGACATAATCACCATAATAATCAATATCTTTTTCTCTGTTACGTTCATCTATCTTTTGCATTAATTCATTAATAAAACCTAATATTGTTGTGTCTTTAGAAGCTTTATCTTCTTCGGCAACTTCAACCTGTACTTTTGGTTCACCTTTGGCAAGATTTTCTAAAAATGCCTTTGCAAGTAACGCTCCACCAACAACCAGACCGGATTGTATCGCTTCGCCTATTTCTTCTTTTGTCCAAGTTATTGAGCTACCCTCTGCGAAAGACGGAAGAGTAGATTTGCCGCCAACAATTTTTGCATTAGTTGAAGATTTACCAGTTTGTCTTAATTGTTCCATCTAACGGCTATTTAAAATTACATCACCCTTTTTGAGATGTTCTATGTGCATACCTCCTGGAATCTCATATAATAAACCATTTCGAATTATCCCCTCATGGCCAGGAAGTTCATTTACTAAAGCATCTTCATCATGAGCTAAATGTCCATCTTTTATATTGCTCCCACGGGCATAAGCACCTAAAGTACCAACCGCATGATTTGCAAATTTTTCTGCAACGTTTGGATGTGCCTGGGTAGCTAAATATTGATTAAATCCTTCATAATTAGCTTGGAATCTTATATTAATAGCATTGGCTTCCAAACGCTGTTTAACATCGTTATATGCTTGTTCAACCGAATCCATGGTGCCCACTATATTAGCATTTATTTCTGTATCATTTAAATATTTTTGTAAGTCTTCAATTCTTCCATCAAATATGCCCATATCATCGTGAATAACAAATCCTATTTCTTCGCCTTCGTGCTCTTTAATAAAATCAATAAGACCATTAGTATCATCTTTTCCTTCAAAATAGAATTTTATATCACCATCACCTAATTGCTATGCTTTATTAATTATATCAAGTAATGCTTCTGTATCGCTTCCGGTTACTTCAAGTGTCGCCTTTGCTGCCCCAGATTGGCTTAATCTATCCCAAAAACTCATATCTGCTTTTTTCTCTTCTATGGTCTAATAAGATTCGCCTTCTTTTTGTTTCCTTTCTTCTTCCCATTGTGCCTTTATTACTTCAAATTCTTCAGATTGACGGTGTAAATTTTCCATCCCTTTATCAAATGCTTCAGCAGCACCCATTATAATATCCGCGCCTACTTCAGCCATACCCTTATATACTACTTGTTCTATTGGAGAATAATCAGCTAATGGGTCTGGTTTTTCTGGTTCCGGTTCTGGTTCCTTACGTTCAGTGCCGAGCAAACTATCTATCACATACTGTCCTGCACTTTCTGCTATCATTTTAGGAAGAACATTGATCGCTGCATCTTTAACTCCTTCTTTAATATCGCTAATCATACCAGGAAGCGCATCTTCTAAAGTCATACCACCATATTCATTAAGGTGCGAGAGTATAGTTTCCACTAATTCATTTGTTTTATTGATTGCTCCAACCTCTTCTGAATTATCTACAGCTATTTCTGTTTTGTTGTTATTAGAATCCATAATGGCCTTAATTACTGCATCAGCAATTTTACCCCAGGTAAGATCAGAAGAACTGCTTCCCTCAGCAAATGATGGAAGAGTAGCTTTGCCACCAATAATTCTTGCATTTCCAGATGCTCTGCCAGATTGCTTTAGCTGCTCCATCTAACGAGTATTTAAAATTACATCACCTTTTTTAAGATGCTCAACATGCATTCCTCCTGGAATTTCACGAAGTTGACCGTTGCGGATTATTCCCTCATGACCTGGTAATTCGTTAACTAAAGCATCTTCATCTTTTGTAAGCTTTCCATTTTTAACATCCGTTCCTTTTGCATAAGCGTTTAATGTGCCATGGGCTTTATAATAAACAATGCTATTTTTAAGACTATTATCATAAGCAGCTTGCGCTTGACTTGGTAATTGATGACTTGGCATTGGGCCGATAGGTTCTTCATAAATTTGCATTTGCACTGGCTATGTCAATGGATTAAGATTCATATTATTTTGCTGTATCTGCAAAGTATTATTAAACGGATCCATATTTGCATCAACTGCTTGTAACGCTGCTGGATTAGCTTCTATCTGTTGCACTCCATCTTGTACTGTTGCATTAAGTGGATCAATATTTCCACCGACTTTTACTTTCGGGAATTTGCTAGGAACAGTTTCTTCACAAAATGTATTTAACACATCAACTGCATCCTGGTCATTTGCGCTAAGTATAAATTCTATTTCTTCACCATTATTGTCTTTAATATAATTTATTGCTTCTTCCACAGTAGTAGCGATGCCATTAATTATAATGTCTATATTACTGTTTTGGCTAATTTCTGTAATAGCAGAAGATAATTGCTCTACATCGTCTCCAGAAATAGTAACATTAAATACAGAACCATCACTTGCTTTTTGTTGAATAGTATCCTGCTTATTTTCTAATGCGTTTAATCTCTCCATTCCTTCATCCGTATCAATATTAACTTCCGTTTCTTCTTCTGCATTTTCCTGCGTCTCATCAAGTGAACTATTTAATGTACTAAGATTTGCCTCTGCTTCATCTGTATTTGCTCCTTTAAAACTGCCATCTTCTGCAACGTTATTTTGTGTTTCGTCAACTGTTGTGTTCAACGAATCGAGTTGACTTCCATCGGCAGTAACAACAAATTCATGTTTACCATTAATCAAGGCAATAGTTTTATTTGTTTTTGCTACGGCATCCGTAAATGATTCGCCTTCTTTTCCAGTAATAGTAATACTAATTACGTCACCATTTCTATATTCATATGCCTCATCGACCACATCTTCTACGCCATCATTTGTAGCTGTAATTTTGATTTCAACGCCATTTTTGTCGGCATATTCTTGTAGATTTGTTAGCATACCGGATATGTTCTAATTGCTAATTTCTTCATTTACTTTGAAAGCAACTTCAATCTCTTTTACTTCTGACTGTTGAATATCATCAACAACTCTCGGGTCAGATCTATAGGTTTCGAGTGCTCTACTAACCTTTTCTTCGCTCATTCCCATATTTTGTAGTTTCTCTTGTATTTTAGAAAGAGATATTTTATCAGCGGCATTGTCTATTGCTTCTTGCGTACTATTTGTAAATGCATCTTTATCTACACCAACCTTAAGACTAATATTATTAAGAGATTCAAGTAATTCATTCACTTGTTCCTGGTCAAGTTTTACAGTCATTGAATAATCACTAGAAGAAAGCTCAGAAATTTGACTCTTCAAATCTTCGAGCTTCTGTTCGTCCGCATATACATTAAGGTCGAGATCGAATTCTTTCGCAAGTGTTTCATCATCTCCCTCGGCAATTAATTTTTGCCAAAACTCAACACGTTCACCCTGATTGCTTACTGGCTCTAGCCTTGTTCTAATAACATATTCAGCATCAAAGTTATTCGCAGTAAGACCGAATTTATCAAACGAATCAATAATTGCTGTACCAAGTTCCATTGCCTATTTTTTACTATATCCAAGACGATCACCAATTGCTATAATAGCAGCCTGCGCATCTTTTGCGTCTTGTGATACATCTGGAAGTAAAGAGTAATCTTTTGTCATATCAATCGTCTTAAGGAATTCCGCACTATAAGCACGAAGACTATTTAATAGTTGTTCGTCTTCTTCGTCCATATGTTCATAAACATCACTAACTCTATGTAATACTTCGGCAAAGTCATCTGCTTTTTGAAGTGCTGATTTACCAAGACCGTCGTCTTGAATATTTGTATACATTCCTAAAAGCAATCCTTTTGTATCCCTTCCTCCAGCAAGTAATTGATTAGCATATTCTTCTAATGCTTCATAAGAAAGGACTTCGCCGTTTGGAAGAATTGGTGTAAGAGCAACGGCAGCCTATCCATCTTCACTAGGGAATGTATGACTATATAAGGTTACCAGATCATCTACATTGCTATCATCAATTTGAACAGCATATCCAGCACTCGCCATATCTTCTAAGCTTAACTTTGGTCTATTTCTTAAGTCGAGCATTCTCTGTGCTGTAGCTTCTTCCATCTTGCCGAGTGTATCTTCATAAGAAGCCTGAACAAGAGAGAATGTACCATCTGCATTTTCAGTAATTTCCATACCGAGTCTATCAGCCATCTTTTTGGCTTCATCATAGAAGTATGTCACGATTTTTGGATCAAACATATTTTGATTTGCATAAGCAAGAAGATCATTAATGCCAGCAATATCGGCGTTATAAGATTCTTCTGTAATTAACGGTTCATTCGCATATTGCTGCGCCATTTCATCAAGATTTCGATACCTCTCAATTAATTTATCAATATCTTCTTGACGCTCTTGCATTGTTATATCTGAAACACCTTTAACTTCACCATCTGCTCGTTTTACAATTTTTTGTGCAAGCTCTTGAACAGTTTCTATTTGTTGGGCCGTTGCATCAACTTCATTTAATACAGAAACAACTTCAAAACCATAATCCTTTAATGCCTCAAGAAAAGTTTGTATAATTTCTTCATCTGGTGCGGCTTGTGGTCCTCCCCATAATGTTCCGAGAGCCTGACTGATTTCTTCCAGATCGGTTGTTTTGAAAGTAAATACTCCAGCATTATCTTCAGCAATTCCTAAATCAGTAAGATCTTCCATGAAATTTAATAATCCCATACCATCAGGTCTAAAATATTCTGTAAGCCACGGATAAATATCTTCAAATGCTCTAGCAGTATTGCGATCTTCTTGAGTTAACATCTCAATAGCCGTCTTAAAATCGTCCGTACCGATAAGACCAGCATCCCTCATCTTTTCAAGATTCGCCAATTCATTCTATATGGTATCATATTTTGATCTTCCATTAGGTGTTTGCAACGCCGCTTGCCACTTCGTGAATCCTGACATAGATTCTTCGATTGCATTTTGCGCTTTAGCATATGCCTGTACCTCAAGACCAATTGCTTTTATTTCGGAACGAATATTTTGCAGATTCTGTTTAGCTGCATTACGTTTCGTCGTACCATCAATATCTACCTGTTTAGATAATGTTTTATATATGTTCTGTTGTGTTCTTAATTGAGCATTAAGTTTAGACATCTGGGCAAGAATCCCCGTAGAAGATATCTTTCTTTGAAGATTAATATATCTTTCAAGTTCGCGGAAGTTTACCTTGATTCCTTGAGCAGATCTATAGAACATGCTAGAAAGATCAATATTAGAAGATATTTCTTTTAATTCACTAAAAGAGGAGATTAGAGCATCCATTGAATCTTGATCAATACTATCTGTCAATGATTGATTAATTACAGCGTTTACACCCTCAAGAAGGCCCTCTGCCTGAAGTGAATAATGATGTGCTATTGATTTATCATAATCCTCAACCGTAGCAGATAACTCCTGGATTGTTTTCATATTTTCAATGAGTTGATCATTGATTTTATTATATTCTGTGGCGTTATCTCCAACAATTTGTCTCTGTTGTAAAAGATATTCATTTTGCTGCTCAATAACACTGATTTGTTGCTCCGCATTATTTCGTAAATCTGTAAGATCATTCTTAGAATAATATTCTCGATCCGCTGTCTTTTGATTTCTATAAATTTCAAGTTGAGATTGCTGCCGTTTTAATGCATCAAGTGAACGATTTAGTCCTTCTAATTCAAGACCACCATTAAGCATCTCAACATATTGGAGCGTTTCATCGTTTAATGTTTGCTGTTCTTGGGTTAACTGTGCAATTTTATCTTTGTAGCCATTTGCTGTATCGATATTATTCTCTGTAATTTTCCCGAGGTCATTAAGTTTGTTATTATAGTCTTCAATTAATTTATTATTTGCTTCAGATATTTGTCTATTATAATCAATTGCTTCCATATAATCTGAAGCCTCAGCAGATTGTCCACGATTTTGCGCATTGGAAATTCTGTTTGTAACAACGCTTTTATCGGTATTTAATCCCGCAATTTCAGATTCAAGCTTTGCAAGTTCTTTTTCGTCCCAGGTTGGCTGAAGGATTACCCGCATTTGTTCGATTTTTTCTTTCCAGGTCTCGAAATTCCAAGTTGCAGAATCTGTTTCCAGTGATAACCGCGCAATAATTTCACCAGTTTTGCCCGTAGAATCCGCGTCTATAAGAGCTTGAAGTTGGGACACAACCTAATCTGCATATTGTGCTTGTGCTGTCTATCCCATAACATCCTGGCCTTTAAATTGACCTATAATAGAAGCACGAATCTTTTGCATGACATCTTCAATACTAGAATCATCTATTTTTACTTCACCAATAATGTTATTAAAATATTGACTAGCTAATTCAATTTCTTCTGCGCTTGGTTCTCTTCCAAGACCGTCTTTTACAAGTTTGGAATAATTTTCAGCAAACTTTTCTGCTTCATCGCCACGCATCTTCAATAAGCCTTCAAGCAAATGATCGAGACTGTCGCTATATTTCATAAGTTGTTCTGGATGAGCACCTACAATATCTGCAATATTTACAGATTCACCATTGTTTATAGAATCTATATAACCTTGAATTTCTGTATTTAATGCCTTGAAATTATCTATAGTCTTTTTGAGTCCCTAGTCTGAATCATCTTTAAGAAGAGAAGAGAAGGTTGTATCATTTTTGGGCAGTTCAATTTCTTCTTCGACTTTCTTCTTATATGAATTATAACTACGTATACTTTCGTCTCCGAGAAGTGCATATGCTTTTTCTACATCGGCGATGTTCCAAGAGGTGATGATTTTCATTTTTTCTTCATCTGTAAATTGATCACCAAATCTTTCGCCAAGTTGAGCAACAACCGTATTAAGTTTATTTTGATATTCATCAATATTTGCCTGAAGCCCAAAGATATTCATATAATCAGCATATTGATCTCCGAAGATTTTTTGCATTGTAGTTTCAACCTGGGTTTGATAATCTTGAAGATTCATTTTCGTTGGATCCAATTCAAACATCTTTGATAATTCAGTTTGAGAATCCTCGCTTAATTGGTCTAATACTCCAATAATATTATCATGAAGATAATTATATAATGCGTCATCGCCCTCGCCAATGTTTGTATAATCTATATTATTAAGATTCTGCTTTATATATGATTGTATATTAGAATCTAATTGTCCAAAGGTATATGAGCTATCTAAATAATCTCTGGCAGTTTCCGCTATATTGTGAAGAGTATCTTTTTCTTTTGAGTTAAGCGCATTAATCTGTTGATTTACTTCACCAAGTTCTTTTTCATAACCGTCTGCAATTTGTTTTGGAATATTCTCATTCCAAATAGAAGCCATATATTCTCGAATAGTATTCGCAACCGTTTGATCTGGTGTTATTTCAGAATCAAATATATCAGCTAACTCTTCATAAAACCTTATAACTACATCATTTTCATTTTCAGTTACCATATCCATAAATCCATTATCTTCGAATAATTGTCTCAATGGTTCGAAAGACTCTTTTGATAATCTTACGCTAGTACCAACATAGGCGTCCTCTTCAGAAAATGGATTAAGATTATTTAAAATGGAATCTCTTCTTGCGGCAAGTTGGTTCATTTGAATGTTGTACGTTTCCATTTGAGCAACAAAGCCTTTAAATGCTTTTCCAAGGTTTTCTCCAATTTCAACATTAGCAACATCAAGTGCAGCTTTATGCATTTGGTTGAGTTTATCTGTAGCATCTTCAACTGTTCCGCCAAGATCTAATATTGCGTTATTTTGCGAATCATATCCCTTTACAAGATATGGATATGTTTTTGCAATCTGATTAGAAAGATCTAAGTATCTTTGATATTCGTCATTGGTCAAAGATTCGTTTTCATTTAAACTGGAAACACCAGATCTTAATTTTGTATATTCTTTAGCTATCTCATCAAATTTATCATCAAGTTCTTTTTTGTCTGGTTCTTCTACGCCGATCTTTATTAATATATCATCTATTCCTTTTGATTTTTCATTTACGGTATCCATTACTTCTGTTATCTTTTCTTGTGCCTTTTTGCCTTCTTCAATTGCAATGTTTGTTGCATTTATTAGTTTATATAAACCTGTTATAACTAATTCTATAACTTTCGTTATAGCATACATTGCTATCATATTCAGGCCAGCACCAAGAACATTCTTTAATACTCCACCTGCTTTTGATGCAATTTTTTGGAATGTAGATAATCCATTAGAGGATTGTTTTAACCAGCTCTAGAATCCAGAGAAAGATTTGTCACTTTGATTTACATCGAGTAAGAATTTCTTCGTAATCTCATCTGCATCGCCTGTTTTTTCTATGAATTCATTAATTCCATCTAAATCAGATGGATCAAGATTGAGTATTGTATTCTCGTTTACATTGAACCAATCTTCAAAATCACTTGCTTTTGGTTTCTTAAAGAAATCTTTAAGTCCAGAGAATAGTCCATTAGACTTTCCGTCTTTTCCAAAATTCAAAACTCCAAGACCAAATATTTGTCCTACGGTTCCAACAATACCAGAAAGTAGTACCTTGAATGCACCGCCTTTATCTAGTAGTGTTGTAAATGCTCCAACAAGACCTGTCGCTCCATCCAGGAATATTTTTATCCAGTCGCTGTCAATTGATATTGCGGCGAGTTCCTGGAGGCGATTTTGAAGTTTTGCAAGTTTGCCGTCGATTGATTCGAGGTATTTATCGAGTTCTTGTTGAGCGGAACCAGCATAATCATTTTCAGCTGCTTCCTTTACTTGTTCTAATACGTCTCCGTTAAGTAAAATTGAAGAAGCAATATTCATTTTGTTACGTATTAATATACGAATAGGTCATTTCTGCCTATTTCTGCATTTTCCCTCTTAGATTATATATGCAGATCAGATCATACCTTTACCATATTTTGGTACCCCCATACGTTTAATTGTTACCTTTTAAACTATGATCGTTACGGGCTTAGTTTTACCCACGGTATTTTCCATCTCTGGAATTCACCGTTTTGAGAGGGTTTAAATATTATATATTTCTATATAATGGAGCAATATTACTTTTCACTCCTATTTTTTCCACGTTGTATTTACAAGGGCCACAACTCCTTGCGTGTTTATAAACACCTTATACTTTCATATAAGACTAGACTATTTCTTCATCTCCACCATTATGTGCTGAGAGTACACCTTTTCGATTTAATGGATTTTCACCAACGCCTTTGTGATTGCGCCCTACTCCTATTGACAAAATGTCCACCTCTGTGGGATAGTCGTTGAACCTTTATCCTCGTCTTTACGTTAGAATACTTGGCTGCATGAACAGCGATTTCTCTCCAAATAGAAGAGTAGTACTTAGGCTTTTAACCATATACCATCCTTACGTTGTTTCTACTTTCGTACCATCATATTGTGATTTCTCCAATATTGTGGTGTAAGGCTTTACGCATTACCTGCAATTAGATGTAACTTATCATGCATATTTCTATACATGTAGGCCATTATTTAGCCAAAGCTTCTACCAAAGCATTTGCTCGGTTCTAACCTGTTTGTTTATCAGTTTCTTGTATCTCTTTATACACCTTAGAAATATCTAATAATATGTCATATGTACTTCTAAGATTTCCATTATTGTCTAATACAGACACACCTTTAAAATTATTGCTTGCAACAGCAGTATAATCTCTGATCAATTGATCGGTTTTTGACTTTGTACGTACTACGAAATCGTCAATGTCTTCGCCAAGTTCCGCGATTTCATTCTTGGCTTCTTCTGTCAATCTGTTACTTTCGGTGAGCCACACCTACTGACTATTAATAAATAATAGCGGCTAGTCATTTCTGGCTAACTCTCACATTTCATAAATTGTGGAATATATTGTGAGTTCGGACTGTGTATTTACCTTATAAAAAGGAACAACTTAACCTATTATGTTGCCACAATAGACATCGCAGTCTCTACGGATTTATATAATATATTATACATATTCATAACGATAACCTTTAATTGTTTTTCTAATACCAGTTACCACTTCATAAATTTTAAAAGCAATAGTGCCGTTTTCTTTTGCAGCCTATAGCATATTATCATAGGCCGCCACACTCTTATTATTTAAATCCAATTTTCTAACCGGATAATAAAATTTTTCTAATCTATTTTCAGGTATTATATAATCTCCAGATTCATATAAATCTTTTGGTACCCAATAATGTTCATTAGAATAATATCCCTTCGTATAAATTGCAGAGATTATTCCGCTAATATCAATGGAATTATCTCTCGCAGCATCCGCATATGAACCATATTCTTTTTGATAATTCCGATGCATATCTAACATAACTATTGGTCTACGAGTACTTTTAATATAATCATCAGGATAATACAATTTGTTTTCATGAAGAGCATCATATATCCTATGCGCATTTATGCATAATTCGTCAGCTATTACCTGGACTTTCATTCCAGAATTTAATTTATTCTATATATCTACAAGATTTAGTTTTTTGTTATAATCCATTTTGACCCATGATGGAATCTCGTTGATATCTGGAAAGAAGTATTGAATATATTTTAAAACCGGAACGCCATCAATCTCGTAGTCATAAAATTCATATCCTCGATTTATCCAGTATTGTTTTTTAATATTATCTCGAACTTTCTATCTTTTAAATCTATGCCATTGTCCTTGTACTTCAATAGCTATTTTTAACCTATGGTTCACAATATCTGTCGGCATAACCTTTCCAGTATTTGGATTAACGCAAGATGGATCTTCTTCTATTGAATCAGGATAATAATGTTTATAAATTTGTTTTAATACAAGAGCATGTAACGATTCTAAAGTATCATCACAATTAGAACATGAAATTCCTTTATGCTATTCATCGTTTCTTCTTAAATTATATAGTGATTTCTTTATTATTTTACCACATCTTGTACATTTAAACTCAAGTATGGAATCTTTGGTAATAATATCTTCTTGATTTGAAATACATTTAAAATTTCCATTAAATCGTATTTCTAAGTATTTATTTATATTATAAAGTATGTATGGATTTTTTATTGCAAACCATATGGGATTTTTCTTTTTATCATTATTTATATAATTTTCTGCTTTAACAGATGCGTAATATTGCCCATCACTTACTGTTACCAGCTGTTTTACAGATTTAAAATCATGCTCTTTGGTAATTAATATTAATCCAAATTTTTCTAAATTGTTTTTAAGTTTATAATACTTTTCCATTTTTTCTCCTTTATAAATTGTTATTTGCATAATATAACTTTCCTCGACTTTGGCATTTCCACTATGCTCTTAGTCGATATAGTTGTTTATAAAAAATATATTACTATATTTCCGGGCTTCCTTCCTAGACCCGCAATCCTTAAACTAATAGTACGTACCCCTGCACTTGTCTTACTCATATCTTGAGTAATTAAATTCCCCGATGTGAGGAGACCCAACGTTTCATCTAAACTATTATTCTGTGTCATTAATACAGCCGCAGCATTCTGAAGACCCTATGCGAGTTCATCAGTACTGACGGCAAAATTGTTTGATCTGTTACTTTCAGCAATATGCCTACTAACTATCTTACCAAGATAGCGGATAGGACGTTAATCCTATCTCTGCATCTTTATATATACATGCAGTCCAGACTGTATATTACATCCATAAAGGATGGATAACTTCATAATAGCAATTACTCACTATTACCCGCAGTCGTTACGGTATAAATAATAATAATATTATATTATAATCATTTTTACCTCGGTGTTGTCCAATTTAGGATGTTCACCGATATAGTTATCAAGTTGTGCAATATGCACAAAAACCAATTTTAATTTTCATTAAAATATAGGCAACATTCACCTACCAAATTGAGTTTGTCTACGATAGAATTTGGATCTATATCTTTATAAGCTTGCGTAGCTGATACAAGCGATTGTGTAGCATCATTTATATTCTCAAATTCAGATACATTTAACAACTTCGTAGAAAGAGCAGCCATTTCTTTTGCTTCAGAGAAAGATTTTCCTAGCCTTAACCAGTCAGCAGTAGAATCTTGTATGGCTTTTGCAGTCGTTCCTAATTGATCCGCAATATCAAACGAATCAAACTGATACTTCTGTAAACTGGAAAGCGTCTCGTCACTAACCTTTCGCATTTCAGTCAAAGCTGTATCAAGTTCTCTTACAACAGTTACACCCTGTCTGAAGATGCCAATTACTTGATAAAAACTAGCAAACGACAACAAGTATCTTCCAAGGTTACCAAAGGATCCCTTCAACTTCTCTGCAAAACTTTTTCCAGTATTTCCAGCATCTGCTGCAGCGGCAGCGATCTTTTTAAACGTATTTACTAAGTTATCACCCTCAGCCGCACTTATCTATTCGCTACTAGCTAATCTGTCATATATAGGTTTAATCTCTGCTATGGCTTGCTTCGCTTTTGAATTATTTGCCATCCATTCAGCCATGGACTTAGCCATATTGGATCGATGATTTTGATCCATCCACTGAAATGCTCCACCTGTATTTACGTTTTTAATAGCATTATCTATTTCTTTAAAACCAGCTTTGACTTCGTTTACACTCTGTTGATAATCTCCGTTCCAATCAATAGAATCTATCGTTCTTTGTAAATTATGATACATTTCTGTTATTCTATTTACTTCATCCGCGTATGCCGCTGGCCTATCACTTTCATCTCCAAGATTATCTACCTATATTCCAACGGATTTATAGGTTCTATCCAACGCATCTTGTATAACCTGAGTCTAAATTTCTTTTAATTCCGCATCTAAAGATTCTGCCATATCCTGGCTCATATCCTTAAATACACCAGTTGATTTTCCTGCGTCATCTACGGCGCCTTGGTATTCCTTGATTTTCTTTCTCGCATCTTCAAAGTATTTAGTATATTTGTTAAGCCATTCCTATTCGCTAATTGTTACCTTCCCGTTACTTTTCTTTTCGAGGAGTGTATAATATTTGGTTGCCAAAGCTATAAGATTGTTATATCCTTTTTCAACTGTATCAAAACCTTCTGGCGTAATATTCGCGGCACGATTTCCTGCATCTGAAATTCTCCCACGTTGTGTTGCCAATTCATCCGCAGTAAATTTTGTAGAACCAGAACTTACTTTTTCTTCAAGAGTCTATATTGCCTTTTCAGCTTCATCTGCTTTTCTCTTTACATCTGCAAGACGAGTAGTAAGAGACCGTGTAACATTTTCTCCGTGACTTTGACGTTCTGACAACGCCTCAAGTTTTTCCACGGCAACAATATAATCATCAATCGCTTTTGTCGCATCCTTTATTTCTTTTGTTTCTTGAGAATCAACCTTTTTAGCTTGTTGTTCAGATTCCCTCTGCGTTTTTCGTTCTGCTCTTTTCCTTTCATTTTCCGCATCTCTATCAGCTTTTCTTTGTGCGGAATCCGCCTTGTCTTGGTCTTTCTTTTCATCAGATAACTTTCGTTTTCTCTCAATTCTTTCTAATGTATAATCGAGACCATCAAGCGGAGCCAAAGCCCTTTTTTCTATGTCTTTCGCCATCTTTTCGTTAAATAATGGATTTTCATAAAGGGCATCGGTTAATTCATATATTTTATCAGCTAATTTATCTATTTGATCAAGATCTCCTTCTAGCATCTTTCCAGCTGCCACATCTTTTTTCAAGTCTATATATTGTTTTACTACTTCAGATAATTCCCGAAGCCTTGCTTCTTTTTCCTCAATGTTTCTATCTTTAGCTTCTGATTCACGCATACTTTGTTCATACTCTTTTTGATCCGCAGCCATTTGATCAAACACCTTTTTCTACTTTTTCGCCTGCGCCTCTATATCTTTTTCTGAAGCCTAATTAACATAATATAAATCGGTATTTGTTTTCTATTCTTCTTGATCCAAAAGGGTACTCTCGGCAGCTTTCCTCGCTCTGTCAAATGCCTACGCTAATTCATCAAGCTATTCCCGTGTTAAATTTGATTTACCAACAAATTGTTCAAGACCAGTTATAGATTCAAATATTTGTTTTGATAATTTTTCTATAGATTTTGGAGTTTCAGCTTTTGATAATTCATCTATATTATCTTTTACTTTTTTAATATTATCAGCAACGTTGGAATAAAGCGTATTCGTCTGCGTAACTGTACCATTAGGTCTAAGCGTAACATTTCTTTTTGTACCACCCATATCAGTGATATCAAATGTGTCCGTTATCTTTCCCTCTTTATTTATCTCTGATTTTTTTCTTATAGAAATGATATTATTCATCTCTATTCCGATTTTACGCAACTTTTCAATAAGCGCATCATATTCCTTGGAACCAGGCATAAATTCCATTTCATCCGATCCAAACATACCACGAATTTCTTCTGCAACCTATTGTACTTTGGCCTGTCTTACTGTATCTACTGTTTTATCTATCTCGGCCTGTGGTCTGCTCAATATCTCAGCAAAAGACTTTAATGCATCCTTACTTTCGGAGATTTGCTGGAAAAGATTTCCGAATAATCCCTCCGTACTTGTACTAGCAAAAGATTTGGTTAAATTCTGTAATTCCGTTTCAAAGCCTTTAATTACCTCTAACTCTTTTTGAATAATACCACTAATGGTTGTAATATCTTGAGTAAAGGCTTCATTCTTTTTGTTAATGGCATCAGGCACTTTATTAATCAATTCACTTTCAAGCTCTCCAATAATTTGCTTTTCTTGGTCAACAACGTTTCTAACAACTTCAACTTCTCCATTGAAAGCCGCATTTTTTGCACTTATAGCTTCTGGAATATCAACTTTCAACTTATTCTCAAGATCAGCAATGCTTAATACTTCATCTTTTACATTGTCTGCTGGAACATCCCCGGCTTCGATCTGCAATGATTTTAATCCAAGAACAGATTGAATACCCTGAATAAGCCCATCAAAACTCTCTGAGAATTTTGTAATGCTTTCAGTTGATCCCTTAAAGAAATCTGTTGTCTAAAGCATTTCACGAAGAGAAGAAATAGAAGTAGTAATATCCTGAATTTGTTTCAATATAACAGGAATACCAGATTCATCATCTATCATTTTGAACACATTAGAGATTTCTTGAATTTCTTTTAATAAACTTTCAAGACTTCCAAGCAACTCTTTTATTTGCTATTCGTCAAAAGCAGCAGCAACTGGTTTATCCGAACCGTTTGCAACTTCTTCTTGTGCAGACGCAACTTCTCTAATCGCACCAGCCGCGCCTTTAGCCGCCGCACCAAGGTTTTCCATATCCTCTGTTTCTGGTTCTATAGAAGTAGTAGGAGTAGATGGTGAGGTTTCAACTGGTTCAGATATTACTTTTTTCAACTCCTCTTTCTTTTTTTGAATTGCTGCAATATAATCTTCGTAAAACTTAATTGTATCTTCATTTTTAGATCTCTTTCTTGTTGCGCTTGCTTTCTTTTCTTCCGCTTCTAGGGCATCAATATCCGTATAAGAATCGATTGAAGCCATCTTTTGTTCGCGTTCTAACTCAACCTTAGTTTTCTTTTTGGCGGGAGCTTCAGTGGCTAATTCTCCAGAAGTAGAAGAGGAGAGTTTGGTCCATTTTTCTGTTACTTCATCAAATGTATATCCAAGTTCTTCGGCCTTTTTATTAAGTCTTTCTATAGCTTGTTCGAATGGAAGATCTTGAGTTGTTATTGCCGCTTCCAGATCTTCGACGGTGTTTTTTAATTCTTCTGGAGCTTTTGATGCTCGGGCGTTGAACTTTGTTGATAAATCTTCTGGGGTTTCATTAGATATTTTCTAAATATCCGCCTTAAATTTATTTTTCTGCTATATCAACTAAACAATTTGATTTTTTGCTTCTAATTCAGAAATTGCGCCATTGTAATAATCTATAAGCACCTATGCAAATTCTTCTGTTTTATTTTTTAACAATCTAACAGTGGCACCAAGAGCCTCATTAGATACCATCGACATTTCAGGATTTGATGTTATACTAAGGCCAGGTAAACCATATTGCTCACCATAACTATCACCTAAAACTCCACGATGCCCAGCAAATCTAAACAAATACTATTCAACTGTCTCTTCCGGATTAGAAATATTATCTACGCTCGCAGAATTATTAGCTAATTTAAACACTTCTTGTAATGCTAAACTGAGTTCCTTTGCTGACATGGTGGCTTTATTTAACCCTTCAGAAATCTATTCCCCCATCTATTGACCAGTTTGCCCAGCTTGAACTTCTGACTCAGAAATAGTTTCTACTTGAGATGGGAGAATAGTAGTACCCGATGAAATCGGATTTTCACCAGATGTTTCGCGTTGTGTATCATTTAACTTCCCAACAGAATCTGCTGCGTCATCAGCAGCGGCAGCAATACCTTTTAACTTTTCTTCTGAAGATTCTGGAACAACAACGTTAATAGTCTATATCTTTTCAAAGCTTTCAACTAAGCTTTTTGTCTTATCAATCAATGTTTGCATTGCCGTGTTTAGCTATTCAAGATAGGAAATATCTTGATCAGATACGCCAAGTCCTTTTGCAAGAGTATTTTGTAGTTGCTATAACGCTTGTGCCAACTCACCAACGACACCTGACGCCTCTTTGGCTTCTTCTTCTCCACGCTTATCAATTGATTTTCCTAATATTTCAAAGGCTTCCTCTCTTAAAGATTTTCTATTATCTTTATGAGATGCGTTGATATCATTTATTTTTCTGATCTCAGAAGCAATATAAGACATCTCTGTACCGGGAGCACGACTGGTTCCTTTACCTGTTAAATATTTGTAAACATCATAATATGGATTTTGTTCTAAATAAGAAGCAATTCTTTTTTGGTTCTATTCTTTCCATTCCTCAAATGAGCTAAGACCAGAATCCAAATATTCAGAGCTAAATTTTCCCCAAACATCGTCTTCCAACATTTCACTAATAGCTCTCTCCAAATTCTTCATAAAATCCATTACTGCCTATATTCTTTCTTCTGGGTCTTTATTTTGTTCTATTACAGAAGATCTGCTGAAATATTCAACTATATCTCTTCCTGACGTCATCTACCTAAGATAATCTGACGAGGTAAGACCAACGAGAAATTGTTGCGGATCGCCTTCGTCTCCGCCCAATATTCGTTTATAAGCATCGCGGAATATAGAAAATATCTTATCATAGGCATCTGTGTATCTCTTTGCTTGCCTCCTCCATACGTCTTCCTCAGCTTTAATCCTTTGTTGAACATCAAGGGAAGTGTCTTCTCTTAAATTAACGTTAAACTCACTTTTCCCTATCTTTCTTTGCATTGCGCGAAGTCGTTCCCTTACAGACATGGTATCATTTCTAGCCGCGCCAGAACTACCATCACCGATTACTCCGATTGATAAAGAAATATTATTTAATATACCAACGACTTCATTAAGTGCATTACTAAATGCTTGAATATTATCAATACTAAATGCGTCATCAATAGAAGAACCGATATTATTCAACTATTGCAATAAATCAGATAATCCACTTTTATCATCAATAGTGTCAAAACTATTCGAAAGTACCTAAACAGACTCCACTAGTTGCTTTATTAATTCTATAAGAGCCTTTATTTCTTCCGATCCCCATGCATCACCTGGTTCAAAGTTTTGAACTGCCTCATTTAGTTTATTTTGAATATATTCTACCTTGTCTGCATATTCTTGGTATTCGCGTAGGCGATCTTCCATATTTTCATTACGCAATTTATAATGCTCATCATCACCCGTATTATATGAATCAACAGCGTGTTCGTCCCAATACTTAGCATCATCTAATGCCTCATCACGAAGCGCCTGAAGTTCTTTTAATGCCTTCTTATATCTTTCTATCTTTGGAAGATCCTCATCAATTGTAAACGAATAATCATTGACTTCCCAATCATACTCAATTTTATTCTTCCCTTTATATTGTGATTCTGCTTTTTTCTTTAATTCTTCAATAGATCTATAAGCTTTCTTTTGTCTTTCTGCCGATTCTTCTGTTGCCTTTGCCGCTTTCTCGGATGACTCCGCTGACTTTTCGCCAGCCTCCTCGGTTTTCTTCCCTGCATCTTCAGCAGCTTTTCCTTCTTCCTTCATAGAATCCGCTGTGTCTCCCGCAGCTTCTGCGGCTTTTGCCCATTCAATAGTATTGATTTTCGGGAGTTCTATCTGTGCCTTTTCAAACATTTCAAAGGTAGCACCAGCTTCTTCTCTTAATTCATCAAAATATCCAAAGACTCTTCTAAGATTTTCAACTCCAAAAGTATTTCCCTTTTCTGGTTGTAGCGCCTCTAATTCTCGCATCCTATCTACAAATTCTTTTAGCTGTGGACTAACTTCTTCAAGATTGCCACCAAGTGCCTCAAAAGCATTCGCATATCTGAATACTTCAGTTGACGCTGTATTTTTAGGATCAACCATTTGATCTATAGTAAAGTTATTTTCTTTCTGTATATTGCCAAGTTTATTCCATGATTCAATCAAGGAAGCCTAAGCATTATTTTGTGTTTGATAATATTTTTGTGCGTTTGTAACTCCGCGAATTGCGCCTGGTTCTGAAAGTTTTCTGGAATAGGCTTCCTCCATTCTTCGTTTAATTTCATTTACCTTTTCTTCATTACTTGGATCAAAGTCTATTTTGATTTTAATATTCTCTACTTTTTTGCTTGTAGCTCTTATTCCTGCTTCAAGCTCATCCGCTTTTTGTATTATTTTGTCTACTTTTTTCGAAAACTAATCATCATTCTTAATAATCTCGGCAACATCTATATAACCACTTTTCACACCCATTTACTCACCTCCTTATTTTAACTAATATAATCTAAAATTGAATACTGTCCCCAAATATAATCCATGGCCTCTTCATATCTTTTCTAAAGAGTGGTTCCGGATCTATTTGGTTTACCGTTTTGATAATTCTATAAATCAATCTCAATCCACTCACTTGGCGGATCTGACTTCTTCGCAAAATTTCCCCATAATCCATAAGGTTTTAAACCATGGCTTTGTTGATATAGACCAGGAACGGGCGTTCTCCATAAAGGCGCAAGCTTCGATCCATAAAACTCAGTTCCTGCATCATCTTTCGGCCCATAGTTTGCACCACCGTGATAGCCCTTTTCAAACATATATTCAAATATATATGCTGGACCAGCGTCACTTTTGTCAACTCTATATCCAGCAGGATAATAAGAATCTGGAGCCATAACCCAACGTATACGAGATCCTTTTACTTTAATATGATACATATCATATAATCTATGTTTTCTATCATAATATTTTGGATCATAATCATCATAATAGTCCTTTACACGACTATCAAATATATCCTAAATATCATCAGCTATTGCATATGCCGTTTCCTTCGATAATTTCTATATGAATTTTCCATTTTTAAAATCATCAGAAATTTCCTTTAATGCAATTCTGAATTTAGTTAATTCATTAAAAGCATCTTTCAAAATATCACCACCCTACATTTTGATAATCGTAAAAAATGGGGTCAAACTTTCCAGCCCAACCCCATATATTAATAATCTACAGCCACAATATATTATTTACTTATCAACAAACGTCTATCAATTGTTTCCAATTTGATCAATTAATCTTCTAATTGACTGTTTATCCTGTTCATCCTAAGCTTCATTCATTAAATTTTCCAATTTCATAATCATATGATCTTTTGCGTCATCGCGGCTATATCCAGAACGTCCACCTCTACGAGTGTATCCGCTACCACCACGATAACTATTGCCTCTGTCATTATAGTACCTAGAAGAATACCCACCACGCTGAGAATAATTTCCGCTTGCAAGAGAATATTCATCTTCCGGTACATAAGCGCCCTCTTCAAACATCTCTACTGTACCGATATCTTTTAAAATATCTACCAGTTCGCCAATAACACAAACAGAATCTTTATCCAACTGATTACGATGAGAAATCTATTCAATCTCATCATATACAAGATCTTTAATTCTATCAAATTCTTTCATCGAAATTCCCCCTCTCTTTACCGTGTAACAACCAGATCTGGTCGCGTAATAATAATATTTGCGTTTTGAACCAGAATAGGCTGATCAGAAGTATTACGTACACTAATTGTTTCACAACATCCGCGCCAAATCTGAGCATTGATTGCCCGAGAAATATTAAAATATTCTTCAACAGCTGCGGGTGTCGATATCATAGTAGAAGAGGGTATTGTTGTCCCATCAATAGCGATAGCGACCGAAATTGGTCCAACTGTACCGCCAGTAGGAATTGCAATATTTGCTCCAAAATCAACGAGATAATTTGCACTATCCTTTTGTCTGCAACGGCAACAACCATTATAAGGAACATATCCGCTCAATAAGAAACTACCAGTATCATCACGGTGTCTTATCAAACCTCGATTACACGGAACCGGAGATTCAGTGAAGATAATGGATTCTCCGGGATTTACCGTCTAAACGGCATTTGCAGAATATTCAGCCATATAATCATCAACCACCTTTCACATATTTTTCCTGAATATCTTTTAAACTAATTTTATAATATTGTTTTAGAAATTCATCAAACTGTTCCGGTGTATTATGACCATAGCCATATTCTCGATGAAATAAAACATGAATCTCTTTAGATATTAAAATACCAGAATAAGAATCATGCTTCTAAACTATCTTGTTTAATAGCTCTTTATATTCTGTTTCATTAACGAAATCGCTAATCTTTGCTCTTTTGCTTTCAATATCTATATCCAATTCAACTACAGCTTCTTGAAAAATAGTGCTTAAAGAAATTAGATGATGAATATCTGCATTTATCCCATATTCTCCAGAAATAGGGCATACCTTATAACAATTACGTATGTCATTTTTCCAAATAGTAAGTGCTTGTCTAATATTATCTTCCAATAGTGAAATACCACCTTTATAATTCCAATGATTTTTCCCACTTCTAGCTTCAATTGCACACTAATTACAACTAGAACAGTGCTGTAAAAATTGAGATAATATCAGTTGACACTTATGTCCATTTTGACACAAACATTCTACCGGAGTATACGCGTTTTTATATTCACCAATAATTTTATAACCTTTCTAAGAAAAAATATATTTTGCGTCTTCGGCTGTATATTTTGTTTTAGCTTTAATTAAAGCCATATGTCCACACTCAGGACAACGATCTTGTCCAGATGTAAACTTCTTTAACGATTTTTCGAATATATTTCCACAACTACATTTTATCAGTAATTTTGAATCAGAATTCTTATAATCTCCCTAAACATATTCACAGCCATGATCTCTTATAATATCGATAACATGATCCAACGAAAATCTATTTTTTTCAGAAGCTATTTCATGCGAACATTTCTCACACCAAATCCTTCCACGATTAATGTGTTCAAAATCTCTTTCAAAAATCTTACCACATTTTCCACATTTTAATTTCAAAAGAGTACTGCTATTAACATACTCCGTTGATAACAACTCTGTTGTACCATTTGAAAGTTCAAATATTCTTTGTCTTACTTCATCGATAGTTTTTCTTTTTGGCATAATACACCTCTTAATTTTATATGACTAAATTAATTACTGCATCCGCAACCATAGTTCATTCCAAAACAATTATTTTGAGGTACGATATATGCGGGAACGGGTACGGGGTTCAGATACTGTTCAAGAGCTAATGTCTGTGCAGCATTATCAGCAAGAATCCGTCCAGTCTGGGCTGTCTGAGAGGCGGCAAGATTAGCCATTGCAAGTTGCTGCTGGAGATTAGCAATCTGCTCGTTCTTAGCATCAATTTTGTCCTGGCACATCTGATCGAGAATTCTCTGGGTAGAAGCAGTGTTGGCGGCAATTACGTCACGAAGTGCGTCACTTACAGCTGCTCTGTCTGCACATGCTTCCTAAGCAATGGTAGCACCAAGATTGGCCGTGGCCAATCTTTGCTCACAACAACATGATTGCTGATTCATAGCAATTGTATTCATCTGGTTGGTAATATTTGCAAGACTATTTGCACGAGAAATTTCTGCATTAGCAAAACCATTAGAGATAGCAGAAGTAATACCATTAATTCCAGAAATAACAGCTGCTTGATCAAATCCAGACTAAACATCATTCGCTGTTGCATACGGAGGCATATAACCCATTCCCATCTAACCGCCGCCAAATCCGTTGTTTCCCCAACCATTATTGGCAAAGATGAGAAGAATAAGAAGCCACCATGCACCATTGTTGCCACCAAAACCATCATTGTTGTTGCCCATAACAGCCGCCAGATCAGCGGCACTCATTTCAGAATTCATCATAATGATTTCCTCCCTTTCTTAGAAAAATTAGGTTGATATAATATGGCTGTAAATATTAATACCGAAATCAAAATGATCAGATATTATTTATATTTATATAAAAATATATTAATAATCATTAATAGTCAAACATTTTCAAATATTAAAACACTCATTAATAATTTTCTTTAAGTGAGTTAAGATGGTGTATTATCAACAGGTGTTCCGTTTAGATAATAGCAACTATCAAAATGTGTTTTTTCCGGTCTATTATCTGTCACTGTACTATGTCCAACACGAAATACACAATTTGCAAATTGAATACCGCCACCATTCTCAATAAAAATTGGAGTATAACTACCGAAATTGCAATTAGATAAAATAATTCCTTGAGAAGAAGCTAACTTGATTTTCCCATAGAATATTGAACATCCATTAAATATCTCGCCAGCTCCCATAGCATTTATATCAAGGGCATACCCATCTCCACGTCTCCCACTGTCATAATCTTTTGAACCAGTGTGATTAATTGTACAGCCTACAAATGCTCCATGACTATTATTGTTATAATTTCCTGAAGAATTATCCATTAAAACGCCATGCATATTTGTACTAAAATCACAATTTACAAATACATTATTTCCTCCATTATTTATAGCTCCGTAGTAGTTTTCAAAGAAGCCTGATCCAGATATCCTATGAAATTCAGCAATTTTACCAAGTGCAATACCTGCATTACAATTTCGTACAAAAATGTTATTAATATAACATCCGCCCTGCGGATTGTATCCTGTTCCAGATATATATATACCCGTTCCAGCAATACTACTTATACGAACATTTTCAACTTCACAACGGAAACGCTGAGAATCACTTGATCCTGTACCCTGAATTTTAATACCACAAGGTACAGAAGACGCTAATTCCCATTCAGAAGATGGAATTATATCTGTTAAAGAACCATATATCGCCAGATTTTTTATTTTTGCATCGACAGACAAACTAACCATATAGTTAGACGTTGGATTTGATGTTTTAATTAGTCGTGTATTATTCCCACATCCTTCAATTGACTTATTTGCATTAATATCAATTTTATCAATATAATAATCACCCGGTGCAAGTCTGCATATATTTTTTGCTACCAGAATTCCTTCAATTTCTGGTCCACGATTATTTAATGTACCGTCTGGAAATATGTCATAGCCTGTATATAATGGATCATTGTTAATAGTAACCCATTCTGACCAAACATTATTAACCATAACCCGTATATACATTATTTTTTTCGTTGCATAATTAAATGGCAGTCCTAGTTGAAAAAAATGACCTTGAGTGTTGTTCGTAAATGAAACAATACATATACCATTTGCAGTAGGAAGATGCGCAAATCCAGCAGAAATCGCGTTAGTATGCACAGACACAATGGAATTAACTGGCAAGTCATCACAGTCAGAATAAGTTGATTCCATATTACCAGCGGTTATAATCAATTCAGAAGATTGAATCGCACGGGGATTAAAAATGTTTAATGAGTATGGTACATAGCCAGAAGCGGCGTTACCTTTTTCTATTTGAAATTGTTTGATATCCCATATTGTTTTGCTATTATTACTGTATGCAATGACTATCCTTGATACTGTTTTTCCTGCTGTGGTAGTTCCGTACTTGTACAGATACGTACTCTGCGAATTGGAAAACTGGAACAGCAATGATGATGTGTTATCTGTATAGAAAGCATATACCCCCAAGCCATTATTTGTAAGCGCACTTGTTGTCTTTGCCTGCAAAGAAACAGTATACTGCTGTCCGGCTTCGTACTCTACTCCGTATATGTCACCATAAGTGTAAAGGGTATGAGGAAGAGCACTGAAAGTATCTCCATCTACAGTTATATTGGGTTTTGTCTTAAGTTTTTTTATGTCAAAAAGATTTACTCCCGTCTTTGATATCTGACTTATATCGTCTATTAAGTTTTCTATATTCTGATCTAAATCATCCCTTAAAGAAGAGACATCACTCACCAAACTACTATAATCCTCTGGAATACTATTCAAAATTTCTTGTGCCTGTTCAGCATAATATTTACTATTATCTTGATACCCAGGCTCTGTAGAAGATACCGCAATACCATTCCTAGTTCCCTTCGCATATGCCTCTGCATCATAAGTTATTTTTTCTCCCATTACATCAACGTTTACATAATTCCCAGTAATAGGATCCTTATATTTCACCGCATTCGGTTTTAAAGTAATAGGCATATTTAAACACCTCCTTTATTAAGTTGGCCCATCACTTGATTTGCCATCTGACTTGCTTGATTCAATTGATTTACATTTCCATTCATACTCAGATAATTAATAATCTGTTGAGGATTATTGCGAACTGATTGTAAATCATTATATTGCTGCTAATTAATTTTTCCATTATTAAATAAAATATCTAAAATTTTGCCAGGATCATTTTGAATCTACCTATATTGGCTTATTAATCCCAGTATTCCATTATTCCCACCAGAACGCATTCCTAAGGATTGATTATTTCCAAATTTATTAAACAAGGGGTTTGCCATATCACTTATTCCCCTTTCTTTGTTGATTATTTGTTTGTTGTGGTTTACTAAAATTTGTTATTCTATTTTCGATATCTTTAACCTGTCCACTTAAATTATCCAGATGATCATTCAGTTGATTAAACTGGTCCTCTGTAACATATGCACTAAGATTACTTAAACGATCATTTAAAGAAGAAAATTGTTCATTCAACGTATCAAGCTAATCTTTCGTTGCATATTCTACTGGCGGGGCAGAAGCATATGCGGCATTAACATTTTTATCACCATTTGATCGTTCCGTATAATCAAGCACTGTAACTTCTGGTTTTCCAGAAGCATCAACAGATTTTATATATATTACAGGTTCCTCCGAATCAAAGAAAACCATTTTTCCACCATTAGGAACATATTGTGCCTTAACCGAGTTTTCACCCTGTATCCATATCAAATTTGTATTAGGAACATTTGAAGGCTGAGAATAAGATGGCATCGCGGGTTGTTGCTACCAATTTCGCGCCATATAAGCCGGGGTATTTACCACTGTTGGCTGCACACTTTGATAATACATATTTGGCTGATAAGAAAATCCATTATAATTATCCATTGTCATCCTCCTTCTTTTTATAATAATAAATTACTACTTCATCACTAGAATCCCAGGAATCATATACATTTCCGTCATCAACTGCAACGGCATGCGTTCCAGTGGCAACTATATATTTTCCATCCTTATGATCTAAACAAAACTACCTCAACGTATAACAATCAGGACAAGTATTTGGAAGATTCTCCCTAATATATCCTTTAGATTTAAGATAAGATCCCCATACATAATTTGAGGATGGCATATCATATAGATTATAAGCTTCCACCATCAATTCAGTAAAAGTTTCCTCCCACGACTAATTTTCGATTCTACAAATAGCCCTGATTACACAATCACCAACCATTTTGTTCCCAGGATTTGGATTATAAAAAACATAACTCACATAATCACCTCTTGAATAATCAATAAATTAAATAGAATATTTATTGGTAAATAGATCATCGGTTACCATTTGGATAACCATATTAAATTCCTTCAATTCACGTTGATCAATATCATCAATAATATAATCAAATATTTTTCGCTCATTTAACTTATCAAAATCAGATATAGAATTATTTTTATTAATTCGTTCTATGTCAGTATATGCATCAAACAATGCCATACATGTAGTAATATACTTATTTACAGAATCAACATGTATGATACATTTCTCCTCGTCAGATTCTATTGTAAAAGATTTATCAATAATGCTATTTGCAATTTTTACTTTCTTTTCGATTGGAATATATATGTCCTTAACATGACTTTTTATAAAGTTATACTTTTCACCATCTGCCTGTTTTTGATCAAAAAATTTTAAAAAAATATCAATCTTCATCTATTAGAAACTTCCTTTAATGCGTTAATCAAATCGTCTGTATTCATATTACTAAGTACTGGTGCCAAAGTATTTCCAACAAGTGTCCCAAATCTTTCAACCTGAGATTTAATAAATTCATGCGGTTCATATTCATTTGCCAGCGTATCCTTTGCAACACACTCAATAATAGTATTAAATTCATCCGCCTCAACAGAATTTACACCCGCCATAATTTTGGCAAGTGCGCCACATTTTTGAAGCATATCATATTCTTCGAGAATTGGATCTTCTTCGCCTCGCTCAATATCTGTATACATATCTACAAAAGAAATCTTTGTTAACATCATTTTTACACAAGAATCAATATGAAGTTTCTTTGTTTTATTTTCATCTCCTGTTTCAATATAATATGAAGAATTGATAATGGCATCCGCTCGTGCCATTTTTTCACTTAACGATACATATTTATTGGCCAAAATATGGTCATTCAAAATAAGCGAATTCTCAGTATATGCATTTACAAAATCTTTATAATTCATAAAATCCTCCTTTTAATCGTCGTAATAATCTCGCATTTTTCGTGCGGATTTTCTGTCTCGTTCTCTATCACTCTCATCAATCTACTCATAAATAAGTTCCATTTCTTCTTCATCAATAAGATCACTAAGTTGCGATAGATCAATGTCTTTAATGTATTTACTCATATATTCATTTCTCCAATATATAGAAATATTGCACCTCATATGCTATAATCATTTTGTAACCCGTCAACCCAGATTAATAGAAAGGAGGTGCAATATGCAACTTGTACTTGCTATTACCTTCCTTGAAGTACTGAGATAGTTAATCAAACTAGTTATTGTACACACAATTATTAACCATCCAGAACTGTCAAAGGAATAGGTTGAGGCTATGACTTCTATGTATAAACATTGAGCCTCAATTCTTTAATCTCACACTTCACCGTAGTCTCCCGAAGGCTGCGGTGATTTTATTCTATTGTATTTACATATATCTCCGTCCTCGGATTATCTTTGTCATAATCCGTTTTTAATGTAAGTGATTTAAGATGCTATCCGTCATCGTCGCATATAAACCCAGCTTCACTAAACGAATCCAAAATAAATTTTGGCGTAGTGTTGTCAGGATCTGCCCTCCGTTGGCTAGGCATATACGTAATAAACGTCATCTCAAACTTTTCTAGTTTCAAACTACTATATCCAAGTTTATTAATCCACCATACCCCGAAATCTTTCCACTTTTGTTTCAGTGCATTCATTTGAATCCTGGGAAGAATCATCCATGAATTTATAGTTGGATGCATTGGCCTTTCAATAGGTTTTTTCCTAGCCCGTGGATGTTGTTTAAAATAAAAATCAGCATATTCATCAATTATATGCTGATCCAAAACTAACTTATATTCCATAACATCTACCTTACTTATACAACTGATATTTTTTACTTATCTTCGCCGCAATATCATCTGGAAGAGGGCGAAATCCAATACAAGTAAGCGTCCTGCCAACACCAGATTCATCGTATTCTTTCAGTAAGACAGCAATCTTTTATTAGAAAATAATCCTCATTTTCTTTTAGTCCTAATTCATTAGAAATTGTGCATACTTTTTCTAATTGATATTTATTCTTCGCCTCGCAAATTATTTTGGTAAATATTCCATTAATCCAATTATCCCAAGTGTCTATGTCAAATTGAACATAAGAGATAACTCGCTCAGGTTCAACAGAAGATATATCACATACATTCTTGCGAATCATGTTTGTAAGAAATGCCATTGAAGCATGTGAAACCTGGGCGGCAAGTTTTCCTGGGGACATGTTAAGGTCGCGACGAACGATTATTATTTGTTTCATAACTTTATACCTCTTTAAATAAAAGCCTCATCTGATTCATCCGTCAAATCAGAACGAATAATGTAGCTTGATTCGGTTGTTTCTACCGATTCATGACCAAGTAACTTCTAAGCAACTTTCGGTGATTTATGTTCATAAACAACAAGATTTGTTGCCTTACTTTCACGCCAAATATGAGACATAACACGACGGCCAACAAGTTTTGTCAATAATCCAGAACACCATTCGTTGAACGTTGTCTCACTTACTTGTTTCACATTTCCATCTTTATCTTTGGTAACAAACAAATATGGACAATCATCATCACCACGAACTTCCAACCATTTCTTTATTGCATCCATAGCGTCTTGATCAAATTTAAGGCGACGTCGCTTGCCCTCTTTGCTGGGTCCCTTCGCTCGAAGAATATGTGTTGTATAAAACCTAGATATTCCGATTTGTTCTTTTCCATCTTCATCAATATATTTAATCTCTTTAACAATAGGTTCATAATCTGCAATTTCTTTAAGAAGTTGTCTTGTCTCCGCTCTACGAGCAGCCGAGCTATATGAGAATTTTACATAAGCAAGAATTTGCCATTTTTCAAGCTCTTCAAGTTTATTGTAAAGATCTTCCATTTCTTCTGGAGTAAGAGGATGTTTTTCATGCACAAACCCTGTTTTTACAACTTTCATACTTGAGGTAACAAAACTTCTGAAAGTCGGATATTCATCTTCATAGTACTCTACTATATAATTGCAAAAAGAACTAATAACAGATTTTTTCATTTTTATTGCAGACTCTGAAAGACCACGATTTGTAAGCCAATTAAGATATCTTACAAATTCTTTTTTCTTTATATCAACACAATCTTTATCCTTTAATGATTCATGTACCCACCAGAAAAATATTCGAAGAGCAGAAGAGTACTGAATTTTTGATTGATCACTAAGTTCAATTTTGTATTCTAAAAATTCCTAGACCATATTACGGTTAAATTCATTTACTTGCTGCCACATCTCATCAGTTATTTCATCAGAGTGTTTCGCAACTTGACCCATTGTCATCACCTACCTTTATTTTAAGACAACTTCCTCTTACACCAAAGGTCATAACATTCCTTAGAAGAGTTCTTATCAAAAACAAATACCAGAACATTCTTCCCAGTATTTCTATCCTAACTAGTATATATATCAATCAGTTCGACGTCATTCTTTATATACATAGCCGCCTAGTCTATATTAAGTATTCTTACAACATCTTTGCTAAAATAATCATACCTTTTTCCTGTTACCTAACTTCGTTTAATGAATTCATCGTCCATATTAAGCCTCCTCTCTGAGTACAGAAATAATAATCTCCGACGTTTTAACAAGTTCTTCTTGTGCATAGGGACTATCTGAAACATCCTTTAACAATCCACGGGCAAGATAGAGGGGAAGATTAGTAACGAACTCATCTTCCTCGTCTGTAGTTTCGTCATAGGATGTTTTGATTTTATCCTAGATTTGGTTATATCTATCCAGGACTGATCGTGTATTTGAATAGAAATCTATCATGATTGTTTTCTCCTTTTAGTCATCAAAAATCTAACATTGTTTCGTCTATTTCTAGGGTATCTGAGTCATATTGATTCATATATTCATAAACATCGAAATGTTCCATAATACCAAGTTCTCGACGTTTTGTATTTACATATTCTTCAAATTGTTCTGGAGTATTATTGTATCTGCCATACACATTATGAAAGCTACCTTCAAAAGCAGTGCTATGATATTTCGCTCCAATACACACTCCGCAATTTATATCAAACCTTGTATTCGGATATAGTGCAAATGAATATATATGATGAACTTCAAGATTCTATGTCTCACCAGATATAATACATCTGCCCCGATCTTTCTCTATAACTCCTTTACGAAATTGATAATATTCTGGAGTTTTTCGCAAATCTTCTGTTTTTTGAATTTCAGCTTTTGGTCTTCTATGTCCGATTGAACCACGACATGTAAGTTTTTTGCCAGATGTAAGTTTATAAATAGAAGAGGATATAACTTGTCCACATGAACATTGACAAAAATAATATGGCATACGATTACTATTATTTGATTTTTCTTCATCGTATCCAATAACTGTAAGTTCACCAAATACCTGACCCGTCATATCTTTCGGATTATTGTATTCACATTCCTTACAAATCAATTTATGATCTGGCCTATCTACTATATTTAAAATTCTTCTTAATTCACTTTCGTGTATTCCGTTAGGGCATTTAAAATAATACTTTTGCTTCGTCCCATACGGAATCTCTGATGGCAATTTATCATTCTTTTCATAATCCCAAAGATCTAATATATCATGACGATTATTTGATAAACACCATTCTTCAAAAGTCTATTTGTATGTATATTTATTTCCCATACTTCTACCTCCTTAGAGTTGAATCTCCTGATATAGTTAAACGCAATGCGGAGAAGCCAGGAGGAGCTTCTCCATATAAGAGTGATCAAGTTCTTATATTTATTGCGTTTGCTAAGCCCGCTGGAATTCGAATCCAGATTACCTCCTTCAGAGGGATATCACGCTTTTAGAGAGCGGTGCACTAGTCCAGTTGTGCTACGGGCCTATATATTGGACAGTAAAAAATACCGTCCTTAAAATAAAAAGAGCAGATAATCCACTCTCAAATTACAAATAATGTTTATAAAAATAATCGTTTATCATATCTACTACTTTATCCTCAAGATGATATTCTTTAATCCTTTTGTTTATATCAGCATATAAATATTTATCCGCCACAGGATGATTTAACACATCGCCCATAACACGAAAATCATGTTCCGCACAATCAACAAATGACTCATCATCTGTATGATAAAATACGACGTTTGTAGTAGCCTTATATTCTTCAGATTCATACTCACAAATAAGATATGTGTCATCCGGATAGCTGTTTTCTTTAAGCCAGGATATCAAACTATCATCTGGTTCGTTTTCGAATTCTAAGATCATATCTGCTTCAACTCTATATACAGCACCACAAATAGATAACACTTTGTTGATCTTATACATCTTAAACATAAGATTTCTCCTTTTCATCAAAATAAAAAAGAGCGGGACATCAATCCTGCTCAACAAAATAATCGTAAAAAATGGGGTCGACCTACCACCGCAAAAGTAGCAGATCAACCCCGTGAATAACGATGGTGAACCACCGCTATTGAGCTTTTCTTAAATAATCTACTTTCACTAATCAATTCTTTTTATTATATTTGTTATGCCTGTCAAATTTCTTTTCTTTTGTTTCCGAAGGATTCTTGAATTCTCTTTCTTCTTTCACTTCATCTTTAGAAGAATCTGTCTCGACAGGCTCAACCACATCTTCGGGTTTTTCTTCTACCTCATCAACAATATCAAGAATCTCTTTCAGTACAGGAACTACAGGAGTTCCACCATGAATAACATAACTCAAATCACCAAGTGCCTCCAGGGCGGCTTTGGCAGCTTCTTTTGTAATCTCTTTACCTCTATACTGTTGCCAGATATCATAGATATCTTTGCATTTATAATCATGAACAAGATATCTCCAAGTTTCAAGAGGATCATATTCTTTACATCCGTGAGCGCAATATTGATATTCTACGCCACAGCAAAAACATTTTCTTTCGTGAGCCATTATTATCTCCTTTCTATGAATGTTATTAGGTACAATTAATATTTATATATAAGCTTTAACTCTCATCTGAGTAAAGCGTGATTTTCTTAATTCACTAGGTTTATATTTGTCGAATATCCAAGTACCGAGTTTTGAATTTTCTGCATCGGCGTGAGTGAGGATATTACCAGATAGATATGATTCTATGGAAAATGGAATGTTGATGCCTAGTCCACGGCGTTTGGCGTTGATGTATTCTTCAAGCTGTTCAGGTGTGTTATTATGTGTGCCGTAAAGATTATGAAACGAATCAACGATCTTAGCCTGATGGTGCAAATCACACAAACATATTCCATTTTTAACGTCTAATCTTAAATCTTTATATTTAGAAAATGGATTAATATGATGTACTTCTAAATTTTCCCGACTGCCACAGCACTGGCATGTATAAAAGTCTTTTTTCAATACATTGTTCCTCCAATCCGCATATTCTGTCGAATTTCTACACCTTTGATTTTCTTTTAAGATACCACCACGCCACTGCGGAGATTCTTCACCTCTCGGTATATTTGCAATCGCTTTTTCTTTTGCACATTCTGGACAAATATATTTTTCCTTATTTATATCTAAAATACGTTTTTTATAATCGTCATGAATTCCATTCTCACATTTAAACCAAACATATTCTTTGCTTCCATATGTTTTGTCGAACGGACCAAACAAATTTTTATCCGACCACACCTCAACATATTCTGGATGTTTATAGCCAAATGAATTTGTTAGACATACACGTTGTCCAGTACAATATGGACATTTGTCATGACCATTAGAATAATTATTTGCAGCGACATCAAAATCATCATGGTTAGGATTGTCTAAACATCTCAACCATATTTTATTTTTACTAGATCTATCTATGTCAAAATATGACTTTTCATTCTTATCAGACCAAAGCATATTTAAATAATCTAATCCATATTTATCAATTATATATTGACCTATAGAATTACAGGCATGACAAATACAATAATATCCTCTTTTCTTATACCCTTTAACAACGTTTCCAATACAAATCATTCTTGATTCATGTAATTCATCTGGACATTTAAGCCAATATTTTTTATTTGTAGTCGAACTAACTAAATTTGGGGAAATATCATTTAACTTATAGTCCCACAGTTCTAATAATTCATTATAGTTGTTATCTATACAAAACTGTTCAAAAGAATAATTAATCATGTTCCATTTCTCCTTATAATGAAATCTCCTAAATTTAAACAAAATAAAAGAGCGGGGTAGGAGTTCCCCCGCTCTTGTCAGTTAGTTCATGACGCTAACCTATTTATTTTTTAAAAGGCCACTAGCTTTAAAACTAATGACCCAGAATATTACTATTATATTATCAGAAAAACTTATTAAGCAGCAGCAACACCGCTGATAACAAGGTCTTCTTCTGGATACTTATAATTTAAAATAATAACTTATTTTAAATCTTCGTTCATACAAAGACGCTACTCTTTGCACAGTTCTCTAACGAACTTCTTATACTTTCATATAAGCACAGACTATATCTTATCCATACCGTATTACTACGGGTTAGGCGAAACCACTTCGGCTGTCAATCGCTTACAGCCTACTCCTCTCAAGAAGGATAGTCGTTGAACCTTATTCTATTCGAATCTTGGCTGCTGATTTCCTATTGTCTAATCGGCACTTAGGATTTAACCATATACCATACAATAGATTTTTTCTGCTTTCGCAACATTCGCGTTTACACATATTTCATTGTTACGCTGTAGTTCTATTGTCTTTAAGGATTTCCAGCAATTCAGTTTCTTTATTCAGTGAAATAATCACTATCACATACAAGTTTCCCTATATGCTTACCATCCAAATTTAAATTGTCAAAAAATATAGCAATTTAAAGCGAATTATTCGATAAATGTAATAGAGCGACTGTGTGCCAGCACAATAATCCACGTTCAGATTACCAGAGAAATCGACCTCTTGTGTCTCTGCATCCAGAGAAATAGTCATAGAGGGATCGGCGGCAAATCTCGGAATTACTACGTAGCAAGGTTTAAGATCGTTATTACACGGATCACCATAAGCACAGAAAAGTGTAAGCTTAACAAGACCCGGAAGATCTTTAGTAGTGTTGGAGAGCATAGCCCCAGAAACAACATCACGTTCATACTTTACAAGATACTGAATAGGCTGATCTTCGCCAGCTGCAGGAGCAGTAAAGACAGCGTTAGAACCAGTACCAGTTACAAGTGCCGCTGAATCTGCTGCACTAAGAGCAGGAGCATTTGCTCCATTACCATAAAGGCCAATTACACGAAGAGTACCTGTCTTAAGATCAGGAATCTGAATAGCCTTTCCAGCTTCAACAATATAAATCTTCGGCATCTGAATAGCGGCAGAAGCAGAAGCATATGTAATTTCTTTACCAGACTGAGCATTAAGAGCTGCTGGATGGAGAAGTGCGTTTGTAGCGGTAAAGGTACCAGTTTTTGTTCTATAACTTGTACGGATTACATTACCCTTTTTATCAACAATATCGCTAGAATCAGCACTAATTTCAATGGATGCACCAGACAGCTGATCAAGAGCATATTTCAGATTGTCATTGTCATCCTGAGCTACACCATAAAGTATTTCCTTTCATACCCTGACTTTCGTCATATTTAATAGGGAATAGCCTATATCTTCACCCTATACTAATAGGGGGTTGGCGCTTCGATTTAAGAGATTTTCACTCACTGAGAATTTCACTCAGCCCTACTCCTGTTGTGGAATTTCACCACTTAAAGGATAGGCGTTTAACGTTACTGCGAAACAGTTTTCGCACAGGATTGCCATATTACTGGTGTATGTAACTTAGGTGTTCCCTGTTAGCCAATTTACTAATTATCATTTCCTATAATTCCTAAACGTTAAATTGACACCCTAGATTTCTAGGTTCACCAACTATCGACATACGTTACCGTATGAAGCGACCAAAATTAATCGATGTAATGATTACCCAATTTAAAAGCCATAGTATTTTCCTCCTTTATTTAATAATTAGTTATATAGATACAAAGGAATAATTATCTATATATTCTACGGAATAATTATTACCCGTTAGCAACCACATTCACTTAGTGATCGGTATAGATAATCACCCATTATCTTTAAGTTTTTTATGAACACTATTATTAGTGTCACGAATAATTTCTCTCATAAAATTATAATCTTCTGGTTTGAGTTTAGATCCATCAACAAATCCAGAATACATCCCCTTCATAAGAGCAGTACTCTATTCATAAATCTAAAGCCGACTAACTGAATCATAAAACTAAAATATACCAACTTCTCTAAGTTCCTATAATTTATATTTAAAACCAGGATGATTCACACATGCCGAAATAATCGGCTATAAAATGGATTGCTATTTTCCAGAATCTTCATCCTTCTATCTCGATTCAATTTGACGTTTATCTTTCTCTATATACCACTATTTAAGGAACGGACTATTAGTTATCTTTTCTTCCGGAAAGATATTAAACACCATTCTTAAATACTGGTTCATATGATTCCAAACATCATAATTGATCGCAATCTCATCCTGATCATTCCATAATATTATTTCCGTATCTTCTGGTAATTCGACAAATGAAGCATTTTCATCGGGAGGACTGCCGTCTTTTTTTCGAAGATATGGTTTAAATTTTTTCAGATCTAAATCACCAAATAACATATGCTATATTTCTGGATCAACTTTGGTATATAACATAGAGAATAACTAAAAATCAGAAAATACATTCCAATCTATCCCCATGTCCCAAAGAAAAACTCGGTACTAAGTTGTATTAGTTATAAAGACATTTAAATTCTCAAATATCTTATTCTCACCAATTTCAACAATATCTCCAATAGTCGGCTGATAGATAACTATTTCTCCTGGGACTCCGTCAAGATTTATATGATACGGATCACGAAAATACACCTTAAGAATATCAAAATCAACCTTTGGATTCCTTGGCATATATTTCCCTGTTGTTCATTCGTGTAATACCATTATAAGTTTTTGCCAAATTATTATCCGTATCTTGCTCGAATATCAACGTTCGACAAGAATAATCTGTATCCATAACACTTGGTTGGTCAGATATTAATCTTATCTTTGGGCCAAATAAATTAGTCCAATTGAACGTATGAATTATTTCCGCAGCTAATAAATCATGACGGGCAATACCAGTTAGTTTTTCTATATTATTTTTTTCTTCACATAGAATGTAGAATATGATCTGCTGAATTTTCATATTTGAGTTGTATCTTTGTACATCTTTGTATGATATTTCAAAACAAATAAAGTTCTAAACATTATGCTACGTCGGATGAACCAGAAAAAAGGGGTATATATTCTGCCCAAGATAATCACTTGGATCTGCTTCCTGTTCTTCTAACTCTTTATTATTTAACAAATAAATTATCAGATCATTATCTATGAGAGCTTTTTTAATAATTTCCTTATACCTGATATCATCGCTATCAGGAAGATTTTTTAAATTACGGAGTTCCTGAATCTGTTCTTGTGTTAATTCCATATTCATTCCCTCCTTTATAATGCGATAATTTCAATTTGAAGGCTTGCGACCGCATCCTTCGAAGTGTTGGTTACTGTTAGTATTTTGCCTATATAAGAATCATCACCCAGGAATTTAACTTTTACCTTATTTCCATCTGGAATTAGGGTAAGTAATTCCGTATCAACTGGATCGCCATCTATAAAGAATGTCCAATCTCCGACTGGATAATCCTCTACAACTTCGTTATCCTCATTATAATAGGTGACGGTGAATGTTTTGGCTGAGCCACCAATCTTGAACTGCGGTTTTCCGCTGCATGTGATTGTTGATGTTACAGTAGAAGAGGAGGTGGGTTGATCTTCATCTGGAACTGGTATACCTGGAACAGGTTCCACTTCACTTTCTTTCCAATCTGCCCACCAGGCAACCACATTACCGTATTCATCATAATCAGCTTTAAGCGTATGTTGATTAGCAAGGTCTTGAGCGCACGTATATATTGCGATACCCTTTGAATTTGATCGGTTAATTTTACTGATCTACCAAACTCGTGGTTCTGTTAATACATGTGCGTCAATCACTAAATATGTGTTGTAGTATAAATGTTCGGTATCACGATTAAGTGGAAGACAAAACTGGGTCTGATCTTCCGGTTGCTAGAATTTATAATCTAACCATAGCAAAATATGTTACTAACTCATACTAAGTAGAGGTGGTCATTTCTGCCACCTTCTGCAATTTTATAATTGTGGGATATTTTTGCAGATCAGAATAAATCATCGCCTTTTCAGGCGGACAGCGTATAAATATGTGTTACCACATATAAAATATATTCGTTAAGGATTTTTGACAAAAAAATAAAGCCCTTACGGTTTAACATAAGAGCTTTCATAAATAAACATAGGCTGGGTGACATTCCAGCATCTCCAATATAGGTGACGGATGCCTGTTCCGTCCGCAGATGTTTATTATTCATTAGAATTATTATTTGTTAATATATTTGTTTTTACAAATTCAACAAATTGTTTTAGAATATCAACTAGATCTTTTTGATCAAGTTCCCCAATTTTAAAAATAAAATCACTTTCTCTTAAATATTCAAATTTTGAAGTCCTTGCTGTCGATGCTAAATGTAATCCAGCATCACTCCAGTGAATAATTGGAGTATCAAAAGAATCATCGATACGAACTTCATGTTTTGTTATTTTTACTGCAATAACCCATGGTTCCATTTCATCGATTACAACAACTGGCCTATTCGTGAATTTATCTTTATTCTCTTCCAAAAGAAAACTTGCAAACCAAACTTCACCCGTTTTAAACTTCAATATATTTCTCCTTCAATTTATTAAATAGATCATCCCATTCAGTTTCCTGAAGCCATGGATCATCTTTTGATAATGCAATAGAATAGTCATCATGAGAATGCCCTAACACAGGGGCATATATCTCATTACGATGATTTCGTATAAAATCTAAATATTCCTCCATAAAGAACACCTCACATTTTATTATTTATATTAACATATATGAAATTAATTGTCAATATTTTTGTCAAATCTTATCCTCGGGATTGTCCTTCCCACAGGAGTTTTCCCGATAAAAGCTGTCTTATAATTATATGTTTCCATATAACACGGCCTATGTTGACCGGAATTATAACTATTCTAACTTCTGCTTACACCAGGGAACTCATAATATTTGCCATTCTTAATCCAACGATAAATATCATCACATCTAAGAACCTCCCAAGTCGGAAATTGATTCTCATCCCTGTCAGCAGTAGCAACCACCAACCAGCGTCTATATATGTCATCTTCTCCCTTTATCCATACATAAAGACCAACGGGATATCTGGCATTATAACGCCTACCAAACATTTCATCATAATAATCTACTTCACACTTATGACCTGGACGAAACTATATATGCATAGTGACTTCGTCTTTCTAAAACGTCTTCTTGCTATGAGCAATAAACTTGATATCAATCGGGATAGGATTATGATCGGTTTCAGGATTAAATCCTTCCAATCTCAATCTATTTTCCGGAGTTGTATGATAATAGTCAAAGAAATATCCAACCTAATACTGAACGTCCTATGTAAACGTAGCGTTCATGATTACGTCACTCTGAATCTTCCTAGCCCTTCCAGGAATCTGCGCCTCATGCATATTCTTAAAATCACTGAAGGTAATCATATCAATCACCTTCCTTTACATCCATGATCTTAGACCCAGCGTCCAAAATCAACTTGCGATAAATCGCCCATTCAAAACTTTCACTTTCATATTCTTTGAGCGCCGCCTCCAGAAGACACATAGTCTCCACGAGTTCCGGTGGCTCAAGCAAAATACTATTCAACCCATTGATTTTATATTGTAAGTTGCGGAATGCTCCAACAACATCAATATCTGAGTATTCACTCTTTGTTTCAGGATCTACGTACAATAGCAAAAAGAATATACATTTTCGAATAGAAAGCTTGGTTGAATGAATTTGAGCAGAAGAATAGTTACCGTACTTTTCGGTCACGATTCTACTCCATTGATAACGCTGAGGTTATATGACCAGTCACGAATTAACTTACGAAGATCAGTTTGAGATTTCTCAAACATGGCTTTCATTTCCGCCAAATGCTGACTCTATGAAAAAAATTTTTGTTCGCTGTTTGACAAAAGTTGACTCGTCAAAAGCGTAGAATGATATCTTGGCGAGGCCCAAGCACTTACCATTCCAACAGCCAATACCTCCGTTATAAAATCCGTATCTGAATCAGTATCCAAAGATTCCCTCAGTTCAAAATCAATTTCTTCTACATCATCATCTGCCGAAACAGACGAAAATAATCTGCGAACCATGGGTTTTGACAGCGTAGATCGCAGATATCCATTCAACATTTCTTTTGCTAACTATTCATCCAATGCTACAATTTCGTAGTCCTTTATTTTTATGTAAAACCGAGAATATATCTCGGCGTATTCTAAAGAGGCCATATATATGTACCTCCTTTACTCATTCAGCAATAATACTTCTAAAATCTGTTCCAAAAACATCATCGATCATTTTGATCTTTTTCAGACTATCAAAAGTACCATCTTCAATTTTCTCCGCAACTTTTACCTGTAAAGTTTTTGCAAGACCTCGCGGAAGTTTTCTGAGCGCATCTTCGAACACATTCTGTGGAAGATTAAGAACCTCATCTACGTCTTCATTAAAAACTTCATCATCATAGAACTTAGAAACATCCGCCCAGCGTGGATTTTCAAGAAGTTCTTCGTCTTCAATGATAAAATGTGGCGCATAAATATAATTAGAATGTCTACTCTTCAAAGCAAACAAATCCTGATATTCAATTTCACACTCGTCGCCAAAGTTTTCGAAGACATAATATTGCCCAGATTTACCAGAAACTCCAAGCCAACCAGCAGTAACCGAACGACACAAGATCAGATCATTCTGATTAAATTGTCTTGGTTCTTTTTTAATTTCTACCTTTGGCTCTTCCTTAACAACAGGAGTAGATTCTTCAACCTTCTTTGATTCCTCAACCTTCTTTTCAACTTTTGCGGTTTCTGTCTTTACAGATTTTGCGGCAGTAGTAGTTTTCTTTCTTGTTGTAGTTGTTGCCATATCCTTTTGCTCCTTTTATATAAATTACTGTGTGATATTCCAGGTACCAAAATATCTACCAATAAGTGTGCTAACGCCAAGCTTGGTAAGATACTTAACTTCATAAGTCATATCCTGGTTAACAGTATTATCAGTAACTTCTTTAATCATTGCATCGCCTTCATAAACAAGTTTAACAAACTTATTATCAACAACAGGCATAATAAGGATGACATCCTGGCCAAGTGCGTTCTTTACAAGCTTGTTTGTAGTATCATTCTTCGCAAATACCTGTGGGATCTCTACAACTCTTGTTCCTTCAAATACTCCAACATGTCCAAGGTTTCTATGATCGGTTCTGTCTTCCTTTGCAATCCAATTTACATCTGCAAGATTTTTAAGCTTTGCAAGAGCAGACTTTACACCCATAATAATAACTTCTGCGCCACGGTTTGCAGCCTGGACATCCTCGACCATCGTTACAAATGTATCATGAGCAGCAGCATCAAGAGCAGCTGTTTTGTAGAACTGAGGGGATCCAGGAAGAACCTGAGAACCAGCAGAAATAACAGCCTTGAATACAAGTTCATTTACATAAGCATCCATAGCTTCATAAATAGCATTGACAAGTCTAGTCCAATCTGCACGACCAGTCATAACACGTTCAAACTCTTCATAAACGCCAAGACCAACCCAATAGGTCGGAACACGGAATGTTTCACCAACGCCGAGGCGCTGCCTGTCAATATCCCAATGATCGCCAGAAAGTTTACCTACTGTAAGAACAGTCTGATCTTCAGTTTCAAACTCATTAGCATCACCAAGTGCAAGATTCTTTACTTCAACGAAATCATTAAAGAACTCATTATCGGTCCATCCGGATGTAAGCATATTATCAACTGTATCCTCGATAACTTCGAAGATCTCATTTTTATGACGATTGATTGCTCTACGAATTTCTTTCTTAGAAGCGGTCTCGTCAATACCCATAATAAGACGGAATTTTTCTTTGATCATTTCATCAGCATCAGCTTTAGTAATCCCGCTCTGGAAAACTCCTCTGTTATAGTCAGCAAGAAGCTGAGAGAAGTTCATATATGCAGATTCATCATTATCAAACGCAGCCTAAGTAGTTGCAGCAAAATTCATAAATTTACCCATATCATTTCCCTCCTTTCATTAACCATTCTTGCGAACAAGGATCTTATAGAATTTTCCATTTGTTCTATTAATTACATCAACAATTTCTCCATAGAAAGCCGTAGACGCTGCGGGTTTTGCGGCCTGAGCCTTAAGATCATAACCATCAGCAACAATATACTGACCCTTTGCCAGATCTGTTTCAACAGCAGGACTTCCAGAAGAAATCTTTGTAATACCATTCTCAGAAACAGTAAATTTATCTCCCGCCATGAGATCATATACTCTCATAATCTCACCAGTACCATTATAGAAATTATATTCGTAAGTAGCAGCCTTGGGCCTCTCATCTGCTCCAATCGGCACACTAAGAATAAGTCCAACTCTAGAAGTAGAAGTTGGCTGTACCATTGTGAAATACTCGTTATCAACCCAAGCCATGTCATCGAGGTTTACAACTTTACCGTTGTCGATATTAGCACCAGCTCTGACGTTAAAAATATGCTTCGCATCATATGTTGCCTGAATATTAGTGCTTTCAGCAACAACATGCTTGTTCACAGCCTGTAAAAATGCATTAATCATAGCTTTCATTTCTCCTTTCTTAATTTTGAATAAAAAAATAAGTCGGGATAATTCCCGACTAAGTTTATTAATATATTACTTTTTGTTTTTAAAGTTTTTAAAAAGACCACCATAAGGAAGTCTTTCTTCTTCTTTATTATCGCCAGAAGTCATAAACACCATACTACGTTTCTTTGGTTCTTCTTTAGAAGCGAAGGTACTATAGTTGGATTTCATAAACTTGGCGTAAATAAGATCGGCTTTATTAGTAAGATCCTCTACAGAATATTCATCCATATGAGATCTAAGTTCTTTGAATTCTTCAAAATCTGCCATTACAGAATAATCCTCAGATGCAAGAACAGCTTCCCGAGAAAAGTGAAGTTCTTTTTCTTTATAAGAACTAAGTTCGGATTCAATAGAAGAGTAGTTAGACTTCATCTGATCAAGTTTATTAATCTCATCCTGTGTAAGATATTGTGCGAACACTTGTACGCGATCTCCTTTAAGAGAATATACGTCTTTCTTAACAGAATATTCCTGGCGATAATGTTTATCCATCCAATAATCATGCATTACGCAATATTTACCGTCATCTTCATACACATCACAGAAATACCACGTATTATCTGATTCAGAATACGTATCATTTACAAGCGTTGTAACCGCATTAATTTTATCTGCCAGACTAACAGAGAATTCTTTTTTTATTCCATCAACTGTCACGGAATAATCAAGGCTATTCTCAACTCTGGTACCCGTAGAATCTTCATCTTCAATAGCAGAAGTAGATTGATGCTCTTCAGTTTCTTCCTCTTCTTCAGGATCCGTAGTAGGTTCTGGATCAGTACCATCTCCATCTCCGCCTTCTAGATCATCATCTGCAAAATCTTCAACCACTTCAGGAGTTTCAGCAGTTTCGTCAGCAACTTCTTTTTCAGAAGTCTCTGTCTCCACTACTGGAGTTTCCTCTTCAGTGGTTTCAACATTAACTTCTTCAGATTCAGATTCATTAATCTTAATCTCTTCAGTTTCCTCAAATTCAACTTTTACGTTTTCATTGTCCACTGGATTTTCCTCCTTTCCTGTAGTTTTATCTTCAGCAGAAAAATCTGCCTTTATATAATCGATCCGAGATAATACCTCGGAGATTATTTCTTCTTTGAAGTCTTTCATATTAAATACAAAAGAATTATTTTCTGCGCTAAAATCAGAGATGGTAATATTAGAGCCTTCCATTCCTGGCTCTATTTTTTGATGGCGCTCGTCAGTAGTTACACCAAGAATTGTAACCCCTAAAAAATGGAACTAATCAATATTTAATATTTTAGTATCAACCGAATAGCTTAAAGAATCGACCGCTATTTCAATACTGACATCGCACTGTCCTTTATCTCTAAGAATTTCAGCAGCGTGCGTATAATCTTCATAAATATAGCCGTTAACCTCAAGATAATCTTTGTCATGTTCATTGTTGTGAACAATCTTAGGATTACAAGATTCTGGGATTACTCCTACAACTTTTTCTTTATATTCAATGTTTCCGTCTTCATCAAATTCCATTTCATGTCCAGCAAAATCGTAATGAGAATTTCCATCACCATCATCTATTTTTTGAATGTAACCAAGAATTGGCCTATTACTAAAGCTTGGTATAGCCTCATTCATTGCTTTACGAGAAATGGAAGATTTATTCCTATTTTCCAAAAGATGGCAACTCATAAGATGCACTGGCAATAAGTTATATGCTGGATCATAATCATCAGAAAAACTAATAACCTCTGGAATCTGTACTACAATAGTTGAATTAGACTCTTTTGAATTAAATACACATGTCTGATTTTGTTTGTTATAAAATTCATATAAATCATCTAAAGTAAACATCTTATGCAATGTTATCACCTCCTTTGATATTTTTATATTTCAAAAAATAAAAGAGCGGTAATAATATACCGCTCTTTATAATATATAACATTGTTTTTAGTCGGGATTTAGATTATATTCTACGTACATATGACTATCCGCTTTACTATATTTATATTGTGCAAGAGGTATATTTACATTTCATTTAAGTGCAAAAACAAATGTGGATACTTAGCTATTAAGTCATTCCGTACAATAACATTTTGCACCTCATTTTGATATTGCTCATAACACATCTGACGTTTTAATTGTTCTATTTTGTTATCCAGTTGTTTAATCTCATTTTCTATTATTGTTTTTTTAAAATTCATGTCTTTTTTAGAATTTTCATTAGCTTTCATAATATCTTTATTTGCATTTATAGACATTTGCCATGTCTCCTTCCAAAATTCATAGTAGTTCTATCAGTTAAGCCTGCTGTCGATGCCTCGTTGAGTTCTTATAGTTTCAGAGTGTTAAGTGCAATAGAAAGGTTCCTTTCTAATGAATTGGACTGATCCCAATCATCGAACTATGAACGGTCATTTTGATCATATCATTTACGGAACAATTGAAATGAGGATTAATATAAAAAGCTTCTATCTTCTCCGGCACCAATTCTTGTAAAATAAACACCAGTGTCATTATACGTAACAATATCAAAGCACTGTTCCGTTATGGTACCTTTTTCCATTGGCCATGTACCTGAAATTGTTCCAAGCTGGCCGTAAGCATCGCACTGTGTACTAAATGCAAGCATTCCATTCCCGATATTTGTTGCGCTTGGATCTTCTCCAACTAATTCGCCATTTTCGTTAATGCTAAACTTAATGGCCTGATCTACGTGCCAATGCCCATTCGCAAAAATGATTGCCCCAACGTCAGGACAATTAGTAAAATCAAAATTCATAGGATTTGTTCCAAAATAAACACCTCGATCTGGCGGAGTATATGTAAATGCAGATTTCTTTCTTCTGGCTGTTAAAAGTTTAATTGGAATTTCACAAGAATTCGAATTATTATATGGAGCAAAGTTGTATGGATCTATTACTTGATGTGCAACACACACTATATCATAGCCTTCTGGAACCGTTGACAAAGCCCTGTAAAGCCATGGAACATTTAATAACAATTCACCATATGCATAGGTATTTGTATATGTCTTAACGATTCCGTTATTCTTAGTTCCAGAGTAAACAGAAATATACCTTACCTTTTCAATCTCATCATCATACCAAAAATGATATCTATTATAGAAAAGCATTTCCCTTCTATCTGCAGCATCACTTATAGTCGGAATTAAATAGTTTTCCGTATCGAAGACAGCTGTTCCTTCAAGATATTTGAAGCAACTTTTGTATGCTTCTTCATATGGAATCATATACTGTTCATAAGCGTCTTCGAGATCCATACTGAGTTGATCTATATTACCTGTGTTCATGTCATGATTTCCATGACAGTAAATAAAATCTGTTCCAAAGGCAGAAACCATCTCATTTACATACAACTTCTCCCACATGTTTGCAATATATTTATTTTCGGCGCGATTAATCAAATCTCCACCAAATACAACTTTTCTAATGCCGGTTCTTTTTCTAATATATCCGATAAGAGCTGTAGAATTCTGTGCATTTGTCAAACGACCATCATGTGCCAGCGGGTCCCAGTGAGTATCTGTAATAAATATAAAGTGTTTGCCCTTTGGAATCGAAGCAATTTTCCCTTCCAGATATTGATCAGCATCATAATTAGATGGATTTTCCGTAAGTGCAAAATAATACTCCGGAATCTGCTTTTTATAAAGAAAAGCATCTCTTGACATGACATCTATCTGCGTTTCCACAAGAGCAGTCGTATTTATTTTGTTTGACCACTTGACACCAGATTTTATCTGATCTTCATATAATACACCATATATATGATATCTAATATCAACCCTACCGCCTGTTGTCGCAGACCCACTTGCGTATAATCCATAAAATTCTAGCCTAGTATAATTGTTTCCGTCATTAGAAACATAATCAAGCAAATCTATTATTCCATCTTCAGGAATATTTTCTGGTAAAATCTTTATAATGGCTTTATTACTTCCATTATTTGCATAGAAGTTTAGATAGTCATTATAGTTATCACTTTCAGGTATCGTCCTTGCAGCAGTTTTTATAAGCAAGTATGGGTGCCTTGTAAAATCAACATGAATCGTATATGGCTCCTAATCTGGAGAAATATTGAACTGAGTATATTTAGCACTCGGATTTACTGTTGCGCCTGCTGGTGCGTCTAAATATATGTATCCAATTTCTAAAAATTTTTCATCAGGATGATACTTTAATGCCCGAGTATTATCATCATAATCTGCATTTTTGAAACCTTCGGATAATAAAGTTTCTTCAGTAATTTCTGAAATATCATCATTGATACTGGAAATATATTTCCCAACTGCAAAAGCATCTGCGGGTGTATTTTTTAATGAAAGGGTGTCATCGGTGTATTTAAACACTAACAGATTCGAAGCATTTTCAATGCTTTGTTTTGATACAGAATCTTTTCTGATGCATATCCGATACTTGTATTCTTTTGACAATTCAAAAAAGTCAACCTCATCATAAAAATTGGTTCCAGCAGCAACACTTGTTGGTTTTGAAAATTCTACACCATCCCACTGACCTACATATTTTTTATCAGCATCATACGCATATATTCTGCAATAGTAACCATTTACAGGTTTGACTTTATAGATATTTTCAAGATATTCACTTCTAAGCCAAGCAATTGAAGCAGCTATGCCGCCAGTCGCAGTATTAATGTATCCAACACTCCAGATTAAAGGATCTTTGAACTCAAACTTAATATCATTTTTTATTTGATCTACATATTCTTTATTAAACCCTATTGCAAACTCACTCCACTGCGTCCAGCTGTTTTCTACGGTAGTCCTGATAAATGTTCTTCCTCCATCTAATCCAATAAATATCTGAACGGTTCCCATATCTCCGGTAGCCCCTATTACAGTTAATCGCCCCGCTCTACTTATTGGCATATTTTCTATCGTTTTTGATACACTAATGTTTGCGACCCTATAATTTCCCGGCGTTGTATATACATTCAAATTACTATTCTCTGGGATTAAAGTGCTAGTACTGCCAAACAAGCCAAGGTGTTTTGCTTTCACATCATTTATTGAACTATCAACATAATTCTTATCAAATCCTTGTGCTATTATATTCCATTCATACCACGAAGTGCCGCTATATCTTCTGTGATATATGTTTCCGTTGGTTGCAACATATACCTATAATTGTACTGAACCTCCCGTCAGACCAAATACTAACAATCTTCCCGCACGATTTATAGGCAAATTTTCTATTGTTCCTGCTATAGACGTATTTGCCACTTTATAGCTCCCAATTGTTGTGTAGGTGTCAACATTCCCGTTTTCAGGAATAGCCTCCGAATATGCTCCGGTTACAAGCACAGATTTTTTCCCATTTTCACTTAAATCATCTTTTAAATTATCTACTTCGCCCATAACCTTAACAGCCGTAACATCGTTTTCCGTCCAAGCTCCAGCAGCATGATCTGATTTAAACTTATATAACACACCACCATTAACAACATAATCCCCAGTCGAATATGCAGTTAAATCATCAAATCTCGGTGCAAAAGATTCACTTAATCCATTCACATTACTTTCAACAGAAGTTTCAAATTGCACCATTTCTTGTTGTGTTGGTATCTCAATTGTATCATTATCATTAGGATTAATCCAAAGCCTATTATCAGATCCAGATGGTTGAGTGGTACTAACATTAATCAAATTATTCAAGCTATCGCCAACAACCTTGGCATCAGCCGCAGAATTCTCAACAGTCAACGTTTTATCTGTATTAACGGCGGCAGCATTATATACTCCGCCACTTGCCCAAGCAGTTCCATTATAATAATACCAATTACCAGCCGTATAACCAGTTTCTTCTCCCTAATATACATAGACCTTATCAATGTTCGTCATATCCGCAGCAGTATTAGCGATTAGCGGGGAACCGACAGCAGAAATAGTATTGTTAACTCTCATTTCAAGTTCATTAAGATCTCCTGAAATTTCACTTAATGCAGCATGTACTCCTCCGCTAGTTACGGCATTTTCACTTCCCCCTTTTGGAGAACTATCAAATTCGACTTGTTTAGTACCATTACCGAACAATTCCCAATTTCCATTTTTATAATAATATTCATTATAATGATTATTACCCGAACCCTCATTAATTGGCACCAAATATAATCTATTAGGAACCGGATTTGATACAATTGGTAATCCAGTTACGGAACTATATTCGCTACTTGAACAGATATGATAATCTGCCGCGCCCCCAGAAGTTTTAGAACGGGCCATTCCGATTGTAAATAAATCCATATATAATCATACCTCCTTTTATCATATCCATTCAATCCACTGGTTTTGAGAATTTAACAAAAATATATTTCCAGATCCTATAGACAACGCACGACTTCCAATTCCGCACGGGCGACAGGAGATAATATCTTGACCCTGTTGAATTCCAGCGGCTACACTAGTTGGAAGACTGGCAACATCAGAATCTGAATCCATTAAAAAAGTCATCTGTCTGCGAGATCCAACTGGAGCAGACTCGTCAATCCAATAAGCCATTGCTATTCCTCCTTAAAAAGTTAATATATCTGTATACAATACATTTTTATTATCTTTAGTAAACTGCATTTTACTTGGATCATTTATAAATACCCATTTTGAATTCTCCATGGCAAGTTCTTGAAAACCCGCTTTTCTGAGATACTCAGCAGTTTCTTTGTCAGATGTTTTTATAAAGTAATTTTTCTTTTCCATAAAATCATTCCTAATCATTAAACATTTTCATCTGTAATGTTTCTGGTTCTCTCAGCACTGCCAGATATTTCATCATCACTTACACGGTTTCTACCTGGAGTACTTTTATCATTACCAGTTGATCTACGAGTAGCAGTAGTATCTCCCCATGCAGTGTTGTAACTTGATAACAAAGGAATCATAATATCTTTAATACCTATTGCATTTTCGAATAATATCTAGCAATATGCCTCATAGGGCGTATATCCTTGAGATTCCAAAAATACCATGGCGCTCGATCCAAGTGTTGCCGCCTATCTTGTAGCTTCAATAAAACTTTCTTCATTATATTGCGTTTGTCTTAATACGCTAAAAATGTAGTTATCACTTATATTTTTATCTATATAATATTGGAAATTAGCTTCCAATCGCTCTACCAATAAAAAAGAAAAAGCTGCATCATTAGCAATTGAATTTTTAATTCCAGCGGCAGAATTAGCGTCTCCAGATGAAACGACAACTTCAGATACACCTACAGTCTTATACAAATTCTTTATGGACTGACTTACTATATCAGCCGAATCCGCCGTGGTATCTTTATCCCATGTAATTTCAGAATCGATCATACCTGGCAAAACACCAACGCCTACCAATGGCGGAGCTATTTGCTCTATAGCATCTTTATAAGCATTGGCTATTTCAAGAGACACGGCAAAATCGTCTACAACTCCATTACTGCTATCTAAAAGCGGTACTTTCAAAAGAAGCAACGCCCAGTTATTTAATTCCTGGCGATCAGCAATTAAATCTTGATAATCAAGAACTTCTAACAGATTTGTAAATATTCCAGTCATAAAAGGCAGCGGTGTTTGAAATTCATCATCCTGCATACCACAAATCAAAGTGATCGTTTTTTCAGGCGGTACAATAAACCATCTTGCTGCTTGTTTGTCAGAAGCATTCTAGTAATCGCGCCATGCCTTCTACCATGGTTCATCCCAGCATCCTGACGTATCGCCATTTATGCCCTCAACAAAAATAATATTTTGACCAATAGAAAAATAAGTTAAGTCAAAAGCAATAACCCACGTACCCGCTTCAGTCTTTCCTTGAATTCGACAATATTCTAATGGTAACATGTGCAAAAACATACCTTCTTCCCCAAAGTCATATACATAACTAAAGAAAGCACCATCTCTAATAGCGATAGCAATAGCAGTAGAAAATTCAGATTTAATATTAAATCTCTAGATATGCCTTAACACATTCTCATATTCATTAGTTATTTTTTCGACATCAGGCTTTTCAGTAAATTTCATTTTTTGAGTAATATTATAATTATATAGAGGTAAAGTGGCATAGTATAATATAATTTTCCTATATAGTGTCGAAACCCTCCATAAAAATTTAGATACGCCAACTAGTTGCATTCGAAAATTTCCAGGATTCGCAAGGTACTATTTCACCAATGATTTAGTATATTGAATATACGTCTATCCATTATTACGCTTAACATCCTGCAAAATTAATTCTTTAAGTTTCTCTGTTTTTTTAAAATCTAATGCTGTCGGTCTATTCACAACTTCCTGTTCCTAATTTTTTTTCTTTGAAACAAGCTGTTGTGACATAAGACCTTCGCGATTATCAGTAAGCGCCTCCTGCGCTTTGTTTGATTTTCTGGGCATGAAGCGCCTCCTTTCTTTAGTTGTTATATATTGACGAACGACGAGGTGGAGTGATGGAGATGTAGCGAAGAAGATCAGTCGAAGACTGCTTGGGTTTTAACTTCAATTCCAATTGACATGCACACCAATAATTATAAGCAATGGAAGAATATCTATCCTTACGCATACCAGATTGTTCTTTCACCTTTATATTTCCATTCTTTACCTCATGATCCAATTTAATTAGTTCATACTCGGCCATAGTTGTTTGTAAATACGGCATTTTAATATATGCCTGGTCTGATGGGGAGAGTTTAGAATAGGTTTTATATGATTTTACCAATTCCTCTTCACATTCTTGTTCTGAAATAAGAAAGCTAATTCTACCATTCTATATTCCATTTCTAAGCAACACACATATTTCGTTATTGAAAGTTGCACCAGCTTTTACTGACCAAACAACTTTATTTGCATCTTTAACTTTACATCTAATAGCCATGTCTTCATCATTAATGCACGTTAATGCTTTATATGTTTTCCCTGTCGAAGAATCATATTGATCCTTACAAATAAAATCGAAAATTCCAATTCCTAGTCCGCCTGTATCAACCACTAAGTCAGTACATTTGTATTCATAGAAATAACGCATAACAATAATCCCAAGTTCGTCAGTTGTTAACCCTTCAAATGTTTCTCCATATACTACATTTGAATGATAACTTACATCATCCTATTGAATTGCGCTATTAATATATAAAGCAGCCGCGTCATTTTTCTTTTTCTTCGTAGATCCCATAAGGGCTACGTCCACCGACAAAATGCGCTTCTCTGTTGGCTATACAACAGGAAGCTTAATTTTATCATTATAAAATTTTAATGGTAATAATGCATTTTTTATTCTTCTTCGTTTATTAATTTCATCAAATTTAAATAGATTATCTCCATCATCACCTATCCACAAACATTCCATTTCCATCATAAAAGCAAGTTCGCTAAAATCGGCCTCGGATTTTTCATCGATGACCTATTCTCTAGAAAGCAAGCCTTCTTTAATTGATAGCTGATATGGTAGTCCACAAACAAAGTACTTCTTTGTATCATCAAAGAAATTAACAACATAAGCTTGAAGCTTTTTCCAAGCCCAGGAACTTTTAAAATATGCGCTGGACATATATATTTCTTTATTACGCTCTTGCAAATGTGCATATTCCGGTTTATTTAAATAACCAGGTTGTCTTGGACTGGTTAAGAATTTTCTAATAACAAGGTTAAGAATGGTCTCATCAACCATACGGAATTCATCAACTCATTTTGTTACCTTAGAAGCTTTTTATCTTCTAATTCTTGAAGTTTCCTACAAGATCAGCATATATTTTCACCTTAATCAGATGCTGGACGCTCTTGGGAAAATTATCTCATTTCCTATGCGTTACAATATACAATAATGTATTATCTCGGTATTGCCATGCATATGTTTAGGTTTTACCGATTTCGCCCAGTTTCAATTATATATTGCTATATAATCAAGCAATTAATTTACTATGATGTTTGCTCTTGCACCACGAGCATTATCCGTACTGGTTCTACTTGTAATCCATGATCCATTCTTGAACATTATTATTGCATCATTCTATCCAATATTACATTTTTCTATCTCCGTACATAAAATAGGAGACATCTTCATTAATTCATCCTATATTTTTAGCAAAACCCCATTCGCTTGTTTAAGTGTTCCAGAACATACAACGATTTTACTTCCTGGATATAAAATACATCTTACAACACAGAAGAGAGCAGTAAGCCAACTCTTAGACATTCCTCTTGCGGCAATAAACATAAAATAATTATAATGCATCATTGCCCATATAAGAATTTTCTAAAACAGCTTTAGATGTATTCCTAGAAATTCTTCCACGAAACGTTCTGGATTATTTCTGTAATATGCAGCTCTCCAAGCAATAGTCTACATAATTTTCTGTTCTTTGTCCTGAGCAATTTCTTGAACAGATTTTTTTCTTTCGCCCATTATAATTCTTTTTCAGAAGATCCAAATATCTGATCAAATAATGTCTCAGAATCTGCATCTTCATCATACTGTGGTTTATCCACGGTATATTTCTTTATAAACCTTTCATAAGTTTGAGAAAATGCATTCTTCAAACCCATCATTCTCGCCATATGACCTTTGAAAAATACATCCAAGTAAAGCCCTATTTTATTAACAGATTTGAATTCTTCATCTGGCTCAGGTACAGGTTTTTCATTTTCCCATTTTTGAATTAATTGACCAAAGGTCTTTGCTTCAGTAAGAGCATTAGAATTATTCTGATTTGGCTTAAGAGACATGCTGCCCATAAGATCCTGAAGAGTTTTATCTAACTCTTTTGTATCCTTACTATTCTTCTGGGCCTTATCAATCTCAAGTTCTTTAAAACAGATTCTCTTAAAAAGAATTTCCTGTGCTTTATTTTCACACGCATAACGTTTTATCCAATCTTGATATTCTGATTCCAAGAATAGAAGATCAGAATTTGTATACCCGTCACCAAATCTTTTCTTTGCTTGTTTTAAAGTCCTGGAATTTTCATTAATTTCTTCTTCGTCTTTATCAAAATAATCAGCTGGCATTTCAGAATCTTTCCATGTTTTGCCACGCCAATTTGGAAGCGACTTGATAACAGTTATATAATGTGACCAGGCAGTGTTTCTATGTTTATCCTGAACATCTTCTGCACATGAAGTGAGCGCAGATTGATACATTGAATCAATATACGGAAGATCCATCATTTCAAGAACTTTCATTGTTTTACTACGATTGTCTGTATACTAATTTGTTTTTTTATCATAGTCACAAGCCATACCTATTAAACATTTTTTGCAAATAGGAAATAAACCACTAGAATATTTTTTATCTGTATAAAAACCATCAATCGCATGAAACTCATTGCACATGTGGCAATAGTATAAATTACCATCTAAAATTCTATTATAATCTTTAGCGAGATTATTATAAGCTTGCCTTATCTATGCAACACCTGTTTTTTTAACCTCTTCCTCGGTTAATGCTGGCTTAAGCCGTATCATTATCTCACCTACCTTTTAATCATATATACAAAACCAAATACTAATCACACTTCGTATGATCACAACACGAAACAATCGTTACAACATTATCCTTCGCAGAATAAATCAATCTATGCCAATCGTTTATCCTTCTAGTACATTCTTTTCTATTCAGCAAAGCTTCTGGTCTACCTAATCCTCTGATTAATCCGTCTTGATTAATGCTATTGATCAACGAATCAATTTTCTTTGCAATCTTCGGATTCTTTGCCTACCAGGAACTATAATCTTTATATGCCTGTTTACTCCATTGTATTTTATATCTGCGTTTCATATATTTCTCCTTTTCATCATACAAAAAGAGCAGAAGAGTACCGAAATACTCCCCCGCTCTACGGGGAACACATATTCCCATCCAAGTCGAATATGTACGATTTGAACGTCTCCCCAACATCCCAAATGTCGTGTGCTACCAGATTACACCACATACTCGCTATAAATTCTTCTTGCAGAATCGAACCACAATCAGGAGAGGAGAGTAGATCCTCTACCTGAGTACCAACAAAGACTTATCTAATCCACATCACAAAGCTACAAACAAGAGATAACAAACCAACTGCGCCAAGCCCAGCAACAATCTCTCTTCCAATTATCTTTAAATAATCCAATGGACTCACCTCCAATATAAAAAATTGGGCAGCATATAAACCAAAACTTATCTGCCCATGAGTACTAGTAACTCAAGTTTTATGGATTACGGCTTTGTTAGCCAAATATCAATCAGGGCCATTCTCCAAGCGGGAAGCCAAGTTTGCGTTCAACGTTCGTATTAAAATACACACCCTTTGTTCCTTCGCCCGTAAGAACCTCGGTAGCAATATCCTGATAAAGAGTACTGATCAGACCAAATGCATCATTCAGATTATCCGCCGGGATCTGTACTACACAATTCTGGAAGATTACATATACCATTGAAAACCAAGCATATCCATCATCAGCAGGAGATACCGCCATAACAAATGCGGGATTCTTCTCAAAAGCAACCTCAAATAGTTCTTTCTTATTAATGAATGTTCTATTACTCGGAACACCATCAATAAAAACTTTCAACGTCACATTACCAAATTCATATTCATCTGGAAGGATCTGACAAAGTGCAGCCACTTTGTCGCCATTATTACAAGCAATAACAACTGTTGGTGCCTCACCACTATAATCAACATTAAAGGCAATCTGAGGATCGCCATCAAACAGCGCCTCAAGTTTTTTAGTAATCACAACCCAAGGCGGAGAAATCTTAAATCTTACATCACTCATAATCCTTTTCCTCCTCATCCCAAATAAGCATTCACAATGTTCATTGCAGTTTCTTCGTCAAGCTTGGTTGTTCCTCTATATCTAAACTTTTGCTGAGTTCCGCCAACACAGGTACAAAAAACAAATCCATGACGATCCTTATCCCAATCAAAACATACCTGTGGATCATCCTCGTCTTCCTCACCATCAAACATAAACAATGTATAATCTTCAATCCACGGAACATCTTCCAGGATCTTATCAATATACTCTTTTCTCGTATAAAGATAACCCTCGAATCCAATATACTTATCTTTTCCTTCACGAAGCATACGTTCGCAATACATTTCATAATCCTTTGTTACAGAAAGACACCATGTATCTTCATAACCATCCATATCTGGAGATTCAATGTGCAAACTCGGTAGAGTAAAATTCCCGCTGAAACAAATAAGATCTACAATCAGTTTCTCGATGGTTTCATAATCAGCAACTACGTTAATGCTATCATAATCTTCCAGATTATCAATATTCTCCAGAATTTCATCAGCAAGTTCTTCAATACATTCGTAAACAATAACATCTTTTTTCATATGCGCTTACTCCTTTTATTCAAAAATAGCCAGGGCTAATGCCCTAGCTATAACATCACTCTTCATCGAGTGTCTTTTCCTGGTCAGTCTTTGTTGTAATAACAAACGTAATCTCTTCACCAACAAACGGTGCAAGACATTTTTCAACTGCAATCTCTGCGGACTCACCTTCTGAATTTTCATAAACAATTGTTTGGCAATCTTCTGATAGTACACCTTTGATTGTAAACTTATCCGTCATGTTACGTTTATATACATAATTCTTTGCCATATTCTTTTTATCTCCTTAATCAAAAATATCATCAATACTATCAATCAATTTATCAACAACACCGAGCGTTACAAGATCATCCCCAGTAATATACCAATCTTTATTTTTATTACGATTAAATGTCTTCTCATCAATTTTTGTTCTAGAAAGAACATATTCTTTTGTTCTAGCAAGCTGCTTCTTATTATTTTTCTGGAATTCCTCAATTTCAGACTGAGTTCCTTGCATAGAAGCATAACCAGCATGAACAAGAGTTTGAGAGTGCTTAAACGCATAACGCTTATGTCCCGCAATAAGAATTTCAAAACCCGCTGACATTGCAGCTCCCATAGCAATTGTAATAATTGGAATTCTACTTGCAATCAATAGATCTGCAAAGTATATCGATTGAAAGCCATCCCCTCCGAAGGAATGGACCAAAATATATATGGGTTTAAGTTCTTCCTTTGGAATATCTTTTTCATCCATGTTCATTTGGATAATTACTTTTCCAAGTTCAATAAGAGCATAATCATCCTCAATTTCATAATCAATAGTAAAACATCTATTCTCTCTCAATTTCCAATATGTATATTCTTCTGGAGAAGGAATATCAGACTCTTTAGCATGACCCAAAATTGGAAGGTCAAATGAAAGAAGTTCTCCCATATATCAACCCTCCTTATTTGCCAAGCGTTTTTCTAATTCCGCAATTCTATTTTTCAGATCTTCAACTTCAGTTGAATCATTTCTTCCTTCTCTTAATCCGCGATAATCGTTAAGCACTTCTGTAAATACTTCCTGGAACTTGTCGTTATCCTCGAAAATAACCACACTACGCTTATGTTCCGGATCACTTCTATCAGCTTTAATACCAATAACCCTAACTTCGTTTGTGGGTTTCTGATCGATTTTATCTATAAGTCTTTTCGCAACTGTCATATTGCGAATAACTTTACCTTTAAGTTCAGTTTCATTTTCTACATTCCCTT